TGGTTGATTGGTTGGGAGGTAGGGGGGGTTTTACCTCGTTAGAGGTAGATGTAGGGACAAAACGATAATGATTTATTCCCAACCATATGGTTGGGATTCAAGGGATTATGGCTTGCCGAAGTCCAACACACACGCACGTAGGTTTTACCATTGTCCCAATGGTAACGGAACTACCTACCTCGTTGTCATCATTCCATGATGGGTCGTTCCAACGAACTGTCTATCTCGGAGTGTGACGTTCCGTAGGAACGCCACGCTCCGTATGGGATTGACACTCATCCTAAAGGATGGGGGGCAGGTTTTACCCGCCGCCCTACCTACCTCGGTCGCCTCCGACACCCCTATGGGGTGACTACCTCAATGGGGGGGTTTTACCCGACCCCCGAGGTAGGCGGAGTCGCGGCCCCTAGGGGGGGTTTTACCCTTCCTAGCAGTGCGCGTTATTGAGAAATTTTTTTTTCTGGGGGAACCCAATTGTGATTAACTGCCATCTTATCCCGTTATTTGATGGCGGCTCCAATTGACCTCGCGTTCGCCATTTTGAAAATGCCATATCATGGGACTAGCCTTGCCAATGCCCAAAAAATTATGGAAGAAGGTTTGAAACCTCATTACGGCGAATACAGTATTCATCATGATGCCCCTCCAGTATCTTGGGCAACAGATGATTTAGGTGAAGCAGCAGAATACGCAATTGATTGGAGTAGCCTTGACGATACACCTGCGATTATCCATATTCCAGATGAGATAGAACCATTTGAGAATTGGGGAGATACATACCTATACGATAAGGTGATTCCACCTGACCAATTGAGTATTCACTGGCAAGGTGAACCATATAATCCAGAACAACATGATGACGAATGGGCTTGGCGTGAATTAAATGAAGAACTCGCCCAACTAAACAACAACCCTGATTAACTGTTATCTTATCCCGTTGTTCATGGGCCATCCAATTGACCACGCATTTCATTTTTTGAAAAAATCAATTGACGATGAAGATTGGGATGATGACCCTACAGACCCCATGCAAAACTTTTCTTGGTGGCAGGGGGGTGACAAACCCAGTGGTGGCAAACCCGAGGAAGGTGATTGGGGTATGCACCCTACAGATGAAATGTTTATGTCAAAACAAGGAGATTATGTCAATGCAGAAGGCCGAATCTTATGTCAAATTGAAGCAGCAAAAGGTCGAGCAGTCCCTGCCACTTGGGTGGCAGTTGACCACGTTAATACGTACTTTTGTGACCCCCACTATGATGAAGTAGAAAGAGTGAATACAGGTCCAGAAACACTTGGCCCATTAACAGAAGAATCACAAGAAGAGTATGAGATAGCAAGGCATTGGTGGGATAATCACGTTCATCATAACCCTGAAGGATGGTATGCTGAACCTGTAACAGATACAAAAGGCAACCCTATTTAACTGCCCCCGCTTCCCAGACTAGTATGACGGACCCGTTTGAGCAGGCGTTCCAGTCAGTTCGTAAGAGACAAAGTACGTTACATGATTGGGATGATGATGCCATTGAAGATATCGGTCTCCCTCCTAAACCTCACCCTCAACATGGTGGTTATTCTGCTTTAGACCACAGCCTGCAAAATATCATTCTTCAAGCACGACCCGAAGCAGAAAAATTAGTTGAACAATGGGGAGAAAAAGTTCCATCTTGGATGGGATTAAATGCTGATGATTTCCATGTTGTCACTTTACCCGGACATTTGGCTCATGAGGATTATGGTGGCGGTGAACGATACACTGGTCTAGATAGAACTGCCTTACAATCAAAAAGGAGAAAAAAATTGGAGGAGGGTGCTGACAGACCTGCGCCCCAACCATTCAAAACTCGTAGTGAAATGGCGGATTACCATAATATGCATGAATCAAGTCCAAGTGAAACTTATTCTCAATCATGGATGATGGCTCCTATTCCTCACGCATTGGCAACTTTGATGCATCGTGGAATGCCATTTGACGAGGCTGCTAATAGAATCAAAAATGGTTTGCATGACACCCACAAATATAAGGAAACGTACAAAGATAGCGAAGATATTCACAACTTTGTAGATGCAATTGGGAATACTCATGTTCCAATCGGACATTTAACTATGAGAGGGCCAAGAGTATCTGAAATGTACATGACTAAATTGGGAGGAGAAGATGACAAATATGGACTTCAGCATCGAATTATGCCCAATAAAAGAATGCCTGTTATGGCAGGTTTAGGACTTGGAAGATTATTACAAGGTACTATGCTTCATAGATTAGGTTCAGATGCAATGGGTAGTGACAATCGTACCATTTTTTCTGAAGGGCAAACTCAAGCCACTAAAACACAAGCAAAAGGCATACAACAACGTCTTAGAGAAAAATTGGAGGGAGCCGTTAGTTCAAGTCCTGCAGCAAGAGGTTTCCGAAGTCGAGCGCTTAATTTGAGAGACAAAATATCAGGCACATCTCGATTCGATGACCCAAAAAAGAAATTTGAAGAAACCATGTTTGCAGGATTGGTTCCGGGTTCTGTTGACGAACAAGATGCAACAAAAAATAGATTGATAAGCACACACGCGGCACAACTGGACTTAAGACCGGGGCCACAATATGGAGTGGACCGAAAAACATGGGAAGATTTAGGTTGGGGAGATTTGAGACCTACATATGGCGCACAACATCATTTACCAAAAATAAACAGACCTGCATCATCTCCGGTAAATCCTAATCCGAGTTTTAGTCAGAAGCCGTGGAGCAGAGAACATTTGCGACGACAACATCGTAATCTGTTAGAAAATAAATATGGTGAAGGTGATTGGCTCGATGATGCAGCGCGCAACTATAGACAACATGAAATGACACCCTTACCGCATGAGGTTGCAGAAGTACTGGGTTTGGACACTATGAACCCCACATTGTCAACAACAATAGATGGTCAAAATGTTCCTTTAGCAAGATTACACGGCGACCCATACGTTTGGGATATACCAGAAGCACTAACAGAAAGAATGAACAGACCTCAAGTAGTTCGTCAAATAAGAGATAGATTGCGTGATTTTGATGAGGGTGACAACGAATTGCCTGAAGATTATTTATATCAAACACAATTGTCACAATGGCAACCGGGTGGTCGATTGCGGGAGAAAGAGCCATTTTTCGATGACCTTCCAGATGATATTGAAACTGGCGAACCGATGGAAATAGCGTATCGTTTGTTAAAAAGCATCATGGATTTAGGCGCTGACGATGTTTCAACGCAACCAGAACAACCGTTACAAGCACCCGCCAATGTAATGGAAGAACCACCAAGAAAAGCATTGGGTATCATGGGTCATCATGATTGGCATGACCTTGAAAGATTCGATGACAAGATTGGAGAATGGATTGACATACACGGTATGCCAACTCACATTGTATCGGATGGAAGCAGCGGCACAGGTGCAATGGCATCACAATGGGCGCTGGACAATGACATCCCAATTATTACTCACAAACCCAACTTCCGTGGTGGCAACCGATTCACTGCACCCGCACAAAGTCGGCAACGGATTGTCAATAGTTCTGACCATATTCTTGCATTCCCATCCATCAATGGTAGTGGTACAATGGAAGGTATCACAATGGCAAGGCAAGCGGGCAAACCAGTTCATTTGCATTACATTGAACACCCACATGATACGCCCATTAGCGAAGTAGGCACAGCCGAAGAACGAGAAAGACAAAGTCCGTGGTTGTTGGAACCAACGCCTGAACGCACATCACCTGAACCCGAAGTGCCACAAAGAACTCGCAGACAAGTGGGTGCAGCGCGCGGTCATCGCGGGCGACGTGATGACAATGTTGAAACGGGCGAGCCAATGGATATCTGGTCTCGTATGTTGAAAGAGGAACAAGGTGAGTGGGTTCCCGAAGAGCAACGTATGTCCGATGATGAATTGACTCACTTGCTAACATTCCCTGACTTACCTGAAGAAGTACGCGAAGATGTATTGCGAGAGATTCAACGTCGTCAAAATATCAATACAGGCGAACCAATGGATTTGTCATACCGTTTGTTGAAAGAAAGTATGATGGGAACAAAAGGTTGGCCCGAAGAAGAAGATGAAGATGTATGTTGTAAAAATGCCAAAGCACATTACCGAGAAGTAGCAAATAATTCACCAGCAAAAACTTTCTTAGGTGGATGGAATAGTCCTAATGACCAGTATATGGAATGTGCCGAGTTTGAAATGTATCTCCGTGATGAAATCGAAGGTCTCCGAGATATGGCATCCATTCCAATGGTCGCTGACGCAATTACAGAATTAGAATCAGTATTAGACAATTGGGAACATTGTGATGAATACGATTTTAATGAATATGAAGAATTAAGACCTGAAGGTAGCGAAATCTTTACCGCAGGAGAACCTATGGACTTAGCGTGGAGGATGTTCAAATGAATTGGTGGGAATTATTGAAACAATATAGCGTCGATGATGATTGGGAAGATTTTGACCCCGCCCTTCATGATGTGAAAGAGTATTTGGCAGGTGTAGAAGGTCCACACATTAGTCCATATGAAGATGTAGAGAGAGCGACAGCAGGAGACATCATCGAAGATGCGCTACGGTCTGAAAAAGAATCGCGTGGGCAAGGTGGTGCAGGTCCACCACGTGGTCCCGGTGAAGACAGACCTGCACGTGGGCAATCGGCTTCCGTACCAATTAAACCAAGAACAGATATGGGGTATCGTAGAGGAACAGGCAGTGAACCAAGTCGCGGATATATTCGACCACGAAATACACCATTGCCACCGCCGCGAGAAAATACAGATAGAGAACAATTCAATTATTCACGTGTGCCGCGACGTATTTTGATGCCGGGTGAAGACGCTCGTGGTAATATCCAAGAGAGCGCTCGAAATATGCGTTGGCTTGAACCACCTGCACCGGGTTCAGATGAAAGTGCTATTGATGCAGCCGTTGAGTCAATAATGGGTCGTGGTGGTGTAACTGAGTTTGGTGATTTGGTCACTCACCCCGGTTCATTGATGACTGAAAGCGACCTCGCAGACAAATATCACGGTTCACCAATTCATTTAGACACTAGTGATGAGTTTGCCAATATAGCAGATTTGTTATCAGAAGATGACCTGACCCATGATGTAGCAGGTGTAATGTCAACTGGTGAGAAATATCCAGTCGAGTTCCAAGAGATAGCCGCTGAATTACAAGATGACCCAGATGCTCCCACACCTCCTTGGAGTGTAGATGCAATGGAAGAGGCCATTCGTTCAGGTAAGGTAACACCTGAAGAATTAGAACTGTTCATCAATCCTGAAAATCCTGACAGACTAACCACTCGTTCAACTATTGGAATGGACCCAATGACCGCAATGGAACTTGGATTGCCCCCATTTGGCACAGATGATACGCCTACTGCTGAACGTCGAGTGCATATTGACCGTGACCCACAAGTGCATGAAATTATGGAAACAATAGAGGACCATCCAGATGATTTCGATATGGAAAGAATTATGGAAGGCGCACATCTTGGCCCAGAACATGATATTGCAGAGCCAACCTTTGCAGGCATTCCTTTCAGAGAAGATACTGGATTTACAATGGGTGAGCCAATGACACCGTTCAATGCAGCATGGACTTTGCTGAAATTCAATACTGGTGCAGATTACGGCCAACAGTCTGCATTAGATGATGATTTATCCAATCCGACAAGGCATTGGGATGACCCATCCATGAATGACTTACGTGACCAAGATTTCATGGAATACATGGATGAGTTGTATCAACGAAAAGTAGGAGGCGACCTTGAATCCGAAGCAATTTGGAATTGGTACACCAAAAATCATCCTGAAATAACAAATCAGATTGAAGAAACATACAGTGTTCCCGGTATGGAACCCGGCGCACCAGAAGAAGGTGGCGTTGAAAGTGGCGGTAGTAATCGAGTGAAAGTAACATCCAGTCCCAGCGCACAATTGACTGCCGCTGCCAATCATCATGGATTTGAGTTTGATGAGTTCGGTAATTTAAGCAGGATAGAATCACCGACGGAATCTCCAAAATCAAAGTCAATTATGGATTTAGGTAGTGAATAGACCGAAATCTTTACCTGCTCATTCGCGTTCCATCAACTGTGTTGGTGAACTGTGGCTGATTTCCGCGTGTATGAGGTTGGACCTCGTGATGGTCTACAAAATGCTTCATTCACTACAACCACTGATGACAAAATACAACTCATTCGGTCACTTGCGAATGCAGGTTTAACCAATATGGAAGTGGGTTCGTTTGTACATCCCAAATTAGTTCCATCAATGGCAGATAGCGCAGAAGTGTTTGAAGAAATTGCAGACCTTGGTGATTTTTCTGTATTGGTTCCAAATGAGAAAGGATTAGACCGAGCGATTCGTGCAGGTGTTGAAAATTTCAACATTTTCTTTTCACCTTCCGAATCTTTCAATGCGCGAAACTTAAGACGTACACGTAAAGAAGCAATGATTGAGTATTTACGAATGCTTGACAAAGTTCCTGACAGCAAAGTTCGAGTTTACCTTTCTGTGATATTTGGATGCCCATTTGAAGGAAAAATATCCGACGACATCATTTACGATTCTATTTTGGAAGCCTCGCTTCTAGGAGATACAATTGTGCTATGTGATACCATTGGCACAGCAAATGAAAATGAAATAAACAAAATATGTGAATATGCTGAAGATTTCAAAGCGAACTTCGCTTTACATCTTCATCATAAACCTGAAAATGAAGAACGAGCATTGAACTTAATTGAAACTGCCATAGCCGGTGGAATCACTGAAATTGATGCAAGCATTGGCGGAATGGGTGGATGTCCTTTCATCCCCGGTTCCAGTGGAAATGTAAGTACTGAAAAACTTCTAGACCTACCCGGTTTAGATTGTGGCCTTGATTATGATTCCTTGTTACCCGCACTTGAGTGGGTGCAACATAGGAAGAACAAGGTGACATTATGATAGAAATAGTATTGGGCGCATTTTTTGGCATGACAGTGATTTTTTGCTTGAACTTTTGGTTGGCAATCAGACCGCTCGGTGAAATCGAATTAGATTTCTCCGTTGAAGATTTCGTAGATGAAATGTATGCGGGCCATAGTTATGGACGGGATGACTGATTGTGTGCAGAACACATAGCAATTTTTCTTGCTTTGTGGTTTTTTTGCTATACAGCAGGAATTATTTTTGCTGAATTAATGTTTGGTGGCGAGTAAATGATTGCATGGCTATGGTTTTTCATTCCACTATGGGTAACAGGATTCACGATTGGATTTTATGCCAAACGAATCAATCGCTGGTTGGATGAACCCAAAGCGTTTGTGATTAAATGATGATTCCTAGTAATCGCATTAATGCTTCAAGTTTAGGGTGGAAATCAGTGCCGATGCCATTTTCATCAGGTTTTTTTTCTTGTTCTTGTTCCCACGGTGCTTGAGGTGCAGAAGGCTCTACACGGTCCATATCTTCTGATACAACATCGTCAATATCGTCTTTGAGGAATGCCCATGCTTTTTCAATTGGTATGTTCATCATATTCTTGTCCTCCTTGTCCTCTAAGTTGATGTATCCAATAGTCACATTTGTCAGCGATTTCATAATACAAGTTAAAATGTGGGTCGTCCATTCCTAACCTGTCAGCATTCCATGCTGATAAATCACCCATTTCCATCAATTTTTTTATCATATGATTACGAAATTGTTCCCCTTCGGTAAGTGGCTCTCTTTGCATCATCGGGTCATTTTCTGATTCAAAAGTCAATTGTTCCACTCGTGGTGTAATTCCTTCGATGTATTCTGCACCATCTATCATTCTATCAGGTTCGGTTTCATCGTAGTCATAATGTAAATCACCTACGTCAGGGTAACCTCGAAAGGTTGTACGAGGCATTTTGATGATTGACCATGCTTTTTCAATTGGTTTGTATGTGCCACGTTCTTTGAAGTGACGTGCGCGGTTGTCGTGTGGATTTTCCAATGTGACAGTATTGGCGCTGGTGTGAGATACGTCAGGGCCACCTTCCCCCATGATACCACGCTGACGGCGTTCTTGGTTGAGTTCTTCTCGGTATTTTACACGGTCAGGTGAGGATTCATATTTGGTATCGTATCGACGTTTATGCTCAAGCGCTTCTTTGGATTTGGCTCGCTTGACTAAGACCGTCATGGTATCGCCACATATAGAGTAGTTCATAACCTTCGCTGCCTTCGACCTATTACATGGGCCTCGTAGGTGTATTGGCTAAGGCTATTTCTGCCAAAGAATTAGAACTTGCTGCATCTGGTGGAATACCACCTCGTCTTGGTGGCGGTATGGTAGGTTCACAAGGCGTTGAACGTGGTGTCGAAGGTCGAACAGGTTACGGTTCTATTGAACCATCACGTGCGTACCATCGAGCAATGAGCGGTGATTTGGGCGTTCCTAAGCCTGACCCATTGCGACCCGACGAAGGACATCATGACCGATTGGCTGAATTACTCACCGAATTAGAACAAGCCGAGCGTAGAACTCGAAATGTGGGAGGCCCACCAAAACCTTGGGAAGAAGAACAACGCGGTGGCAGTCTAGGTCGCGCACTACGTCGTGAACATGGCGGTAGTCGTATGTTTGCTCAACCACCCGGTGGTGGAATGGGGCGTTCAATGCGTGGTGTTCAAACAGCAGATATCCCCGGCGCACCTGAAGCCACACCTTGGGAACGTGAAGAAGCAATGGGTAGTGACGAACCATCCATGACTGGTGTGCCACGCCCCGAGACATCTACTCCACCTAGTGGCCCACAAGGTCGTGGGTCAGGCGCAGTCGCAGTATCTTCACCCAGATTGAATATCACAGGGGATGCCGACCTTCCTGAATCATTGCGTGGAATTGATTTGAGTGCATTACCTCCTGCTTTCCGTGCCAAACTACCAAAGATTGCTGGTAGTATGGCTGATAGACCTCGCGGAACGGGTCATCGTAGGCAAGAATGAAAACCCTTGCTAGGTAGGGCCTAGTTGGGTCGGGATGCGTTGTCTGTGGTTTCTCTCCCTCCTCCATCTCGGCCCACCCATTTGTATCAATAATAATCTGTATCATATGGATAGATATTCTTCTGATATTATATCAGGATGATACATGATATTATCAATACTGCCCAATGGAACAGTTTAATGGGCGAACACGCACCCGCTATATTGGGGAGAGACCCTTATGATTGACAGCGGCGGAAGCGGAAGAAACAACGATGACATATTGAGAATCATGGGATTCATTGGATTTGTATCTGTTTTGGTAGGGGCGGCGGTAGCCGTTTTTGATACTAAAATGTGGTTACACAGTGATGATGCATATTCCAATGCAATGACATATGCAATGGGAGCATTTACCCTACAAGGAATGTCATTTTTCCTATACAAATTACTATTGCAGGACCAAATGGATGACAAAGCCAGTTGGACACGCACACAAAGAATGCGTGACCGCCGCCTTCAAGATATGCAATCTCAATTCGCAAACGCGCAATTGGAACAAGAATTGAAAGTGCGTCAAATGACATTGGAACGTCAATTGGCATTGATGGAACAGAACCCAGAAGCGTATATGCAAATGATGGGCGGTACAAGTTTGGGCATTTTGGATGACCAATTTAGACCTGTAACACCATTCTCTGATGGTGGAACTGACGACTTCAATCCCCCGCCAACACATAAGCAAAAAACTGACCAACCAATTACATTGGGCGTAGATTACGGTAAAGATGAGGAAGAGGAACCCAAAAAAGACACCAAAAAGAAAGGTGACAAGTAATGGGATGGATTTTCAGAACTCCAAGTGATGACGCAGTTGAAGGCACATTGCGTCAATTACACATGGCAAATCAAGTTGACCGTGTGTATGAGCGAACTTGGGGTTGGCTGAAAGCATTGGTATGTTCTCTTATTGCCATGATGGTCACATCTGGATTTGAATACTATACGGCTGAAAGTATTTACCATGAATCATTGGTATGGTTGTATGATAAAATTGTAGGATTATTCGATTAGGTGGTTATGTTGTGGTTGGCGCAGGTGGAACGGTACTCGTGGGTGCTGCCCTTTGGGGTAAGGAAATCTACGATTACTGGAAGCCCCGTCGTATTGGCGTATATGGCCCTCCGCAAGTTGGCAAAACGACACTCGACAGATACATGACGACACCCGGAGAAATGGAGGATATAGGAGATGACCAACGAACACGCCATTTCAAACGATTATTTGGTGACGGATATGTATTGCCGCACCCCACTCGAAAACGTATCCGATACGATGGAAGCAAACGTGTCGTTCATTCCGCAGACCTTGGCGGCGACCAAAAGTTCTGGAGTTTGTGGATTGACGATATGGTGGATAGACAAGTCGAAGGTGTCATCTATATGTTCGATGACCGAGCCAAACAAGGTGGGTCAGGTGCAGTTGACGCAGTTGCCGGATTTGAGTTCCTCGTGGATGCAATCATCAATCGACGTTACCGATACCGTCGTTGGAAAACTCGTTGGAAAGGCAAACGGTACACACCCGCATACATACAATTGGTCGCCAACAAAGCAGATAGATGGTGGGATGAGCAAGCCAGTGTATTGTGGCAACAACAACGATTGCGTGAACACAAGATATTTGATGCATTCAGACCTGCCATGATTAAATTACAAAAAGCCGGAGTAGTATGTAGAGTATCAATGATGGCAACCAGAATAGGATGGAATGTAGAACACACTTTGATTAAGATGTTAGCCCAAGAATGATGTGATAAAATGTTTAGTCGAAAACCGCAATATCAAACCCCGTTGGCAATGAGTACCCAAGCAGAACTTGTTCGTTTGGCTGCTGAAACCAATATGAACACACAGCAATTACAACAAACTGCACAAGTTCAAGGTGCGATGCAATATGCTGCAGAGCAACAACAGCATATCGAAATACCCAAAGTCAACTTCTTTCCGAGCCAGCATCCAAATCCACGCAAGCGTCGGCGTCAAGATATCAAACAAGCATACCGATTACTCAAACCAATGAAGCGTCGTTGGTGGTCTCCACGACGTTGGCTATGGGGTGGTAAATACCGCTATGCGAAAAATACGGCACAATGTGTTGTAGATGGTTGCGATGTGGATAAACTGCTACGAACTGTTGGTAATGTGTACAATGATATTTATGATGAAGATACAGGAAAATCATTGTGGGAGATGTATTTCATGGACCCAGTCACAGAGCAACCACGTGCATTTTTGGCACGTGAAGGTGTAACAAGTGGGCGCACATTGACTGGAACATATTGCCCAGAACATTTGCATTTGTATCATTTGTTATGCAAATGGGAAGCCGAAGAAGAACAAGAAAAAGAAGCACGGACTGGCACGTTGAAAGACAAATTGAAGCGTGGTGTATCCACCGTATCTGTTCCAATTTCAGTCGTGAAAAAGAAAGACAACACACCGGAACAATTGCTGAAGTATGAAGAGTTCTTCCGAATGTGTCGTGCAGATGGTATCCCTATCGCTCATTTCAAAAACAAAGAAACAGGATTGAATGATATTACAGTTATCACATTCGACGCACGGCAATATAGGCCCACAGGCGACCATAGCCCATTGCTATCAGTAGGAACTGAACCAAGTATTATGCAACAATTGGCTCAAGCCCCCGCAGGTAGCGGTTTGCAGGTCTTATTAAACGAGGCGCAACAACAAGAAGCGCAATTTGATGCGCCGGAGGTTCCTACACAAGTGTCATGAACTAATGATGCATCCGAGGAGTGAGTAACATGGTATGGCCGTTCAGTAATAATCAGCAGCAACAAACCAATGGGGCGTTGTCTTTGGGGAGAACAGACCACCCCCAATTCAATACACAACAACAAGCACAAGCACCAGTATGGGGTGCAGGTCCAGCAGCAGGACAACAACAACCAAATCCATTTTTGGTCGGTTTGGCAGGGCAAAATGCAGCAAACTATGCAGCGCAACCTATCGCACCACCATCTGAAATGGAAATCTTGGCAATGTTGTTGCACCATCAGACACCTGTAGACCGATTTTTGTCTGGTCCGAATCTAAATCTATTGGTTAGCATTATTGCGAATATCGTCAATTTATCATTGGTGGAATTTTTTCGCAATGTCAAGTTCACTGAAGATGACGATGGAAAGTTAGTCGTTGATGTGGCAGCATTACCAACACAATATCAAACATTGTCTGCAGAAAATGTGACAGCGGATTTGAACTCTCTACAAGCATCGTGCAATCAAGCAGTTCAAAAATCATTGACTGACCAACAACAAGTATTGCAGATGGCACAAACTTCAATGATGCAAGGGGCATTAGACGCCGCATTAGCCGACCCCGGATTCCTAGAAAAGATTGGAGGCGCAGTTGGCGCAACGGCTCGCGGATTAACAGGGATGAGATGAATATGATACCACAACAAGGACCGAAAGCAGCCGGTGGACTCACCGGGTCTGTAGCACATGGCTGGAAAGTAATGCATGACACACCACACGATGTAATGATTGACCTAATTATGGTTCAAGTCATATCATTGCTTTTGGGCGCATTCATTTTATTGGCAACGCAAGGACACAAAATGAAATCCAACGAACTTACATGGGTCGTTGCCATCGTGATGGTGTTCTTCACATTGACCGGAATGGTATATCGTCGGTTATCGCGTTAGCGCTTCCATTTGTTTAATGGGCAACTGGCCGACGGTAAGCCCACTTTTTGGCGCATGAAGCATCCACACGCATTGCATCGCTTTCCATCGAATGCTTCACATCCTTGGCACGTTTGCATTCTTTCGACTGCAATTTCGGCAGGAACAGACCGCCCCAGTACTTTGTCAATAGCGGCTCCTGTGAGTCCTTTCAACGTATCCATATTGACAGGAACGCCCGCAATACGAGGAGATGCACGTGGTAATCTGCCCATATTACGCACAGGAAGGTTCAATTCATGAATCTATCTACGACCATTTGATGGCGGAGCGTATCACTCGAAAATCTTGCCCGTTTTGCGTCTGCGATGAACGTGATGCATTGGAAGAAGATTTGCTAAATGGCGTTATGACACCAAAGCAATTGGACAAAAAAATGGGGTGGCGAGAAGGTACATCAGACCGCCATTTTAGAAACCACATGGGTGAATATCATATGGGGTCTAATTCTGAATGTCCGGTATGTACATCTGACCAACGACAAGAACTGGAGTTCCGATATTGTAACGAAGGTTTGCCATCTCCTGAAATTGCAGAAATGTTGGGTTGTGCAGAATCAACAGTGTATCATCACATGAAGCACCATCTCAAACCCATTGTCAAAGCATCTGCCGCACCAATTATTGCATTGGCCGCAGGTGAAGAGATTGAACAATTGCGTAAAAACGCGGAACGTATCAATGGTGAATTGGCATTGATGTTGGATGACGCTGACCGCAATGACCCACAATATGTTCGCAATCTGACAGGTCTTAGTAAAGAAGTTCGTGAAACTGTGAAAGATATTTTGAAGATTCAAGAACGTGCTGGTGTTGCTGGTGCTGAAGCCACAATGAAAGCAGATACGATTAACATTCTAAAGATTGAACTGGCGAAAGAATCACCAGATGTATGGCGTCGTGTGCGCCAAACCCTCATGAACACCGAAGAAGGTGATGAGGTTGTAGATGTGGAGGTGAATGAAGAATGAAACAAAACTTTGTAGGTATTCCGGTATCGGAATTGATGTGTGTGGACTTACCCACAGCATATGTATTGACAGAAGAAGGACCATTGCATGAAAATGAATTGGATGTATTTTTCAATACATTGCAGGTAAGTGTAGGTGTATGGGCTGATTTCTTGACCCGTATTACAGATAGTCCTGAAAATTGGGCGAAGCCTCGCCATGAGTTTGTAGATATGTTACAAGAAAAAATGTATCAGGTATTCCAAGAAGATGACCCGATGTTAGCGTGGCCGTTGCGTCAAAAATTAGCGCTAATGGTTGACCAATTTGATGAAATGGCTGATGAAATGGCGCGACCATTCACAGGTCCACATACAATTCGGGACTTTTACCACAATCTAGCCAGTCGAGTACGAGCAACATTTGAGGAAATAATGAACGGTGAGTAATATGAATCCAATGGAGGTCGCTTGGTTGGTGTTAAAAGCCCCGTTGGAAGGGTATGACTCAAACCTCACTGATGAGGAGAATACTGCTCGTCGCCAACCTCAACAACCTACCATTACTGATTTCACCAGATACACTAGACCTCAATTAGAACAAATGGTTGTCATGTTCCAAAATGAATTGATGCGTCGTGGACACGCATCTCTTTCATCTGAAATATCAATTCCAAATATGGACAGATATATGAGTGGTGAAGGAGGGTATCAACGAGAAGAACTTGATGCCGCACCTACAATACCAACTGATGAACTAGGCGAAGCGATTCTGACAGAAATGACGCCTGAAGAACACGCACAAGAGATACAGAGATTAATGACGCAATTGATGAGTGGGGAAACATTGTCACCTGAAGAATTACTATTTTTACAACAAGATGGCCCAGAAACACAACAACAAGCACGTGACGCTATTTGGAGTAATTATGATGCAGTTGAATCAACTACACCAACAGCAACAGTTCGCGCAGGACTACCGGCAACTACACCAACAGCAACAGATATCCCTACTGATGATGCGGTACGGCAGATACTCAATAGTCATGGTATCGAACATCATCTAATTGAACCTCACCACATAAGGCAATATCAAGGATTTTATCGAATGATGAGGCGGCATCCAACAGAAGAAGAAATAGATGCACACATAGGTGATTAACATGAATCCACTAGAAATTGCATGGGTGATGTTGAAAAATGACCGTGGTGATGTATTGGAACGTGTTCTTAATTTAATTGAAAGTCCTGCAAATCGAGATATATCGGATGAAGAATTGGCATCAGAATGGGAAAGATTATTGCTAGGAGTTGGACAGGCTTACAATGTATCACCACATGATGTTGACCGTACATTAGGAACTCATTTTATCACAGATGAAGGTTCGGAACCTGACCATGAATTGGGTCATACTGAATTGGATAGTTTGAAACCACAATTAGAAGAATTACTGCATGATATGTTAGATACTGGATTGCATTTCAATGCACCACAACGGCGCGGCGCGGTTACGACGAGCGCCCCCGCGTACCAAAACCCGCCGACGGCGACGGCGAGGCCAGCGGAACGACCCGAGCACGACCTCGGCAATCCAGCAGCCAACGCCGCCGTCGCGCGAGACCGTGGATTACCATATGATGAGTATGACCCCGGATGGATGCCCCCTATATGTGAAGAGTGTGACGACGCTGATGATACAATGTATGGAGGTCGTGACCCAGATACGGGCGAACCATTGTATGTATGCGCTTACTCGGGTCACGACGACTACAATTACGAGCATTTGTACGATGATTACGGATATTTGTGGATGGATGGTGAAGGTTATTTGACTACACCATTGACACCGCCAGACCCTGCAGAGTATGATTCTCATGATAATTCAGAACGCGGCGACCCTCGACCAATGACAAATCGTGCCGCCCTCCGCGCGCTCGGTGTCCGTCCGGCTCCCGGTGAGGAAATCCGCCCCGATGCCCGACAAACTGTACCGGGTCTACCTATACCATTGACGGCAGCAAGTCAAGGTGAAGGTCGTGTAGGTCCTGATGTCATGGATGAACGTGAGTTAATGCGTTATGAAGCACCACAATTGCGAGAAATGATTCGACGTATTGGTGAAGAATTGACACGGCGTGGTTATGGTGATAGATACCAAGGGGTGACTGAATGACACAAACAACTGGTAGCGATACCCGAATGTACAATCCTCGGTCAGAATCCGAGGAGTTCATGTATGCAGATGACAAAGAAGTCTTTGGTGAAGGCGACCCCGAACATCGTGATTTGGAAGCCCAGAAAAAGAAAGAAGAGCGGGAAGAGCGGGAACGCAAATGGGCAGGTCTGCACCATTTGAAAATCAAAACTGCGAAACCGGCAATGGAAGAACCATTTGCTGAATCTACACCAATGGAACAACAAGGTGAATTATCTGATTTGACCGGCCCATCGGGTAGTATGGGTGAAAATCTAGATGTAGCCACAGGCGCACGAACTGGCACAGGTTCTGCATTGGGTGAAATGCCACCTCAATTACCGGCTATGGGTATTTTCGGTCAAACCAAATCTGAACCAATGGAATCCGCATGGGATGATTTGATTATCAAGGTCTTAGGCGACCCCGTTGGGACATCGACATTGGAATCTGCTGACCGTGCTATGCGAAGTGGCATTGGACCCGGTGGAGCCAAAGGGCGTAAAGGCCATCGTGTGAAACCATTCCCACGCCCAATTGGTGGTCGTTCACCTTGGGCGGCATCGAAACGACGTGCTTCTGTTCATCAGCGTTTATTCGGAAATATCAAAGGGCGTGGCGGAAAGAGTATTCGTTCCAAATCTAAAACAGGTATGATGCGCCAACCGTATGCATTGAGTCCTCACCATTTGGGTGTTGGTGTAATGTGGGGTAAGCCACGCCCGGGTCGTTTGGAAGACCCCGGTTCATACATTTCGTGGCTGGGTCGTCAATCTGCATATCGTGGTGCAGGTGGTTCTGGTGTCATGTTACCATATACACCTCACGCCCCACGTGAAAGATTGGGGCAACTTGGATTCCCCGGCGCACAAGGTTCTGGTCGTCAGCGAATGTTACCCGGTGCATCTCAATTGGCGCGAGAAGGTCCACGTCGTGCAACACGTGGCCCACCACGACCAAAAGGAATGGGTCGCGGTATTCCTTCACCATTGTCGCCACGACCAATGGCATCTCCATTAATGGCGAAATCTGAATTGGAAGAATTGGTAGAAGTATCGAAAGCATATGTTCGTCAATTGGGGCCGGGTTTGAGCCACATAGATATGGGCGACTTCCGCGAATTATTACGTGAACTCAAACACCTACTTGCCAAATTACCTCGTAAAAGTTTGATGGGTATTGCAGGTGGTGGTAGTCGTAGTGAAGGTCAAGTTAATGCTCCTGCAAATGGCCCGCAAAAAACTTCACGTAATGAAGGGGCGACAGAAACTGACCCTGAAGATGACCCACGATATTGGGGCGCAGACCCATCACAATTGACACGACGTGGCGGTGTACACCATGCATGATGATTTTCTATACATGGTATTTACCAAAGCGGAAGATATTTTTCGCAAATCCAAAGGTGTGTTCTATACACCTGATGGTGCAATGGAACCTATTCCTGTAGCATATCACCCAGAACATTATGGAGAAATGTTGGCAAATCATCATCCTTACGATATTGATTACGGTAATGTGGACCCCAATACTGGTGAATATGCCAAATTGACACATCATGCTCCGAATCTACATGGTGGCATTGCTGGATTCGAGCATGAGTTTGGTGGTGATGAAACAGGTGGTCGTGTTCTATGGCCTATTGAAGCCGTAGCAACAGGTATTGCAGATTTCATTCGTGAAAAAGGATACACAAAAGATTTGAGAGGAAATCCATTGATGGGTCAATCTATGCATGGGTTTAGCAATCCATTGATGTTTGCTAAAGGGGCAATTCAAGAAGCCATTAACCGATTCAATCAAAACCATCCAGATGAACTACCTCCCGCTCATTCAGATGAATGGCGTCAAGTAGTCAAAGGTGCATATCCTAAAGATGATATGGGCAAGGTGTTATCATCGGACCAAATACCAATTCGGAATCAAAATGGTCAAATCAATACATTCTATCTCAACAGTGGTACAACAGTAGGTGAACCAGACCGAGGGCCATTCCCTGAATCTGGTGCAGTTCCATATTATGAGTATTTGAAACAAGTTTTGAATGAATGGTTGGGGCGTGGTATGTCAATGGACTTTGTTCACAATCCATACGTTGAGCCACACATGATGAATCCATTGATGAGCCGTGAATCGAGTACGGGCGGATTAGCAAGTAAGCGAACACTCACACCACAACAAGAGCGTGAAATGGCAGAACAATCTCATTGGGGCCAAATCGCACCTGAAATGTTGATTCATCATCACCCTGATGCATTTTTCCATGCAGATAGAAGTAGAGGTGGGCGACCATCAAAACCGACAATACAAGACCTACGATATTACAATTCATTGTTAGACCTTGGATTGACTGAATCTCAAATACAGCATATTGGTAGCGCACCAATTTCAGCATTGATGCACTCTGGTAAGAAAGTGGCGAGTGAAGGAAAGTATCAGAATCTGTATCATGATTTGGCTGAAGCATCAGGATTTCATCAAGGGCGAACTCAACGATATGCCAAGTGGCGTGAAGGTCAAGAAGAAACTGATGAAGATGCATTACGTGAACAATATGCAGCATACAAAGATGAAGATAGGCGTGGTGAACACGCTGGAACACATGAACGACATACCAGCCATGCACGTAGATTGGAACATCCTGATGCTAAAGGAAGATATGGTCAAGGAACCATTGAACACGCACGTCGGTCTGTAGGTCTATTGGCTGGCGCACACGAACATGGTATTGATTTGAATGAAGTGTATAACGAACACGCCAGACAAACAGGTAAGCAAGAATTGATACCCGGTACACCTGAACATGACAATGCACAAATGGTACGTAGTGTGTATCAAGCAATTGCTGAACATCGTTTAGCCAATGAACCGCATCTTGCTGGTCGAGATATATTGAATTTTGATGCAGGACATCCTACACATGGATTACATGAAATGCGAATCCCTGATGATTGGCAATCTATTCCGTCACAGGCTGTGCAAGCAACACACTTCCCTGCTCAACAACCTCAACCTCAACAATCTTCCAGTATTATGGATTTGGTACAAATGAGCGAACCGACATATAGTGAAACTGAAGAACGATTACTGAAAGCAATGGAACAGATTCAGATACAAGATGCAAAGGACAATCCCGAAGTCAAAAAGTGGTTGCCAAAACAAACTCTAAACATCAATAATCAACATGATGTGCTAGTACTTTCTAAGAAATTAGAACTCACACCTCATGATATTCATTTTGTTAAGGCATCTATGGGAGATTGGTCAGATATAGCAGAACGATTAAAAGTCCCCTACGGTGTCGTAGGCACAATTAAAGTAGCATTCGGTGAGTGAGCATGGGACATATTCTAGTGAAATCAGACTACAATCCGCGTCAATACGAATCGCGGTCATTGCTAAATGAAGCAATCAATAATCGAGCAGAAGGCATTATGAAAGAATGGGAAGTATCATCCATTTACAACGGCCCAGACCGTGCCGCTGTTGAGATTATGCACAAGCATCGTGCAACACACAATGAGATTGCATGGGTTTTGGTCGGTGACGAGATTACCAAATCAAACGAAGTGTATGCATATATTGACAGTGTGTTAAAGCAGGTTGGCGCACCCGCACCATCACCACAAGGTCGAGGACTGTACAATGTGCAAGATGGACAACGCCAATGGAAAGGTGCTGACCAATTACTCGGTCTTGGTCAAAATGTAGATTGGGGTACTGCAGGTATGGGTGGTAGAGCCAAAGGACCTCAAAGTGCGTCAGTTCAAGATACTCACCCAACACAACAAGAGCAACAACAGCAGGGCGGATATAGCGCTCACACAGGCGAAGTTGCCAAACCCGGTTTGGGAAGCAGATTGAAAACATGGGCGCAAGAACGTGCAATGCCAGCAGCCCAACGTGGTCTACGTCATCTTGGTGCATTTACAGCCGGTGGTATGGCCGCTGGACCTGTAGGAGCATTGGCAGGTCTTGGTGGTTCAATGTATCAGGCACATCGAGGCAAACAAACAGGCCAATATGGTAAAGTCATGGGAGGCGAAGGTGGTTTGAATCAAATTGCCGCAGATGCTGGCGCACAAGCCGGACAAGCGGCTAAAGATTTCGGAGCGCGACAAGCACAAAATTTTCAAACAGGTGAAGGAGCAATGGGTACAGTAGGACAAGCAGCCGGTGCTGCGAAAAATCTTGGGCAATCTGCATGGCAAGGAATGAAGAATGTGGCTGGTGCAGTCGCACAACCATTCCAAGATGCATGGCAACAGGCCGGACAACAACAACAGGCTAACGCAGCCGCACAACCACCCGCACATAACATTCCCGGTGTAGGTGGAAATCCGAATCCAAATGTGCAAGCACCACCGGGTCCGGCAAATACACCAACGACACCATTCCCCGGTAACGCACAGGCACAAGTTGACCCAGCAGCCGCACAAGAAGTAGCACAACCTTGGAGTCAAAATTGGGGTGGTCAGCAACCACAACAAACAGCGGTAGGCAGCCAACAAGATACTGCCGCACAACGATTAGCGGCAATGGAAACACAACCAATCCAAACTAGTTCTGACGACCCATCATCTGCATACAGTAGTATTGAAGCAATTTTGAAAGGACTGTGATGCCCGTTGCATCCTGACGATGCAATGGCTGATGTCATTAGTGAAATTGATTTTGAAATGAGCAAGCGCGATTTTCAATTTTTCTTTGAAGATATCTGCGGTTGGCAATTGGCTAATCATCATGAAAAATGGGTCCATAATCTGCAATCACACAATCGGTATTGTGTGAAGGCGTCACGTGACCACGGTAAATCTGTATGTTTCCTATCGTATCTACTATGGAAGGTATGTTTCTTCCCCAATACAGATGCTATGATTTTCAGTCATTCTCTTGACCAAACTATTCGCCATATGCGATTCTTGAATGATATGATAGAAAGCATTCCCATGCTAAATCGTATGAAAAAGCGTGATTCATGGGCCAAGACTTACTTTGGATTCACCAATGGTTCGCGTATCAGTGCGAAATCGGTTGGTGGTGGTGTTCGTGGCGCTCACCCTGACATCATTCTATGTGACGATATTTTGTGGGGAACCACCGATACAGAACTAAAGCGTGTCGCATCGTGGTTCTATGAAGTTCTAGTACCATGTTTGCACCACACATCGCAACTATGTATTGTAGGTACACCGTTCACACCCACTGACTTGTACACAGAACTTGAAGAAAAACCCGGTTATTTGGTGGAAACGTATCCTGCGTTAAATGCACAAGGTGAACCATTATGGCCTGAACGATGGGATTTGGAAGCGTTAGATGCGCGACGTAGAGATATGCCAGCAGTAGCATTCACACGTGAATATCTGTGTGAGCCAATTGATGATGCATCTAGTCTATTCCCAACTTCAATTTTAACACCATGTGAATCTCGTAATCATATTTTGCATGACCGCGAATTGACACCAATGGAAGGTGGAGATGATGGCGACCAGTATTTCATAGGCTGGGACCCGGCCATTTCATCTGACCGTCAAGCCGATTATACAGTAATGACAGTGTTACGTCGGCCCGCACAAGAGCCTAATCAATTAGAAATTGTACATATTACTCGGCGTAAAGGTATGGATTTCCGTACCCAAATTATGGAGATTCAACGATTGAATAGTAAGTTCAGACCTGACGTAATTGAACTGGAAGCCAATCATTTCCAACGTGTATTTGCTACAGAGTTACGTGAAAATACAGACCTGCCCATCAAAACATTCATCTCTTCTAAAACCAAACGTGAATCATTATTGATGGGATTGGTGTTGAAGTTTGAGCGCGAACAAATGACGTTACCCATTGGTGATGACCGTTCTCGTGACTTGATTGCAGAACTCAAAACTGAACTATTGTTATTCGGTATGTCGAAGAAAGGGAAGTTGGAAAGTATTGGCCGACACGATGATATGGTGATTTCACTTGCGTTGGCACATTGGGCTACAACAGAGTTCCGTGAACGTATTATTGATTTAGATGAACTCGGTGATGATATATTCCCAGAAAGCGTACTAGGATTGTGATAAAATGTGGGGTAGTATTCTTGTGGGCGATGATTACGATGTCCCATTTGATATGACAGGTCTTGATTTAGATGTCATGGAAATATGCGGGCAATTATCTCAACATCCACTATTGAAATCCCCTCCGCCACAACAAGGTCAATCTATTATGGGCGCACCTCAAAATGAAAATCCTGCAACACCGGATGTTGCTGGAGGTCAATTGACACCTCAACAAACGCCGAAAGATTTACCCGGTCAAGAATCTGATGAACAAAAACGTATCAAAGAATTGGCAGGGCAATTGACCCAGAAATCAGAACAAAAATTAGCAAGTGAATCTTCGATTGGTTGGTTTGATTCTATGGGTCGTAGTGCTGAATCCATTGTCAAAGACCTCAAAATGGCACGACGCGATAACAAAGTAATCAAAGAAGAGATTGACGATTTGATTGACGCTGTTCGATTGATGAAGCGTATGGAAATTGATTCTACTCTCAAAAGATTATCATGGGCTAGTGGACACCATGATACCATCAAAGCATTAGGATTGTCAGACCGAGATTTACAATCATTGCAGAAATATGGTGAAACCCGTAAATCATCCTTATTACGAGCCTGTTTAGAATATGAAGCAGCAACAGAACGTATTGATACATTGACTTCCAATATGGATGATTGGACTAGCATGGAAAAACAAGCATGGGTTGAATCTCATAATGACCGTGACGCAGCCAAAAAATCATGGACTACTTGTTTGCACACTCTTGACACATTGAATAAATCAGAAATGTCATGGTTACAATTAGCATCTCAAGAATTGGAATTGAACGGTAGTATGGATACTCGCACTATTGTAGGCAATATGATAGAGAAAGGACAACCTGCTAAGAAACTATCTGTGAACAAATTAGGTGCATTGATGAAAACATACGGGGATGAAGTAGGGATTATCAAAGGCGTCAAACGAGGCGAATGGATGATACGCAAACGAGATGGGTCATTGGTTATCAAAGACCCTTGGGCATATGCAGCCGGATTCATTGATGCTGACGGATACATCACCATCACAAAACGTGGTGAACCTCGTGTAGGTTTGGTCGCAACAGGTGAACGTGGTCGTATCCATTGTGAGCAATTAGCCAAAACTTTAGATTGTGGCGTTTTACAATTAGACCTCAAGGTGTACAAAGATGCACAACGGTCACAACATCGGCTTCAATTCTACTCAAAAAATGACATTGCCAAAATACTCAAAGGGATTCTCCCACATCTCCAATTGAAAAAAGGCCAAGCGCAATCTGTATTGGAATATATTGCGACTCCGCACAAAGGAGATATTGCTAAACAACGCAGACAACAATTGGAAAAATTGGTTAAATGGGACAATTGGTCAGACAAAAAGGCTGATGAACTACTCAATGAGTGGGGGATTACCGAAGGTGACATTGAATCGTGGCGCGACCCCACTCTCATGAGATTGGCGGTCGATGTTGAACGATTGACGGAGGCGATATGATGGCAGAAAAAGGAAGGATTGGCCGGTTTTTGGAAAGTTTGACAAAACCGTTCAAGAGGAGAGAGACACCTGCACCAACAATGCCGCTATGGAAAAGCGGTATTCAGGAGCCGGTATTGGTTCAGGGCATTACCATTCCTGCGTTGTACGCAACAGTGCAGGAATCGGTAATTTTGCGAACCACAATTAACACATTGACACAAGAGATTTTCAGACGCGGATTGTTCTGGGAAAAGAAGTTCAATAAGAAATGTGTACAATGTGATGACGAGTTCCAACACAATGTGGAAGTGTGTGATACTTGTGGAGGCGAAGTACGTGACCCAGACCCGGATGAAGTAGTGTATCCAAAGTGGTTATTTGATGAGCGAACAGAACAAGACCAGACATTCATGGATGTTATGCGCGAAATTGAATGGGATTTGAATATCGTAGATGATGCATTCCTTGTCATTCAGAAAGAATACTACCTCGATGAAGAAAGTGGTGACATTGAGTTTTCGCGGGTAAAACAGATTACCCGAGGCGACCCTACATTCATGCGTTTAATTGCAGATAAACGTGGTGTTCGTGGAGGGCGATACAAGGTATGTCCTATTCACCGAAGTAAAACATACAGTCATTCAGAAGATTACAAAGAATGTGATACTTGTGGTCTGCCATTACAGGATGTTCACTATGTGAATACGGCAGGTAGTGGTAAAACCCAGTATTATTTGGATGGTGAAGTGCTTCACATATCCAAGTTCAATCCATCTAAATTGTATGGTCGTTCTCCTGTCGCAACTATGTGGCGTCAAGCCATGACATTGACTGCAATGGACAATTACATGTACCTCATGTACTCCAAAAGACGAGTACCACGTGGCATTCTTGCGATTACAACTGACAACATTCAATCTACGGCATCGTTCTGGAAAGGTGTCGAAGAAAAGATGGAACGTGACCCACATTACGTTCCCAAAGTGGGTGTCGAATCTGCATCGGGTCGTGGGCGTGTCGAATGGGTCAAGTTCATGGACACAATGGATGAGATGCAATACAGTGCGGTTCGTGATGAACTACGTCAGCGTATATCATCGTTCTATGGTGTGTCAAATATCTTCATGATGGACTCCGGTAAAGGTGGAGGTCTATCCAATGAGGGTATGCAAATCCTTGTGACCAATCGCGCAGTTGAATATGGTCAGAAGATTTACACACGTGACTTATTCCCACGATTACTCAAACTCATGGGTGTCAATGATTGGAAATTGACACTGTATCCAAATGAAGAAGAAGATGAGGTAACACGCCTACGTCGTGATGAGATGGAAGTCAACATTGCACAACGTATGATGCAACTTGGATTCAAACCAGAACTCAAGGATGAAGGGGAGCGCGACATTCGTTTCACCTATAAGACGCCCCCTCCACCACCCCCCGCGCAGCCGGGTGGCGCACCCCCCGGAGGCGCACCTCCCCCCGGAGGAGGCATGATGCCACCCGGAGGCGCACCCCCACCTCCACCAATGGGTCGTGGTGGTAATCCCATGATGCGGCAAGGAATGAATCCCGGTCTACCACCCGGTGGTATGCCCGCTGGCCCACCCGGTGGTATGCCCGCTGGCGCACCTCCAATGGGTGGCGCACCACCTCCAATGCCCGGTGGTATGGCAATAGCAAATCCAGCAATGGCGAAATCGGAACTGCCTCATCTTGGTGGTGGTGGTAGTGATTCAGAAAAGACCGATGGTTCACGACCTAATCGTGTAGCCGGTGTTAAGGATGTACGGACACAAAGTGGTTCACCAAAAGGCACTACACATCAACGTGGTCATGATAAATCTCCAATTGAACAAGCATTAGAATCTATCCAATCCGCTAAGGAATCTGCGACCGACCCATTGGGCGATAAAGGTAAGGATTCAGGGCTTTATGGGCGATAGGCTCATAAGCGGGGTATCCATCAGCATCGCCATGACTAGTGTTGACTTGTCCAAAATGGACCCAATGGCACGTAAGATGGAGACCGCTGTAAAGGCCTTCAATAAAGCACTGGAAGATGGTGACGCAAATGCCGCAAACGAACATTTGAGTGTTATCAAAAATACCAGTGATTTCCTATCTGAAGACCTTTGGAGTATTGTACAAAAAGCCGACAATCAATTGGTTGGCGGCCCTAATGACCGATTCGCTGGTGGCGTACCAATTATGCAATTTACCGAAACCGGACAAGTACTGGATGTCGGCAATCGTGGTGATATGATTAAAGGACTCATTCTACCGGCACGAACAGGCGGTATCATGCAACCACAGCGTTCACCCGGTCAGCGACTTTGAGGTGATATAATGGCTGATGATGAAGCAAGTTTGGATTTGATGAAGGCACTCATTGGTAAAATGGAGCGCATGGATTCAGACCTTGGGCAAATCCGTAAGGAAAACCAACAACTACGACGCATTCTACGTGACCCCAGTGCGCTATTGAAGCGCGCTGGATTTGTTCGTTCAGATACACCAAAGGTCGAAGACGTATGGGGCGACCCACTACGTGGCGATGGCGCAATTGTCAAAGGTGTCGATGACGAGTCGTTCTTTGAAGTACCGGAAAACAACCAAGATTATTACGAAATGGATTGGTCGGAGATTCACGACCTAGCCAATCAAGCCAAATCATTGGGTCACGTATCCAATACCCCAATGCCGGAGGCGAATCCATGAAGCCAGTACCAGTGAAAGCAGGTGAATATAGCGAAGTAGAAACCTTGTTGGAAAAGGCCATTGAATTGGAAAAGGCCATTGAGGAACATGGTAACAACGATGTTGTCTTTGAAGATGTAAGTGGTACTAATGTCCGAGCGCAACATTACTACACCAATCAAATGACTATGACACCTGAACCAGAAACAGTGTCGAAAAAAATCATTCAAGATGACAGTCCACCCGGTCTGCATTGGGCCGCTAATGCAAATCCGCATCAAACCGAATCTACTTTGGGAATGCACATGAACGATGGTGGCGGTGACAGACCTGCAGCGCTTAAGAAGTCAGAACTTCTTGGTGCATGGAAAGAGGACAACCCATTCAGCGTAGAGTCATTGGTTGGAAAGGTTGAGGAACTCGCTCGTCGCCTATGATTGGGGGCGAGTAGATGGCAGTTGATACACCGTATGACTTCCATCTGCGGAATAAACATGAGTTATATCGCTCATTGTGTGATGGATTGGAACTAGAAAACGCTGCGGCAAATTATTTGTTCTCCAAATCAAATGCGATACGACACAATGTATTCCAACAATCTTCTGAAGAACAGGCATTGAATTATGCTGCAGATTCTATTCTCAAACGTGCCAAAAAAGATTGGCGGTCAGAAGAAGAAAAAAAATATAGAGAAGAATATCATCGAAAACAAACTAGTGAACAATTTGGATTGTCCGATGAAGATTGGATTCCACGTCTTGCACAATTTACAGATGGTCATAAAGACCCACGCCATTCACATTCTTCATGGCCTACAATGGGTGATGTGGACCCAACAATTGCATACGGTGGTATATCACCTTGGGATTTATCTGTATTGACTGCCAATAGTGAATGGGGTAGCCCTGAATGGTTGAGAGCATTGTCGGATGTATGGGAACCACAAGGAAATGACGATGACCCGGAACACCATTACAATTGGATTGAAAATCAAATCAAAGAACATGAAGGGCATCATGCATTAGGATTCCACAACAAGGACCATTACCTAGGTCCAATAGAAGGTGATGCACCATCCGACCTATACGAGAAACATTTTGCACGTTGGAAGGCTGAAGCAGCCCCACCCGAAGTTTTGGATATGAGTTTAGGCGACCAAAAACAAGCACATTTAGACTTATACAAACGTGTATGGGCAGGTAAAGAGCGCGACCCATTGGCAGATATAAGTGATACTGGTTCGCATCAATTGGGATTCCTTGGATATGCATTAGGTCTAGAATGGCTCACACCTAGCCAACGTGATGATGTTATCAATCACATTAATCAAAATGGTGTAACAAGAGAGATTCCTCATGTATCTCATGGATGGATGAATCGTAATTGGATGGGCCGTTTTCTAGCAGGTGAAGCCACACAACGATTACGTGACCCTAGCCATGCTGGAAGTAGTTTAACTGCCACCCATCATGGATTTGAAACTGATGACCAAAAAGAACACCATAATGCAAGACGATTACATGATGCGATGTTGGATACATTGGTCTATAGTGAAGATAATCCAGTGACAGGTGCGAAAAAAGGAGAGCCTGTTCATGGTTATTGGGCAGAAGATGAACAAGGGGATACGCGATGGGTTCATAGTCACGATACAGATTCTGGTGCTGCCCCTGCGTATAGATTGCGAGGTATGGATGATGCAAAGTTCGATAGTCGTTTGATGTCTGACCAGCAAATGCGAAGAATTGGTGCAGAATCTCTACAAGACCATATTCTTTCCAAACCTGAAAATCGTGTGAAACGTAGTGTGAAAGTATCAGGTAAAACAACACCTCAAAATGTTGAGTTTGGTGTCATGCCTCGATTATTGAGATTGGAAGAAGGTGGGCATGATAATGTACATCGTGGTAATTTCGCATTCAAAAGTACTGAAAAAAGTACCAATGAGGCATTGTTGGAACATCACAACAAACCCATTTGGGACCAAGAACTACAACATTGGCTTGACACAGGTGTAATTGATGAAAACCAAGCCACAGCCATGAAAGCCCGCCGAAAGGAATTGCATGAACATTACAATCGACGTAGGCAAGTGCAAAATGGAACTGGTGCATATCTGAATATGTATCATTTCATGGGGGGAGATGAAAATGACATACGAATGTCACCATTTGCGCGATTCATTATGATGCATCATGCTCAAGGTGGTGGCGGAATGGATTCAATGAATATGTTTTCAGAATTGAACCATATGTTCCACCATGATGTATGGGGTAATCCAGATGGTGGATTATTCACTATTGGTGATGCTGTAACATCAGGTTGGGAACCAATGAAATTGGAAGAAGGTCAATCACCAATGGATTTCCCTGAAAACATTTGGCCTAGAGCGCGTGGTATGGAAGGAGATGACCGAGAAGCCGGTCAAATACGTGAAGGTTCATCATTCAAAGGTAAAGGAATCACACTACGACGTAATCAAATACGTGATGGTATGGCATCATTGATAGGTGCGCTTCAAGACCAACCTATAGATACATGGCGTGATGCAGGTACATCTCCACTTCTCAATTTAGCACATGGTGGCAATACTGATATTCACCAACAATTGATGATTTCGTCTGACCCGCATTTCCATGAAATGATACGTGATGGTATGAAAGGATTGAAAATTGGAAAATTAAATCCATACAAAGATACACCGGGTGGTAGTGGACTCAACAATTTATACAATGAAGCACGTCTTACAATACATCATGCATCTGATAAACTGGGTAAAGCAGGTATGAAGAATCTTGCATTACTAGCCGCATTATGGGGTAGATGGAATGAAAATCCTGCTGAAGCGCAATTGGCTAGTGGCCCACCTCCATTTTTAGAAACTGGTAAAATGAACGAAACGGCGTTTACTCAAGATTTACTCCCCAAAAAATTGATGGCTTTAGCACGAAGAGAAGGTACGCATCTCATTCCCGGTCATCCGGGCGATACAGATTTACAATCGCGGGTTAAGCAGTTCTTGTTGCATAGTAATTTAATGCGCCAATTGAATGTTGAAACACCATTGGCTTTGGAATCACCTGCGAGTGATGTGTATGAATCGGACCGAGGAGTACCAACATTAAGCGCTCAATTCCCCGGCGGTGGCCCAGCACCCGAAGGTATTACACCTACATCATGGGGGCCACATCCCGGTGAAGAAGAATCTGACCCAGATATTGGATGGTTAGACCCTAACATTCCACGTGGAAAATGGTTCTTCCATAACAAAGATAAAGACGTATCTCACAATACATATCTTCCTTTGGAAGTCAATATAGGTGGAGGTAAAACACAAATGATAACACCTACATTTGATTTTCAAGACCATGCACATCAGGCTTTAGACAATGGAGAAATGGATTGTCCTGTATGTGGTGGCGATGGATACATTGACCCAGAAGATATGGGGGCTGAAATACCAGATGCTCGTGATATGATTAAGAGCATTATGGATTTGGGAGCAGGTAATGATGATAATGACAACCGAGTAGAATGTCCAAATTGTCACGGTGCAAAGAAAATGCAATTACCATCTACATTCAATAGGGATAGTGTTCATGTACAACCTCATCACATTGAACATAAAGAACGTGAATTAACACAACAATTGGAAGATTGGTTAGCGACTCCACCGGAAGAACGTGACCCTGAAAAAGGAGATGCATGGTTCGATGAAATCGAAAGACAATTGACCAATATACCTTCAATTCATCCACTAGGTGGTGAAGGGCAATACTATAATAAAATGTCACGATTTGGTAGCAAGTTCTTATCTACACAAAATCTAGTTCGGAATGTAGCGGCATCATTGGCTGATAAAGTCCGAGCGCAATTTGAATCCGATGGATTGGGCGACCCATTCGGCCCTGATGAAAATGGTGATTGGTCACAAGCCCATGTGAATGCTATTGCATTGTGGTCTCACGCAAACGAATGGGCATTACGCGCACAACCACGACAACGTGATTGGCAAAACGACCAGATTTCAGGATACACAGGTCAGGAACCACGAGGAACGTATTTGGATGAAAATGGGAAAGAGAGAAATGAGAAAACATGGGCGCATACATTCAAGCAACATGATGATACTGAAGCACCAGCGGCAGGTTCAGCGATTCATTATCCGGGTTTTAGTAGTGATGGAGGTAATATCCAAAATGAGCCAATGTCATTACCATTGAGTATCTACAATAGTATGGGCCATCGAATGCGTCATGGTTGGGGTATGACACCAACATATGGTATATCATTCGATAATATGGGTACGCCTACTGTATTGCATAATGAGGGTAAGGCATCCACCCAACGTAACAAATATCTTAATGTTCCATTGGATGAATTACAACAGGTATTCCCTGAAATGCAAACAATGTCATCAGCACATCCATCTGCACCATCAGCCGAGGATAGACCTGAATCTCAAAAATTGAATGATATGGGAGACAGTATGGCATTCAGAATGAGTGAAGATGAACCTGCCGTATCTGACATTCTCAAAGCATTGACCAATCCAGACCTGCTCAAAGAAGATGCGCGGGTAAAACCTGTCAAAGCAGCACATCGTATTTTTGACCTTGATGACCTCAAACAACTACGTGGATTCAGTGATGATTGGGTGGTTAGTACATGGATTAAGGGTCATCGTGGTATTGCACGTAAAGAAGGTGACAAAGTATCTGTTCAATATGCTGATGGTTCATATTGCCCATTGACTGAAGATGCGAAGAAAGGACTACGAGAAGCACACGATGATGATTTCGTCATGGATGTTATCGTAGGGAAGAACAAGCGTATTACAGTCATTGATTTGTTGGAACATGATGGTAGAGAATTGTATGAAGAGCCACTCAAAGACCGATTAACCAAATTAAGGTCTAACTTTGAAAGCACTGACGATGTACATATGCCCGCCCCATTCAATACACGACGTACTGACGACGAAGGATTATCAACTGCTATCAGTAGTTTAGCAGATGAGGAAAATGATGGGTTCTTACTACGTGATGCGATTTCAACTTACATGAAAGGTGAACCACGACATCCGAAATGGGTGTTGCTACGTAAGCAAAAGGAAGTTGATGTCATTATTCTTGACCGACGTGGCCGTGGCCCTTACACATATCAATTGGGTATAGGCCCAATCAATCCTGAAAAGGGTGAGTCACTTGGCAACCGAGCAGTACAACGTGGTGATAAATGGTTCATGGATGTAGGCACAATTACGCGGGAATCCAAAGCATTCAATGAAGGTGATTATGTGCAAGTATCTGTATCAAGTGTATCTCACAAAGAGCGTGATGGTGAAGATGTGTACGATTTACAAACTCGGAGTATCATAGGTGAGACAAGTACCGAGGCCACAGATAGTGTAGATACATTGTGTCTTTTGACTAAATCATACGCTCCATTGATTTGGCCGCATGATGTTGTCGTTAATCGTAGTGATGTACAAGTATTGTTGCACGGATTAAATGATACTGTTATCTATAAGATGAACAAATGGGACAATGGTTGGGCATTACATCAACCAATTAGCCTATTAGGTGATTTATCCAATAGTGATTACAGCATTCATTTGTCTGAAAGCCTACGCCCATTTTGGGAACCGATTGTTGGTATGACCTTGAAAGGTCTCATCAAGGTAGATTACAACCCACGTGATACGAAAGACAAAACACGTGATGAGAAAGAAGAAGAGGAAGAGGAACATTCCCACGAATCTGGATTCAAACTACCAAAACCAAAACGAATGGATGAAGAACAGATTCTTAAACCTGAAATGACCAAGATGGTTGTGCAAGCGTTGACGTTGATTGATGATGTTATCTCTAAAGAAAAAGCCACATGGACTGGCGCACGTGGAATGGGTATCGGATTGGGTACACCAGATAGCGCACCACGTGGACCTACTGAAATTACACAAGATGTCAATACATTGGATTACGATATGAGGCAACGTGATGATGAAAAAACCGAGAAGCCTAGAAAGAAACCTAAGAAAATGCAAGGTGAGCCTCATCCAATGACTGCTTCTGTTACTACAGATGAGGGTGAAAAGGGCAAAATTAGGGTCACAAACGAAGAAGCGGCCTTAGAAATGGAGCCTGAAAATCCCTTTGAGTAGTATTGTAGTATCATAGGTGGTATCATATACCATTACAACACGTGGTGTGCCAATGGTTCTTAGCGTAGCCCGGCCAGCCAGCGCAGTTTTGCTTAAGGCACACCGAGTTGACGACCTTGTGATTGCGGGCTATGCGAGTGTCGAACTTGTGGATAAACAAGGTGACTTGATTACTACAGGTGCGCTCAATAAGGCATTCAAGAAGTTCATGGCGAACCCGCAATATAGCAATGTGCAACTAGCACATTCTAACATCCAAGTGGGTGAAGTCATTCCAGAATATACTGATACAAATGGCCGTATGTGGAAGTCCGAGGTAGATGATACCGGACTATTCGTAGTTATCAAACTACGAAATGACATTGAAAAGGCCCGAGAAGTTGCCGCAGAAATTAGAAAAGGCAATCTTCGTTCATTTTCCATTGGTGGTCAGGCGTTTAAGCGCGTCAACAAATCGGACGGAATGCGCGGTTCATACCGTGAAATCCAAGATATGGAACTTCACGAAGTAACAATTTGTGAAAAGGGCATCAATACGGAATCTACCTTTAAGATATTGAAGGAGGACAAAAACATGGCAGAAACAGAAGTTGTGGAACAGTTGCACAATGTTCTGGAGCGTCTATCCAAGCGATTGGATGAGTCGGAAGGCGTGGAAAAGGGCAAGCCCCCATTCCTTGAAGACGACAAAGACGACAAGGACAGCGGCGACGACAAGAAAGAAGGTAAGTCCGACAAGGACAAAGACGAAAAGATGGCATATTCAGATGAAGATGGCGACCAAGCGAACAAGGGATTCGATGACGTTATCACAACTGAATACCTCAATTGGATGGAGAACACCCTAAAGGGCGCAGGTGTCGATACACACGCTGCTCGCGCACACTTTGACAGTGTGAACAAGGGATACCGACCTGAAGACAAGAGCGACCACCGAGGCCAACCCCCATTGGGTATTGTTGGCGAAGGTATCAGCGCACCCAAAGCCAATTTCGGTAGCGGGAAGCCTAAGGGTAACAAGTTCGCAATCCGCGCATCTCAAGATGCATGGTCGCCACCACGTGGCAACCAATTTGTCATCAAGGAAAACGTGACCGCTGCACAGGTCGAACAGGCTTACGAAGTCTACAAGGCCGCAGCAATGGAGCAGCAGTTCAAGGGCGAACTCAACGAAGCATTCGCAGAACGCCTAAACAACGAACTCATGCACAAGCAAAATGCAGAAGAAAAGGCAGCATACGATGCCCGAACCGATGTATCCAGCCTACAGAAGGCTGTCCTTGAATTGGCAAACCGCATTGACAACATTTCATCCGGTGAAGGTAGCGTATCAATCCGCAAATCTGCACCATCCGTTGAGATTCCCACAACAGAAGCATTGGCTGACATCAGTTGGTCCGATGTTCACAGCCTTGCTAACAAGGCACTAATGGGAGGCGAGTAATATGGCACGAGATTATATCCGAACAATACAGGACATGGAGCGATACTATTACGGCGCAGGTAACGTAAGTGGCTACTCATACAGTGGCGCAGACATCCTCAAGGCCGATGCACCGCTTCTAAGCACGACAGCAGGAACATACCAAGCAATCTATGGTCGCAAGGTCTGGTCGCAACTGAACCAAGAGTTCAACGCATTCAGCATTTTGCCCAAGAAGCCTTGGGAGAAGAGTGGTTGGAGAATCATTACCTCTAAGCCATCGTTCACCAAGGGTGGCGGTGTTGCGGAGAATGCAACCCTTCCTGACACGACCAAACCAACCTTCCTACACGTGGCTGCAAAGCCCAAGACGGTTGCTCACACATTCGATATGAGTGAAGTGGCAATCTTCCTTGCCGACAAGGACGACGGCCTCGGTGACATCCGACAGGTATTGAAGGAAGAAATGGGTAAGCACCACGCAGACCACGTGAACGTAATGCTCACAACTGACGTGGAAACACCAGCCGGTAACGATTTCGAGTCTCTTGACCGATTGACAACCAACCCATCAACCATCAACAACGCGAACAGTTACGTGTCAGCAAACACTGACAACGATATGTACTCGATTACACGTGACAGCGGTGGAGATGCATGGGAGGCTGCTGAAGTCAGCGCATCAGGAACAAAAGGCACTAACCGAACATTGAGCCTTGACCATCTTGATACCATGTTCCAGCAAATCTGGACTCGTGGTGGTAATCCAAAGGTCATGTTCACTGGCTATGACACACTCATGCGTGTTCAGCAACTACTACAGACCCAGCAGCGCTTCATGGAAACCAAGCGTGTCACCCCATCGTTCAACGGTGTAAAGGGTGTACCCGGTATCGAAGCAGGATTCATTGTGGCTACCTACAACGGTGTCCCAATCATCCCAAGCAAGGACGTACAAACTGACGGCATCAGTCGTATCTACTACCTCGACACGGATTATTTGTGGTTCCAAACCGCAATTCCAACCCAGTACTTTGAGAGCGGTATTGAATCCGGCGACCCATTCGCCATCAACCGCCTCGGTCAGGAAGGTCTGTATCGAACAATGGGTGAACTGATTGTGTCTTTCTACGGCGCACAGGGGAGTGTTCGTGACCTCTCGTGAGGTTGTTGAGGAGAATAACAAGGAGTAGTGAAAAATATGCCAGCAGCAACACACAGAGGAATTACATACACAACCAATGGTTCCGCGACAATCGCGGCAGACCTAGACCTCCCCCTATGGGCGGGAGTTGACCAAGACGACGAAAATTGGCTGACCAGTTATCCGGGTGCATTGACATCCTTTGAACCACGTCAGACCGATGGTACTAACCGCGCACAACCACGATTGGTTGTATTGACGGTCGGTGCGCTAGCCGAAGCAGAAACCATTACATTGAGCGGAGAGTGCAATGCTATCCTATCATGCATTGGACACAGCAAAGATGCAACTGCAAACCTAGCCCTGACATTCAGCGGTCTTGTCATCACGGCAGATTGTGAAGCAACAGCAGACGGAACAACCAACGATACAGCCAACGCAACCATTTGGCTCATTGTGGCTTGAGGTGGTTCATCTGCCAAAAGTGGTTTATGATGGTCCCTTGCCAACTCAACGAGTTGGCTGGGGAACCCTCATCCGTGGTCAAGTTCAAGAAATCTCGCAAGAGACACTTGACACATTCCGCAACAGTCTGACCAATTGCCGCATCTGGGAAGATGTATCGGCAACGGTCGAGGTTGTATCGGTGGATGCCGGACTTGATGGTATCCCAGATAGCGGATGGACCCGAAATGACATCATTTCTTGGCTGACAGAACAAGGTGTATCTACACGTGCAGGATTGACGAAAGCGCAATTACTGTCACGTGTGGATGCACACTTGAATCCTGTCGAAGAGGAAGAAGTTAGCGAAGAGTCCATAAGCGAGGCTCCACAGGCAGATAACAACGACACAGGAAGTGACGAATAATGGCAGCAGGAAATACAACAGATATTCGAGTACACGTTCTAGGCGACTTGTATATGCTCACTGGTTCATTTACTGACGGTGGAATTGATGTCTTTTATGGAGACCATCTATCGACAGTATTGGCCGCAGGTGGACACGCAACAAGTCACTACGATACAGGTGTAACGGTTGACAACGGTGCAGGTTACGCCGCAGGTCATACAGGTGCAATAGCCGTAGATGCAGTCGATGTACGATTGCATTTTAACGTCGGTGAAACACTATACACGGCGGCAGGTGCGAGACTTGGTACAATTACAACAATTGGAGGCGCAACATCAGTTACAGTTGGTGGCGGTCTTTTGGAAGCGTTGGTTGATGACCAACCCATTCACAAGCATGGACCGTTCAACGCAGCAATTACATTGAGTGATGATACATTGGATGTATCCGTTGACGAGAACAACAAATACGTAGTTTTCGGTACAGGTAACATGGGTGCATCCGCCACTGCATCGGCCCTTGATGGTCGATGGTGGATACTCGGGAAACGCTGATGCGGGGTGAAACCTCGTGCCATCGTTTAGTACCGTTAAACTACCATCAGCAGGGCCTTGGCCCACAATGTGCGCTATCAACAATGCAGCAGGGTATGCAGCCGGTACATCTACCGCTATGACCAGTGACGATTTCCTCCCTAGTGGGGATGTTCGCACTGTCATTGTGCCCGGTATGGATGTATGGGCTAAAAATCCAGCACAGAACAACGCTATCCAATTTTTGGGTACGTGTACCGCTGTCACAGCGACATCTGTTCGTTGTGGCGGTGGTACTAAGTTCGCAATCAATGACAATGCAGAATTGTATGTTGTGGACCCCGCTAATCTAGCATATACACTGGCTTTGGGTCGCGGATTTGTTTTGTCTGCTGCGGCTACTGCCGGTGTTGAAGTATCTGATGATGGCCGTGGTAATCTCGCATATACGTTCTATGATATGACGTGATGGTGATTGAATGAATGGGCTATCCCTCAAAGATATTGACCGTATGAACAAACATGGATGGTCAAAAGCCCAAGAACTCAAGCCAGCCGATGAAGGCATTGCGTGGGAGAACTACGCAATTAAAAAACAAAACACCCGCAATCGTCAGATTGCTGATGTATTGAACATTGGTGCTGGCACACGTTGTAAGCACTGTGGTATGTTACATCTATGTTGGGTTGCCAAATGCGCTACGTGTGGGCAAGATATGGATTACAACCTAGGTAAAACGGAGGCAGTTCGATAATGGTTGAATCATGTAAAGTTTGTAATGCTGAATCATCACCTGATTCATATTACTGTAGAGTCTGTCGTGAGTCGATGGGAACTGACGAATCATCAACATCTACTGATTTTCGTATGAGTTACCCTATGGCTTTTGACTATGCATGGGCGTTGATGAAAAACTTTACACCTATACCTATATCTGATGAAGAGGCAAAAAAACTCTTGATAGCGCATGGTATTCCTCATGGTGATGGTTCATCAAGAGAACATGGAGAAGATGCACCACCTAATCCATTACGGCATACCTATCCTCCTACAAGTGTAATGGCGATTTCTCGTGGTATTCCACAAGAAATTGCACAAAGCCAAGCCATTGGTATAGGGCATCATCCATTGTCGGCCTTGTATCGAGATGAAGAGGGTAAGGGAAATCCCATTGAAACGACAGATATTTCTACTGACCCTTTGAAACCCAGCGCCACTACACCTATACCTTGGAACCGCCAACGTGAATTAGGGAGGCCAATGTCTTTCACAGATGAGATGTCAGCAGATGCCGCAAATACCATGCATAGAGATATGGCACGAACCAATCCAAACCCGCCAGAACAACGGCAACGAAGTCGTCAAGAAGCACCATATTTGTATGACGAACAAGGGCGATATGTTGGCGAAGGTCGTGGTAAAACAGAAAATGTCATTGCGACATCCAATGATACTGTCAGCGTAGTTATGCAGATTCTCAAACAAGGAGATTTGAATAAATCGGCTTGGGAAGCGAGGCGAGAAGGACGGCGATACGGACCCTATGGCCCTCCGACAGATGAATGGGAGTGTGATGAATGCGGTAAGCGCATCGGATTTACTGAAATCGGTGGTCAAGCCAAAAACGGCCCTCTTTGCATAGGGTGTGTTCAAAGGTATGTCGAGAACAGAAGAAGGAATAATCCACGTTGGATGTATGAGGAAGGGGCATGATTTGAATGCCCACAGTATTTCAACCCGGTGAACGCGCACCAGAACCTATTGACCCAGATGCAGTCATCTATACGACCGCACAGAAAGTCGGTGAACTACTACAGATTCCACCCGCAGACCCGGTGGATTTAGCAGGTAACGCATCTGCATCTGATACATCTGTCGATATATCACCCATTGATTTTCGGAATACTGGATTTGAAGTAGGGGATGAAATTGAGATTGAAAGTGATGCAACATTGGTTGAGACACGTACAATTACTGCCATTACATTGAGTAGTGGCAATGCACGATTGGCATTCACAGGTGGTCTATCGTATGCACATACTACTGCCAACAATGCCACCGTGCGTAACAATGCTATATTCACCAATGGCAAACTACGTGGTGTATCTAGAACACACGTTGAGACCTTGATTAAACGTCACCAAGACCGCATTGACAACATCTGCAATAACTCATGGCGACCTATGTTACAGGTTGCTGAATACAAGATATTTGATACTTACAAGCCATACCGACGCCGATACTACACAGACTATGTTGGGACCACACCACTCTTATTCCGTAATGTTCAGCAGATTCTACGATTAGAGGTATGGCAAGGGCAAGATTACAAGGAATTGGCAGGTGCTGAAGTCCGATTGAAAATCATTGACCATTCAGCATTGGCAAGTGATGGTGTGTATCTGTGTCCGGGTGGTGGCGGTGTATTCACTTTGAACGTGGGTACAGATAGCGATACATGGAATGCATCGTTTGACAATGCGACAACCGCACAACAACTTGCAGACCTCATCAATAAGGATGGTCGTAGAAACAAAAATGCAGTCGCGTCATCGACCAATTACACATTGGAAGATTCGTATTCATCTAGTGGTACTGTGCAAGCCAAAGTCCACAATGAGTTCTTGGCATCAGCCAATGCTGATTACGGCATCGCACGTGTCAAAATCAGTAGTATGCGTCGAGCGGCAGGTGGCACACAATCTACTATTGCCGCATCAGACCTGACAAACATTGAGTTTAGTCAACATGGTACTGCTACTACAACATCGACAAGTGTATCTAGCACTACTGTCAATGTCGCTTCTACTGCCGATTTCGTATCGCATGGACTCATTATGGTAGGTAGTGGCACATCAGTTGAGGTCTTGTCATATACGGGTAAAACCGCGACATCATTTACAGGATGCGCCAACGTCAAAGGAACCCCATTGACGACACTGAATACAGGTGGAACGACAGCATTCCAATACCAATTCGCCATTGACTATCAAGGTTCCACCGCAACAGGTGATGAAGCCCGATTGAAGGATTGGTGGTTTGACCCTGAAATGGGTGTCATATATTTCAACAATTCATATCCATTCTTTGAGTGGAATGCGGTCAAAGTTACGTATGTGTATGGCGAGCGGTACGTCGAAAAGGCCATTGAGGACATCGTGACCAAGTTGGTTGCTATGGACTTGATTACGGCTGATGACCGTTCAGTTCTAATTCCCGAAGGAACCACCAACATTGACCTAGGTTCCAAGTATCAACTATTCAAGCAACAGGTTGCCGAGACCTTGCCACGATATGTGGAGGTTGTTACACTTGACTAGTCCAATTGATTTCGCATGGGCTGTAATGAAAGCACCTATTGATTCTCACGGTTATTCAGATTTACCCCGCGATATGTTCGATGAAAATGTAGGAATAATGTCTAATCAAGAAGAGCAAGATTGGTATGATTTTATAGCGAAACTGCCTTTTGATATGGACAACGATTTGACTGATGAAGAACAACAAATGATTGTTGGTATTTTCAATAGACTGTATGAAGGTGATGCTCACATACTACACCCTGATGACGATTTTGATGCAAGGGGCATGATATTCATTGAGGATTATGGGGAAGTGCCAAAAGAAGATTACTATAATGCCGAATGGTGGTGGAATCATCCACACGGACACATCAATAGCATACGAGATGAGTATGAATCTATTGAAGAACTTCAAGCAGATTTAGACAAGGAACGAGGGGCGGTTTGATGCACCCAATTGACCACGCATGGGCCGTATTGAAAGCCAATGAAGTAGTTATTGATGGTGTCACATACGTGCCACAACAAGAACAGCCGCAACAAGAAGAACCTGCACCTACTGGAAGTGATGTACCGTGGGCTGGTCGCACTATTGCGAATCAAGGTGGATGGAAAGATTTTGGTCGCCGTATGATGGCAGGATTTAGAACCCGCGATGACCAAGGTAATAGAAGTACTATGATGGATAAATTACGCGGAGCAATGGAGCAACGCCAACAACAATTGTCTGCGCCCAATCCTGAAGCAGATTCACCATTAGCGACGGAAGAAGAAAAACCTAGGTCTATTATGGATTTAGTGCCAGATGAGGATGACCCCGAGGCATGGTGATTGAATATGATGAGTAAAGAAGTATGGAATAATATGCGAAGTAGCATCATTATGCAACGTGACGAAGGATTACTCATTGACGATACACAGCGTGAAAATTTCTACATTCAAGAATGCATGGCTGAATTAGATTACAGTGGTACTGAATGTCAATATGATGATGGTAATATCATCGACCCAAAAACGAGTAATCCTGTATCTAACGATATTGCTGATGCCATTCATCGACGTGTTAAACAACGTAGTGGGACCGAAAGCATTTTAGCAGACAAGATGTTGAGACAATTGGATAAGTTGGAGGATTTATCATGACAGCAACGTGGTTAGAGGCGATTCCATTATTGGAGAATCTATTCGATACAGGTTGGAACCGTGCCAATACGGGCCAACGTAAGCCGGTGATTGCTGATATTACAACAGTGGACCCCGGCCGTGGGAAGCGTTTGGACATCCAGCGACAAGATGCTGTGTTGTTCTATGAGACTGCACACAACGAAGAACAACCTGAATTGCTATACGACTTCGTGAACACTCGTATCAATATCACAGTGGACATCAGAACCACTGTAAGTCGTGACCAACTATACAAGATGGAAAACGAGGTACGACGTATTGTTCATGCCAATCGTAGAGGTGATGCGGTGAACTTTGATAGGATGATTTACAAGACCAGAACTGACCTATCTGACCGTACAAAGAAGTTGTGGCGTTACACATTTCAGGTAGAAATAGTAACCTTTGCAGAATTGATACCATGAAAACACTGATTAACTGACGTAGTATCCGAGGTAGTGAAGCATATGCCATCAACAGTGTATAAGGGTGACTTGAGCGAGGTCACATTCGGTCGAGAATCAGGATTATATCTCAAATCAGCAGACAGCGCAGGACACGCATCTGGCTATCCTCAAACATTCACATGGACTTCTGCGGCAGTCGCAAGTACCAATACTTCCACCATCACATTTGCAGGTGGTATCGCAAATAGTCCAGTACAAAGTACGAAACTAATGTATCCAGATGGTATGCTCATTGGTGCAACATTGACATTCCATGCATCAGGTAATTTCGCCAATGATGATTACGCTACAACAGGTCAAATCTATACCATTGTGAAACACACAGCGTCGTCTGGTGCTACGGTTTTGACTGTATCGCCACAAATGAATGTTGCGAATAATTCAGCAACAGGTGATGCGATGTACATTCATGCATTGGGTACTCCTGCACCGGATGTCACAATGGCTCACAATACTTCTGCAAGCAGTAGCGACGAATCAGTATTGACTGACCAATTCATAGGTCTGGCCGCAACGGTCACATTACCTGATACAAAAAATGAGATTAAGCGACAACACGTTGTCGGTATTGGTCGTGATGTCGTAGTCCAAGTGGCTGGCAAGCAAGTCAACGAGGGTGGTTCTATTGAAGTTATGATGAATAATCCACGTTGGATGTATTACGCATTGGGTGGAACAACCGTTAAGGATACAAGCACAGGTGCAGTTGTAAGTCCCACATTGGATGGTGCAGTTAGCGCTGGTGATTCACACGTTACTCTATCAGCATTGACAAGTATTGCAGTAGGTGATTATCTGATGATTGAAGATACTACTGCATATCAGATTCCAAGCGATAACCCAGCAACGGCTGGCACAGGTTCCGGTGGCAATACATGGCCGGATAGTACTGCAGCAACCGGATTCAAGTTCACAGAAACCAATGAAGTGCGTCGTATTGTCGCATTGAATGGGTCCAATTCCAGCAACAGTAAAGTGGTATGGTTGGATGCACCATTAGACTTCGGCCATGCAACAGGTAAAACGTGCCGTATTATGCGATATGATACAGCATCATCTAATGGAAGTCCTGATGTGAACAAGGACACCTTAGCCATTACCAATCCATACACACATATGGTCTATAGTTCATGGAATATCCCATCATTCACTTTGGAACACAGTATTCGTAATCGTGATGTTGGAGGATTCCAAACTGAAACAGGCGCACTTGAAAACGTACCGGGTACATCGTCTGACGCCAAGACCTTAACACGTGTATTCCGAGGATGCAAAGTGAAGGATTGGTCATTGGGCGCAGATGCAGATGCCGAAGTCAAATTTACAGTCAATTTCGATGCACTGTCCGTGTACACAGATACTGGAAGATTGGAAGCGAGTGACAAAGGTGACAGATACACCGCACACCGTATGTTTGAAAATACAGCAAACAGTGTGGTTAATCGTAAGATTGCAGGTATCGCACCATATACACAAAAACCATACCTATTCTACAACGGGACTATCAAAGCATTTGGTCAGACCTTGGCGCGTGTAACCAAATTCAATCTAAATGGTAAAAACAATGTTACACAACATTGGACAATCAAAGGAACCGATGCACCATTATACAGCACCACTACAACAGGTGAGGCACAAGTTCCATTTGCGGGGTCACGATTCCCAAGTCTAGCCGTTGAAGGTAAAACCGAATACGATTTGGAATTGGAAATTATCATTGATGACCCACTTCTATGGCACGAACTACGCAATGCAACCGAGCGAGATTGGACTGCACCTGTTGAATTACAACTCACCAAACAAGGAACAGGTGCAACCCGCGAACAAATTACCATTACGGTGGAAGATTACATCATGGAAACGGGGCCAATTCCTGTGCCAGAAGATAAAGGTGTGATTCGCACTACCGCTAAACTACTATGCAAGCACGTCAAGATGGAGACTACTGGAACACTCATAGGATTGTGATATGATGGCACGACGATTCAGTATGCATCCCGGCGACCCAGACCGTGTAATACGACAAGCAGAATTAAAAGCAGAAAGTGTACCACTCAAACCCCTTGTTGAAGAGGTCTTTGACCCCGAGGCATCCAAACCAACGGATGACCCATTCCCTGAAGAACTGCAGGATTACAGTTCTATGACCGTTGCAGAACTGAAAGCACTATGCGCCGAGCGTGGTCTTGCAGTATCTGGAACAAAAAACGAACTCATTGAGCGATTGAATCTCAATGATGCATCCGATTCCACCGAAGCCCCCGCTGAAGAAGCGGCTGTTGAGGAGGAAGTGGTGGCTCCCGCTGAAGAAGCGGCAACCACCGAAGAAACCGTAGAAGGTGAAGTAAGTGAGTCAGGAGGAGAGAACAGTGGCGAACCCACTGAATAATAGCAGACAAGGCGAGCAGATAATTGCAGATAAATCATCACTACTAGTGAAAAGTGGTGTAACGGAACACATAATTCGTGTGGACCCTAGCAATGAATCCCTCGTAATGAAGGTCAATGTGCGTGATTTATCGTTCATAGATATGCAGAAAGCGATTAAATCATTCGTTTCTATTGAAATGGATGGCGGTATTGAAATTGACCTTGCTGGATATTGGCGATACATGATGGAAAAGTGCATTGTAAGCACGGAACCATCGCTATCCGTGGTTGAGATGACAGGTCTCAATCAATTTGCAGGACAACAACTAACGTCTGTTCTGCCACAACCACAGGACCTATTATCAGGCCCTTTGGAGGATGGCAGCAGCGAGTAGAAGAAACGTATCATTTGATGCAAAATCCTGCCAACGATAATATCCCATTCATGTTTGATTCTGCCATCTACTTTGTTGCTAAGCATTATGGGTTAAGCATACCCGAAGTGCGGGCTATGACCGAAGAAGATTTTGCGGATTCATTTGTATTCGCGGCAGCGTCTGAACGAATTAAGCACGAAGAAATGGAGAAAGCGACCAAAGATGCCAAAAGCGGTACTCAAGTAGGTCCGAACAAGGGGCAACCGTTCCCGTTTGAATGAGGTGATTGAATGGCAGATACGACCCAACGAGCAACTCAAGATACGGCGGCTCTACAAAGACAGATTCAAGGGCAAGTTGTATCTCTCGGTCTTTTAGAAAAGGCACAATTGAAAGTTCACAAAGCAATGGTGAATATGCCCGGTTTGAAAACAATACTGCAAATGAAACAATTTGTTGGAGGGATTATGGGAGCGCATAAAGCCAATACGCAATTAGCGCAAGGACAGCAAAATGCAAATAAACGAGCAAATACCAATTTGTCTGTCATACAACAATTGTGGGTATCCATGACAGCATATGGGGCAGCGACAAGGGTAGCAACTAAAGGAACTTCTGGATTAGGCAAAGCCATGTTTTCATTGGTTGGTAGCATGATGTTTATTTTTGGTATTTTTTTATTGCTGGTATTAGGTCTAGGATTAGTTGCAGTTGCCTTTGCTGATGCTAATAGCCCGATGGTACAGATGATGGAAAATACGCCGGTATTATCAAATGTTTTGAGTGGATTACAAATTGTCTTAACAGGTGAAGATGGTGCAAGTGGAGCCGCTGGTGCATTCGATGTATTCGTAGTGGCCGCTATCGCAGCAGCAGCATCACTCGCATTATTTGGTGCGCCTATTGCTATATTGGTAGGAACTTTAGTCGCAACTGTTGGCATTTTCAAATGGTTCAAAAAAGAAACAGGAAGTACATTTGGTGCAATTGCGGCAGGTACGGCAGTTGCAGCAGCAGGTTTGTATGCATTCGGCGCATTTATTGGTGGATGGGTAGGAACGATATTGACAACAGTAATGGGACCAATTGCCCTTATTGCTGGTGGTATCGCAGGTCTGGTAGCCGTGGCTTCAGGCGCAATGAGTGACGCAAAAGCAATTCTTGTGGGCATTGTCAGTGCTGTGTTACTGGCAGTAGGATTGATTGTTGCGGGTGTTGCTATTGTTCCTGCTGCAATCATCGCCGCAGTTGCGTTGGTTCTCGCCATCATTTGGCGATTCCGTGACCAAATTATTGAAGGCATTACATGGTTCCTTGGATGGCTATGGGCTGGTGTCGAAACTGTTGGTACTATTTTATGGACTATTGGTGAAGTGATTGTTTCTGCAGTAGTGTTCATTGTCACACTACCGTTCAAACTCATTTGGGGATTGTTGAAATTCTTATTCAGCATACCCGGTATGTTGTTCAATCTAGGTAAGAAGATTGGTGAAGCCACCGTGAAGCCATTCTTAGACCTTGTAGCGGCAGTCAAATCTATTGGTGCTGGCCTGAAAGATAAATTTATGTCTGGTGTTAATTGGTTCTTGAATTTACCCAATACGATTATCGCTGGTGTCAAAGCAGGGATGGCGGCATTTGATAGTGCATTCCGTGGTTTTTGGAATCAATATATTTCACAAACATGGACAGTTCCGAGATTCATTATGAAACTCACAGGTTTGCCTCGCAAACTCAATTTCCCACCAGAGATGGCAGATGGTGGTATTGTATCAGGTCCGAAAAGTGGATACCCTGCTACATTACACGGTACTGAAGCCGTAGTCCCATTACCTGATGGGCGCTCTATCCCTGTTACTATGAAAGGTGGTACTGGTGGCGGAGGTCACACATTCAATATCCATGTGGATGCGTCTGGCATTGCCATTCTATCACATCAACAAAAGATGTCATTCGCCAAAGAAATTGGCAATCTCATCAAAGATGAAATCAATAAAAGCAGTCCATTCTAGGTGATATTATGTCAGTTCCAATTCGTCTTGTGCAACGCAATGGAGACCTCATTTCGTTAGATGCATTAGATTTCAATTTCAATATCGCACGTGGCACTACACCTGTACCTATTCCTATGTTCGGAGAACGAGCCGCAGCAGATTTGAATGTCGTTACCACTAGCATCACTATGAGTGTGATTATACGCGATGATGATTGTGAATCAACAGATGTCTCACCACAATCTGCTTCAGCATTCATTGATTTTGGTAAGCCCAATGAACGAGATGCAAATCAAATTGGTGCAGGGTCGTATTTCTTAGGTGATGGTGGAACCGTTACGATTGGGCAAAGCACTGGTGAAGACATTACCAACAAAGAATTCCAAATAAAATCTACCCACCATCAACAATCAGGCACTGGTCCTGTCATCATCAAATTCATTGCTGATGCCGCTGGCTCTTTAGGTGCTGCGACATACAGTTCTGGAACGGTGAGTATCAATCTCTATCATGCTAACTTGGTACACGCATCTGCGCCATCTCCATCATCGGGTGCATTCGATAGCATTGGAGAAGAGGTTGCGACATACCTCACCAATGCATTAAACAATTCAGCCAACATTGGTATCACCACAACAAGCACAGGAGATACAGGTCTTAGTCATGCATTTACAGCCACTTTGAATAATGGTATATTCCCCACTACATTAGGCAGCACACGTGTAGATATTGTGCAAAAAGAAACGGGGGTAAATGGAGATAGTGCAACTCCCGTATTTTGGGATTTGACTTCATCAGGGTCTAGCAATCAATTGGCGTGTAAGCCACCATCATTTCGTACATTCCGTGGTGGTAAAGGTAGTACGTGCAAATCTGCAGGTGACAAAGTACAAGACCTTATCGCCAATGTATCGAATAGTAACGTCATGGGTGCAGTCGGTCAAGTCATTTCACTAGATGCAAATGAAGAACGAAAAAGTGTCATCAGTACTGATTTCAATAGTTTGGACCCGACTGCAGGAGCCACAGATGACTATATTGTAGGTATTCAAATACCATACAATTCATTGATTCAAGCGGCTGGAACTACATCAACTGTGGCTCGCAATTTCTTACTTGTGACAGGTCTTAGTCCTGCGGCTAATCAAGGTTCAGAAGCCAATACATTACCTGCGAGTACAACTTTCGATGTGTTAGATGTCTATACAGGTATTCGTGGCACTGTAACAACTCTCCAACTTAAGTATTCAGCAGGTGATACCTTCTACGGAGGTTCAATCACATTCAACCCAATTGACTTCATTGCAGGACCGTGATATTATGACACTGATTGGTAAAAGTAGCCATGCAATGTTTTTCAATGGTATATCAGATGGTATCTTGGTTCCGCAAGCACCATTCTCTAAAACTGGGACACAAACTACTCATGGTAAATCATACGACGCGACATTGGGTGGGCAAGGTCAAAACGTAAATACCAAAATGAGTAAAACTAGTGAATCATTCAGCGTTGAAGCATGGGTAGTGCCTGATTGTGGTGGTGTGATTGCTTCCAAAGAAGGTGTGTTTGAATTACGAATTGGGGATATTAGCACACCCGGCCCAGCCCAATTTACAGTTCACACTTACGATGAAAATGTAGGTAAGCAATCTGTAACGGCTACAACAGCGTCACCTGTGATTGTATCTGGGGCGCACAAAGGGTGGGATGGCATCGTATATCCAACGGATGCATCCGTGGCTCTACAAGGCACGTTCAATCGCTTCAATACGGGTAAAACAGATGAATCTGCATTGAATCGTAATTCACGTGAATTGATTTACATTGTTGGTGTGTTCACTGGGCAACAAGTCAAACTGTATGTAAATGGAGAATTGGTAGCATCTGAAAAACTTCAACGTAAAACACGTAGCGCTCATTCATCTGCTAATCTATACATTGGTGGTAAAGGTGGTGAATATCGTGGTCGTATTGAAGGTGTACATTGGCGACGTGGGTTCGCTGAAAGTAATGCCATACCTAGTTCACTATTACCAAACACTGATACTATTGGATTGTGGCGGTTTGAAGAACCCATTGATGTGCCAGATATTTCACTGACATTGAAATCTGCAGCATCAGCATCAACAAATGCCAGTGGTAGTACATTGACAATATCCAACGCTGATGGTAAAGCGTTGATGGAATACATCACAGGTTCAACACCTACGGCAACAACCACATTAGACCTTGCTTCATCCACATATAGCAATGGCAAATATCAGATAACTACAGCCGGTGCATTACAACAACCTGACCATCTTCCTATCAATCTCATCATTAATCCCACAGGTGTGGATGAAAAAACTGGCATTGCGTATCAAACAAGCCCCCCAGAGCGCGTTAGATTGAAGCAAGTGGTATGGAATGCCGATGGCACTACAGACAGCACCCTGACGGTGTATAGTATCCATTTAGATTTTAGCAATAGCACCACCACAGGTCTGCGTGGATTATTACACGCACACGCAGCCAATGATACTACCAACCAACTTGCGAAAGGTTCGACCATTGCCGTTATCAATTCAGACCTACTGATTGATTCAGGTAGTGGATTACCATTACGCGCACCCGGTCAAGGTACACAAATCATTGACCGTACAGGCCAAATGGTAATTGATGAAGTCGGTGGCAATCATGGATTCATTTTCAATACACAAATTGCTACTGACACTACAAATAACCCATTCGCATTCAATTGGGGTGCGACAGAACTACCTGTTGGATTCCAAGCCGGTCATACAGGCCGACACAAATTCACACACATCACTGGGCATCCATATCTTCAGCATTTACCCGAAGCCACTGAAGAAATAGTTGAACGAAATTTAGATGGTGACAGTGATTCATTTACAGCATTCTATGAAGGAAGCGCATTAGGTCTGCGTCGTCAAGTGCCATTGGGGTCATTGATGGATGTTCACCGCCAAGCATTTGTCGGGTCGGCCATCAATGTGGAAAATACAGGTACAGTAGTTGAAGCCGTTGAGAATGGATTAGCAGGTTTTGACACTACGGCACGACAACTCATTGCTATTGGTGGTGAGGGATTCGACCCAATACCATTTTTATTGAAAGGTCATGCATTCCTTGGTGAAGATGGAACTACAGATACCTATGATATGCACCTAACACCTGAAGATACATCACGTGTGGCTATTTTGGAATGTGCAATGGGAAGTGACGCCGCACCATATGTGGAAATCCATTACAATGCCATTGATTTGGATGGTAGCCGTATTCAGTATGCTGCAACAGGGACAACATCAGCGGCATGGGATAATACCAATCATCGTATCACATTGACCAATAATGGCACGAAAGCATTTGGTCCTAACAGTGGAACATTCGATGGATACCATCTCATCTGCGATGGGGAACGGGCTTACGATTCTAAAGGAACTGTTACTTTTACAATTGACCACACCAATCACCGATTGAATGCAACATCAGGTGGTTCAAGTGTCCGAACTGCATTTGAAGGTAAGATTGCGGCTGCTGGTGCTATTGTATATTTAGAACTTACAGGTGCAGCGTTATGTGTAACTAAAACTGTGCCGGATGCATCATCTATTATCAGTGGAACACAAGTCATTGATTACATTCATACTGCATTAGCATCGGGGGCAACATTACACGCTCCCGGTGGTGTAGTGACCATCAGCGATGATGTATTGGGAGCGGGTAGTGTCGCATTTCAAAATCATCGTATGGTAGGCGATAATACAGGTGGCACAACATATGAAATGGAATTGGACAACACTTTGATTCCGGCCAATCATGTTCCCAATTCTGCTACAGATACTCCGCAATCACCCCCAAAAGGAATTGTTGCTTCTCATGTAATTGATGCTACGCATTCACCTGTTTATCACAAAATGGTTATCCGCAATTCTCAATCTGGAACATCAGGTTCTGCAGCCGGTAATTCAAGCGACCCTGCTATTACAAACGCACCTGATATATTCCGATTATCGCCACGGAAAGAAGCGACTTCAAATGCAAATGGAGTATTCGATACTCCAGCCACCAATCATGCGACTAATCTGTTTGAGGTATTCGATATTATTGACAATTGGCAAGTCGGGAAAAATCATGTATTGATAGTACAACCAACAGACCGTACACGCACTATGCAATTGACAAAATTCGCAAGTGAATCTACACAATCCAATGACCCTAATTTCCTAAGTGTCGAGTTCTTACAATGTCGTGGTCGTGTCCAAGACTTCCGTGAAAAAACAGACGACAAAGGGCGACAACTCATTATCCGAGGTTTAGGATTAGTACATGATATTCGAGATGCTAATGCATCACTTTTGGGTGACGGCTCTCCTGATTCACACGGCGTCAAAGAAATTATTCCCGGTGGGCCTGTAGTTGCCGTATCATTGGGTGGTCCCGGTCAAGGTGCATTGGATACCAAGCCCACATATGACCCATCACCAATGGCTCGTATTGGGTGGAATACTCGTCGCCCATGTGCGGCTGTAGTCAATACAGTGGATGTATCATCTACACCTCGTACCATTACCTTGAGTCCGTACAATAATCAATCTAAACATTTGGCTAGTTGGGGGCATATTTGCTTCCCTCCTAGTAGTGGTTCAAGCGGTAGCAATGATGCTCGGGTGTATCTCAAAACAGGTGCATCTGCAGCATACTATGACATCGTAGCAGGTGAGATTCTTTTCGACACAACTGATACCAATATGGCAGGATGGTTCGTCAATGCCGATGGGTCATTGGAAAGTACATTCGCTGATTGGGTCACTACCAACGTATTACCTGCTGGAACCATTCTATACACAGACCCATACATTGGGGATGATACAATGTCAGAAGATGGCACGACCGTGCAAGACCGTATGTTCCAAAAATTGAGTAGTGTAACACATGATTACCAATTAGGCACACAGTATGCTTCCACACGTGCATTGGTTGAGATACCATTTTTCCCCCATCAATTCTTTGAAGATGCTGAAGAAGGTATTTTCCCCGGTCCGAACAATAGTATGAAACTGACGTTAGATGCTACCATGACCGCCCACACATGGAATCCTAAACCTGTAGGGCGAAGATTGTGTGATTCAAGCATTGCCGCTGACCCAACTGTATTGGGTCCATATACTCGTAATTGGATAACATCTGGTCTGCGTGATACGTCTATTGTATCTGTTACCTATGTATCGGCTTCTTCTCCTGCACCTGCACATTGGTTATTTGAAGTGGATGACGCATCTATTTTCCCACAGGCTATGGAAGGATTGATTACATCAGCCAGTGCATCTGGATTAGGTCGAGCCGGTATAGCGAAAGGTGGCGCAGTATCTCGAACACGGCGATTCTTTTTGCCTGATGGTAGTTGGGCAATTTATGACCGTGTAGATTACACCAATAATACAATTCGTGTGAATGATTTGTTATCAGGCTATGGTATCCGAACAACAGATTCTGGTGGTCATACTACAAATTCCAAAACAAATGAAAATAATGCAATAGGATTCGGAATGGGCAAAACCAAAGGTGGTCATACATGGAGACCTCTTTATGGTGAATGGCAAACAAACAGAGAAAGTCGGCAAGATGGTGAATGGGTCATCCAACCTATTACTTCACCTGAAATGATTGGAAAACGTATTTCACCAACTGCTCACATATTCAATGGAGATATCCCATCCATCAATGACGGTGAAGGATATTCAGTAGCCGAAGCGCAATCTTTCACATCACCATTTTACCATGACCAAGCCAGTGTATTGACACAAGGTAGTGGATTGGATTACGGATTGAAACAATATGTCAGCGCTGTCGAGTTCAAAGCAGGGCCGGAAGAAAATCCACATACTGCTAAATTACAAACGGGGGCATGGCGTGGTAAGATTCTTAGTTACAAAAACAATGTATTGATAGTGGATAATGCAGAAAACTTCCCACCCATTGGTGCAATGCTACGATATGGCTCACAAAGTGTATTGGATTGGAAAGTACGAAATGAGAATACTGGATTAGAATTACAAATCAATTATCTAGCAACAACTACTTCGATAAGTGAACCTGTATTTAGCGCTAAAGTATGGTCAAGTAGTGCTACCGCTGTATTGGGAACCCACTTCAAAATTGGAGATGAACTTACCATTATGTCATTGGAAGTGAATCCCAATACAGGTGGATATGCTACAACATGGCCGAAAGTGATGCACGATGCAATTCTCAACAAAGAATGGTTAGGACCGTATGCATCTGGCGGATTGCGTAACGGTGATACCATATGGATGAATATGCACTACACTAACCCACACGCAACCGATGGTATATTCTGTAAGAGTCGAGGTGTAGTCAATGATTGGGAAGTTCATTCCATGTTCAATGGAGGTCTTGGTCAATTTGACTTACGTTCACGTAACAGTATCCCAATGGAGAACTTCTTGATTGGGAATACGTGTCGTGAGACTGCGGAAAATTATGTCCAACACGTGAACAAAACAATTGAACAAAATCTGATACAACTAGGTATTCACACTACACGAACTGTTGCTTTCCTTGACCCATATCTATGTACTGATGACCATGCACGTGTATTGCTATACGATGTCGAAGCAGACCGAGAATGTGTAGCGTTCCATGATTTGTATATGCAGGTTCAATCATCTCCTGATGCTGTCAAAATTGACAATATGGATGCTGCAAATGGGTTCATATCTCAACGACGTGATGTGGATATTTCAGGGTGGTTGTCCACATCACAAGAACAAGATTACCCACATGACCATACTGACCATGTGAAGATACGCAGTGACCACGGTAAATCGTCATACATTGAAGGCGCATACAGTCATTCTGATGGAGTCACTATGAATGTTGAACGATTATCTCAAGATGATTCAGAAACAGCCATAGCACGATGGGCCATTGATGATAGATACAATCGCAATTATGAAGAATATGCAAAGCAAGGAGATTGCACAAGTCGATACGCAGTGCCACGCACAACAGATGGTGTATGTTGTTACACTCAAGCAGAACTATGGTTCGGTCAAGGTATTGAAGATGCAAAAGAAGCCGCAGCGTTTTGGGCAAGTAAAAGTGTGACTGGTGTCACCTCAACTACTACAGTTGCGGCGGCGGGAGGAACAGGCAGTCAATCTTTTGATGATTCTACTACCGCAATACAATTCAATAGCCACACTTTAGATACGCCAAATGGTACACGAACAATATCTGCATTCTTATGCCTCAAAGGTATTCGTGCCGTAGATTCACCTACCACTAATGCACGATTGTCTAACTTACCACATTGGAAACAAATGGACTTTACACGACGTTTGACAATAGACCTCGGTGAAATAGGTATCAAAGAAGGTGTAACAAGTGTAGAAGCGGCGGCTCATGAAATTGTCAGACTCATCAATCAAGCCGGTGCAAAGAAAGGGCGGTCGAATATCCGCCGCCCTGTTGACCAATTCCCCGGTGCTACTGTCGGTCAAGACGATGGTGCATCTGCTCACATCAAAGCCGATTACGCTGTTACAGGTTCAACTCATGACCCTGCATCATTTTGGGATGATACAGCGTTCTCATCATATGACCGAGGTTCACATATGGGCTATTTACGCGCACATATAGGTCGAGTAATTGAAGACCGTAATGGTGTTGAAGGCTATACTATTGTTATTCATTCTACAATTCCCGGTGCAACAGGTCGTAATTTCTGTGTATGGCTTGATAATTCCAAAGGGCAGACAAATTACAATCCACAGTTCTTGATTGGTCATGGTGGTAGATTCAATTCATTCTATTGTCAACCATTGGAAACTGCTGGTGAAAATATGCACCCTGCACCTATGCCCATCAATAAGCATGGGCGACCGTTTGCACCTATCACTACACTACAACAATTTGTTAGTACAGGTGTGCCATCCAGTGCTAATGCACAATTGAATCGCGCTATCCCACCCACACCATTTACGGCTCAAGAACAAGAAGGTGCGCTTCCAGCATTACCTAGTTTTGGTGCGGCAGGTGGTGGAGTTGGTTCTAATAGTGTCACAATGGAAAGCACTATGCCTACAGAAATGACTGTTGTAGAAGGATTGGGCGTGGGTACAAAGGCATATGCTCAAATGAACTTTGGTGGTTTAGTTGCATCTGGTGTTCCCGGTTGGAGTCCAGACTATGGAACATGGGGCTTTGGTGATGGGACAGATAGCCGAGCGCATAACATCTATAGTGCATCTGCCGCAACCCAACAAGATTACACAAGTCATGTTCCCGCGACAGATAAATTGGAAATTGGAACAGATGGGCAAATCTATGGTATCCAATTTGAAGACCATCTAAAACGTAAGCATACTGTTCGGATGCTGTATAAGGAATACGGAAAAACATTCACCAATGAAAATACCAATCTCCCATCTACAATTGAAAATGAAATTGTCATTTGGATGGATGACAGAGATGTATCATTTGGTGGATTCACTATTGGTCGCGCTATGAAAGGTGCTGGTGATATTGGTAAGCGTATCAAAACCGGAGCGGCATGGAAATTGGACACGAATGCATACGATGGTGCGGTGACGGAATCCAAAGCCGCATATACAGATGCAATTACAGATGTCCCATATTGTGGAGGCCGATGGAATGGTGTACCGTCGCCAATGGCAGCGTATGCTGTAACCATAGACAGACCGTCAGGGACTTCATTGAGTCTGCGTCACAATCAAGGTGATACATTCGCATGGAACAAATTACATGGTGGCATATGGCATGATTTACCAGCAGATGGTGACGTACTAGGATTTTTAGGATTCCCCAAAACAAACGGTGTGCTTCAACTCACATTACCAGAAGGTAATTCAGGCGGAGCGGCTGCTGACATTGGTTCAACTGGATACATGATTTCATACACACATCGGACTGAAAATACCAAATTTGGGCCACACACATTCTATGGATGTACAGGTATTCCGACAGCATTGAGTGGATGGGGTGATACTACAATTGGACCGGACACATACGAAGTGGCAGAATCACCTGCGTGTATATCTGCTAGACCTAATTGGACAACATTGGTGACGGATGAATTGATTGCAGCCGCTGTCGAGTTTGCATTGACAATGGATGACCCCAATGAAGGTGATACATTTGATTGCACGAATATGTTGGCAGCCGACGGTCGCACATTTGGTGAATGGGGTATCAGCCCATCAGCAATTCGTGTTCAGGCATATTCTGATAAACACCCTATTACACCATTACGTACATTATTCAATGTGCGTCGAGAGAAAGATTACGGCATATTACACGCTCATGCGAATGCGCCACAAAAGACTGTAGATGGTGTAGCCATTCATGCGGCAGGTGCTAGCCATGCAAATGCTCACCTATGGTATAACGAATCATATCCATTGAATCTTACGGAAGGAACAAATTCGACACCTGCTTATGCATCCCCAAGAGGTATGACCAATACTGCATTAGATGGGAATATGGGTGTCCCATGTGGATATGTGCCGCGAACTGTATTGCATATCTCCACTAGGTATCGTGGTGCAAATGCTAACACGGTATCCCCATTGGTTGTTGATTCGCGGAATGTACCAATCAATACAGATACATGGCAACAAAACCTACGTGGTGAACTATGTCAGTTCTGGGCAGGCGACCATATTCTACCTATGATTAACAACGGTCGTGTCGAATTATCTGTTTCTTCATCATCAGATGACGCTAATGGAACATTCACTAATGGTGGTCATTCATCAACTGGTAAATGGGCAATAAAATTGTCTACGATAAATGGTGGCGGTGGTACATCTAGTAATGAAATTCAAGAATTATTCCAATTCGGCCCAGTGGGTCGAATCAAGAACGAAAATATGGGTATGATTACGGCTGGCGCACATGGCGACCATTTACCATTTGGTGGAGCCGAAGATGCATCGTATGTAGCCCCATATACAATGTGGTGTAGTAATTCAGATTGGGCAGTGATTACTCCAAAAGCCTCACAAGCCGATGCTAAAGCCAGTGGTGGCCCCACTAATTTGTTTGATAGTGGATACCGTGATGGTGGATACCAATGGCGTCATCAATTTGCACGTATCAATGTATTAGATGACTTATCTGTTTTGGCTAGTGGTGTCACTGCAAACGAAAGTGAAGAATTCACCGCTCGATGTGATGCTACAATTGCAGCCAATGAAATCATCTACCTACAACGATGGTTAAATCCAGAACATGAAGGTATCCGCACATCTGGTTCATATGCTTATGCGAAACCCATCACATATTTCCGTGGTGCGTCTGATGGTAGTGACCATTCAGTACCATTGTATTTCGGTGGTGGATTCAGCGGAGCAGTATTAGACATCAATGATGGCACAGAAAATGATTACACCGAGTTCTATACACATCCATATTCAGCAGGACCAACAGGTTGTGCAGGGATACAAAATGCAAATGAGATTATGGGGTCGCATTGTATCTTAGACACCACTGCAATGCTCGCCATGTTCCCCGGCACAGGGTATCTCGACCAGCACAAAGGACAAGCCAATCCTCCGTTCCAAAATGAACATCTGCAATTGTCACCTGATATGGCATTGGAAGATAGCCATGTACCTATCACTACTGCAAGTAGTCAAGGACCAGATGGTAGTACAGGTGCGGCAGGATATACAAACAACAGTAAGACTGTTATTCAAACACAACCGTCACCCATCATCTTGAGATTCGCGCATCCATTTGCACGGTATGAAGATGTGCAAGATGATGCTAAGAAAACTCAAACTACCTATGTCGTATTCGGTCCCGGTCAATCCGTGCCGACATTCTTACAATCCAATTACACCAACTCACCAAGTCCGACTACTTACATTGAACCATCAGTTGCCATTTCAGTAGGTTGTTTATACAACAAATACTTGTTTGCTAATTATGGGTCTGACCGTTCAGGCTTCAATCCAGTGGGTGTGGGTCGGTATATTCCAGCATATCCATACGCACCAATGGCATCAGGTCTATTGGCATATTATGGAACACCAGATTATGCGTATCTGCCTAATGGTGTGGATTTGGGCAAAACTACAACATGGGATAACGCACCAAAAACAGGTAGTAGTAGCACGACTAAAAGTGGTTGGGATGCAAAGATTGGATGGTTGCCTCCCACGAAGGATTATCAGCAAGATAACGTCACTCGTTGGCAAGGTGTAGATAATTGGGAACCTGCACAAGGCGACCCTAACGCAGACCAATACAATCAATATGATAGATATGGATTGCATTTGAGTGGTCATTTCAATCGTCACGACTATGGTGAAGATTCTAATCACGACCCTGCATCTGGCACATGGTCGTATGGTTCCACAGGATATGCTCATCCATTATCTCCATTGACTCAAACAATTTACAATGGAAGTGGTGAACGCTTAGCCGGTCCTATTGAAGATGCTGCTGCTATTGACGAAGTGAGTAGTAGAAAAATCTATACCGCTACAGCCAAGGATTATGCGTGGCACATGGATGGTGGGCATCCACCCGGTGCTAATTTCCTCGATGACCGAGTGGTGCGTAATCCACAAAATGGTGGCGCTGCCCAATACTGTTACGCATATCATCAGATTTCAGATGGAACCTATACACCTAGTGAGTTCCGTGTTGGTGACAATGCGACCATGTTCCGTATTGGTGCGGCTATGCTTAAACAACTAACAGATGGTTGGGGATACACACAAGACAATCATACTACAGGTGTCGAAGGTCATGTTGACCGTGACATCATTGTAATAGATGCGACACGTGTACAAAATGCTGAAGAACTTGCTACTGTAATGTCATGTGCCATCAATGAATGGCCGGGAACAGGTGCGCTCAAAGCATTGGGTGGTACGTTCCTACCATCATTCCAAAGCGCTCACAAGCAAGACCGTTATTCATGGGTAGAATTACCAATGGACCCCACCGCAGGAAACAGTGGATTGAATGGGCGCACTGACCATTTGACTTTTGAATCAACAGCAATCAATACAGACTATGTACATCGTGACCATTTCAGTATTGGTATTGCGAATCTCAATCCATATACTAGAGCCACAGTGACAACGTATGTTCCGTATGAATTGCCAGTAACAGGTAGTGGGCGTTTGTTCTTAGACAGTGATACAAACCCTGCAGTAAAACGATATGTTGGTGCAGATACAGGGGCGGATACAGTATCAAGTATGAATGACCGAGGTTTCTACTTCTTCTATGCCGGTATATCCAATTCAGATGATACTTCACAAGGTGGTGGCACTGTCGCTACAGCCGCACATCGTTCATTCTATCTCGCACAAAACTACCGTACAGGTCTACGATTGCCAGAAGACCCTACTGTAGATTGCACTAACCGAACATTCTCTAGTGGTATGACAGGGGCGCAACGACCCGGTATGAAATACATGGAATGTGCAGTACAAGCAGTAACAGCAGCAATTCCAAACCCATTGGTAGGATTCCCGCGTATCATGGTATGGACAAAAACCGGCAACCATCGGTGGAACAATGGCGGATTCAATACTGCTAACGCAACTAAAACGAATACTGACCGAAGCCGATTGGGATTGGATACAACAACAAGTCTCATCTTCCATGCATTGGCTTGTACCCATGTGCATTTCAATGGATTACATGATGCTGTGGACCGTACACGACCCATTGGTGCGGTGGGATGGGCTGGCAATCAATACTCGATGCTCAATAGTATGGGATATTGGGAACCGTCATTGGGTGTATTCGCAGTACCGCGAGGTCTTGGTGCATGGCATCCATACCTATCATTCAATCCATATGGTCATCAAATGGGATGCCATGATAGCAACTACATTGGTCAGTATCAAGCCTCAAATGTTTTCGCAGATGGTGACAACGCTGCCAATTATGGTATTGGAGGAATGAATGCCACAGACGCATCTGCTCATTGGTCATATTCAAATGGATGGTCAACCACATATCCAACTGCTAAAGGGACACATGAAAATCACTATGTGGTTATCACCCACGAAAGTGAATTGCCGTTGGTTGCACGTGCTGACCATTTAGGCATCAATGGTGTTGGTGATTTGCTATCTGGTATTTGGAAAACATCTGCAATGGGTACAACGTCACCACCCGGCAAGGCTGCCAATAACGACCCAAATAGTATTCCACCTACAGGCACTACTGCATGGTCAGCGGATATTCATGCCCCATCTCGATACAGCGCACCAGCCAATGGTGGTCCGTATGTTGAGGCTCAAGTGCCAGCCACCCTTGAGAATCCTACAACAAACGATACGAAAAGAACCAATATGCAATGGGGTGCGAAAGTAGATGGTGCAGATGACCTCATCATGGCAGATGCGTGTGCTGCACCCACAGGTGATTTGTTTGTAGGAACAGATTGGGTGGGTCATGCCAATACATATTATTCAGATGTGAATGGTATTGGTGGTGCAAGAGCCAATGCATTACCCGGTATTTTCGATGCCGATACGGAACCACAAAGATACTGGCACGACCCTGTATCCAACGCAGGTAAGGTTGGTGGGCGCAACTTCACCGTTGAACACGTAGTATGGAAGCGAATGGATGGTGGTAATCTATCATTACCCGCACCTAACGCCCGAGGTCTTGGTGCATTACCTTGGGTATGGCGTAAGCAAAGTGGCACATCAAATTATTACAAGACAGGTGAAACTGTGTATGGTAATTGTCGATTCTCATTTGAAACAACCAACAGTGCAATGCTACCTGTCATTCAGGCACAAGAATTATCCCATCCACAACTTGCTGAATTGTATCCATTTGAAATTGGGAATGCTATGACGATTCCTAATGAAGAGATTCAATTTGAATCCATTACGGTAATAGATGACACCGGACAAGAGCATCGTATCGAAGGTGGTTCACCATTTGGGACAATCATTCGTGATTTCAAATCTATCAGCGACCGCACTGATGAAGGTATGGCCCCAGCCCTTGCAGGTAGTGGGTCATATCCCAACATGGAAATTCAATTACCTGACCCAGATACAATCCCCGGCAACATCATTGTGCGTAGTGGATTCGATAGAGTGCAGTCATACCAGAATGAAACTGTTGGTACTGGAGGTCTGCAACACCCATCACAACCCACCAATTTAGTGGACAAGGCATTCGATGGAAGTGGCCCAACAGATGCATTGTGGCCTACATGGGAGAATAACAAATGGGAACAAGTCGCACAAGATAGCACCTTCCCTCAATCTGTTACAAGCAATTGGGCGAATTCGACAGATGATGCACCACTCAAGACCGCATACGAACCACATGACCGCACGTTGTATTTCCATATCACCAAGCACGATATATCATACAGTAAGCGTGAACCCGTAGCGGCAATCAATCATATTCACCAAACAGCACTTGGTGGTGGTGCAACTAATCTTGTATTGCGTGACAATATCACTGTCAATCAGACTACATTCACAGGCACGACACTAACCTATGGTGGTACAGTGCATTTCCATGCTACACACAAGGGAGCCATCTTTGCTGACCCACGTGAACAACTGAAGGATGGGTCGAACCGATGGTATTTGGTGGCTATCAATTCAGCCGGTAAGAAAGCCATTGCGTCATACACAGGTGTTACTACAGGGTCAGCGCGATTCGATGGTGTAGTGTTCGATTCAAATTGGGATGAGACCTTCAACGGCGCAGACATATACCCATCATTCTATACACCCGCAGGGTCAGCACGTCTGTTCGCTGCCCGTCGTATGCGTGACCATGCTGAAGTATCTGGGAACAGCCCTGATATGCCACGTGTAGCATGGTGGAAACTCAATGATGGAGGGCCGACATCTACCAACCCATACGACCTCATCAACGCACCCAAACTCACACCTATGCCTATTCCACGCATGGGCCATCATTATGTCACACCAACGATGGCAATGATGCCCGGTCATCTAGCCCATCCAGTGTATCAGAACATTTGGAAATCACATTTGGCGGTAGAATCATCTACACGCGCACCCGTAGAAATGTCAGGGAATGTGGGTGGCACACCTACAATGGACCCCAACATTTGGTTCTCCAATCTCACACCCAACTATCCACCATCTGATATTCACGGTGGTGCATTCACATTGATGAGTGAGACGAAGGTGCGCTTCGATGGATATGGTGTGTTGGCATCCAATGGTGTAGCAGGTGATGTAAATAGCAAAGGTGGTCACGTCATCATCTTGGAATCAAACAGTCACTATACACAAACAAGCCACTTCCCTGACCCATTGGAAGTAGGTGCATATCAGATTGTAATTCAACCAAACCTATTTAGTCAGCAAGTCACAGGGTTCCATCAAAACACACCGTTTGCTGATACCACATCGCCACGCAATGCTGCGGATAGTGCATATGAAAGTGACCTTGAACAGAACTTGACAGGTCAACAAGTAGCAACAGTTGTAGGTATATTCCATGATTGGGCAACCTATGGTGCGACAGGTCTGGTATTGGCCGATGCATTATCAGCAGACGTGCGTGGATGTGAGGTATATCTCAATGAGATTATGCTTGACATTGACCCTGCCGCTGGTCAGCAATTCACATCATTACCGCCATTGGCTACATTCAATGCATTGGGTGTCAACGAATCAACATCTCCTGCGTTTTCACGTAGGTCTATGCCATATCATCCAACCATGTTCAAGCGCGCTACGCCCGGATACACATTGACAATTCCGTGGTGGGCCATTGGAATGAATAGTGGAATGCATTCAGGTCTATCATTGATTGGTGTTGATGATTACTACCAATTCTGTCGAGCCACCTACGGTGCAATCAGCGCACAGATTACCTTGGCAGGGTATCCGTCATACTTCTTCGACCCATACCAGCGTGAACATCAAAGCCTCAATCCTCAATGCACCGTCACCACCAATCCAACCGCTGGTGCTACGGCAACAGTTCGTGTAGATGATAACTCATTGTTCCCATTGGATGGTAGTATCTACAATCGGTTGCTTATGACCATTGATGCAACAGGTCAGAAACACTATGCCACTTACGCAACACGTGGTACAAGTGGTATGGCTGCAACGGGTGATACTGATAGATTCTTGACTGTAACACCGGCTGATGGTCTAGGTGCATCATCACCTATTTGGAATGCATTAACGACCACTCACGCACTATACAATGGTGGTGTATTACATCTCACAGGACCACACCATAATTACGAGCGAGGTGCATTGTTCACTGATACTCGTATCAGTCCATTAACACGCATTCTACCACAGGTATTGTCGGGTTCACGCGATACCAACAATCTGTTCATGGCTGATGCATACCTATGTATGTGGCATCATAATCTGGGTCGGCCATTCACCGCATTCTCCGAGGGTCGAACCACTGCAGGTTCACCAACGCATCAAAAGCCATACAACATCATGCCTGAATCATTTGAAATGGTTCACTACCATGAGTTCGCATACGCTATCAGCACAGGCCCATTCGCATTGGGTATGAAGTGGATGAATCATCGTATTGCATCTGATACATCTACTGGCACATGGGACAACGCCAATCATCGTATTACATTGACCAACAGTCCAGTTACATCTGGCTATGGTGCTGATGGTGGAACCTTTGATGGGTATTATCTGATGATAGATGGGATACGAGCATACCATGAGGTCGGTACAGTCACATTCACTATTGACGACGGCAACAAACGATTGAATGCTACTGGTGGTGGCGCAAGTGTCAGTACAGTGTTTGAAGGATTGGTTGCTGCTAGCGCTGTCGTAGAACTCATCATGGATGATGGAACCAATGCGGCTATCGCAGCATCATCAGCAGTGAGCGCACCTGTGACCATGCCATCCGGTGGCAAGCATTTCTTCGGTGGATTCTGGCCCGGTGGGTCACGATACGGTGCAGGTGCATCCCGTCTTGATATGTGGGGTGACGTGGAACGTGGATGGAACGCCGCATCTAATCCATTTGATGGGTCATGTGTGGCGTATGCCGCACAATACAATGCTGGCCCTACATTAGACCCAATGGAGATACGAAGTGACCAAACTGTGACCAGCACATGGACAAACTACAACACCACACCACACAATGGTGCGCCTTGGACACGGAACTATTGCTTCGGATACCGATTCGCGGTCCGGCAACCATACAACAGACCTCGATGGGCTATCGCTATCAAGAGTGTAGCGGAAGGGCCATCAGCCAGTGGGACATATGCGGCAACGGGTCACTTCGCATATTACAACGGACCGTTTGTTCAAAATGAAAGCGGGTCATGGACAAGTGGTGCTGAAACAGCCGTGGGTACTACCAGCATCGCATCAGGTATCAGTGGTATCTTGGAACGTCAAACCAATGCCAGTCATCTACTTGGCTTTGACATCCCCGGTTGGCAGGTTCGATACAGTGATGGCCGACGTATGACACGACCATTCGGTTGTCCTGTGAGAACCCTACGCAATCACGGATTGTCACGCCGACAGTTCCCCGGCGATAGTGCAGGGTTAGCCATTGAGGATGTGGTCAAAGCCAATATGTACTACGTTGTAGATTGGTGGGGTAACACCACAGGTGAGGATGTCAGACGATTCCCAGTGCGTGGCTTTGGACTACGCCCTGCCTTCGACCCCGAAGCATGGCGATGGACTGCACCCGGCACAGGTGGTAACATCATCCAAAGACCTGAATCTCTATTCCATTTGCATTCCAATGCATCTATGCCTCCATCAGTACAAGAAGGCAATCGCAATGAAACAAATAATAACGAATACTCGGCAACAATGGCTGATAGACGACTGACTGATTTATTCAATCCACTTGACAGTATCCGTGTAGGTGATAGAGGTGACGGGCGTGGTGTTCGATGCCCTATCTTCTTCAATGAATATGTAGCACAAGCCGTGAACACTACCATCAATCCATTGGGTTTGATGTTATCACATCATACTGCTGAACCTCCATTCACACAAGGGTTGATTCGTGCGCGTGACGACACACTACAAGGCACAGAAATACCACGTGGTATATCATCTCGTATGGGCATTGCAGATGCGGCAGGTCTGCTCAAGAAAGAAGGGACATCAGGTCGTAATTTGGAAGAATCATCAGGTGTATTTGGTATGGAAGGTTTGTCGTTCCAAGACCCAGTGAGTAGAATGTCACCACGCATTGGTTTAGATACTCTAACCGTAGGAGAGATGATGGGTCAAGCCAGTAAGGATTACATCATTCAAGCGACACAGGCTATCAGTCTACATACTGACCGTGAGGTTGGTCAGCGATACATCTTTGAGGGTTCATTCAAACACACTATGTTCCCACGATTAGCGGCAGATGGTGAAGATGATGTGTCAGAAACCACACAAGCATTGGGTCATTTGGACTTCAGCAAAGCAGCATCCATGACGTGGGCCGACCCACCATCTATCCTGCGATTCAACAACGCACATGGTGTATCTCCATTGGGTGGTAACTACATCATGGAGGTCTCATCATACAGTGAACCATTCGATGACACCGGATGGGGTATTGACGGAACAGTATCATTGGGTTCATCAGGCCCGACATCCAACCCATATCAAGGGAATACTGCATCATCTAATTTGAACAATCCAATGTCACGACGCACCAATGCATTGGACACAACAGTACGATTCTTGGTTAGACCATATCGTGTATTGGATTATCGACACGTTGCATTATTCAGACCTGTCGCTGAACCAGTGGCTGGGACACCTCAAGCATTATCTACGAAGCCATTCTTCAAACATACAGCAGGTAGTCGGTATGGTCTGTTCAACTATGAGATGGCGAATGGTCGAGCAGGTTTGAATGTGTATGTGTCTACAACCAATCCGTCACCAACGACAGCCCCATACGTCGCGTCATACATCCCCAATCAATCCAACTATTCAGATAACAAATCACATGGCCCCAAGATTCAGGGTGCTTCAGTGCTGAACGCATCAGGTGTAGTTCCCACACCAACACTTGGTACACCTGTGGCACGATTGCTCATCAGTGAAAACACATTACAACACTACAGGTCTGATGCATCACGTCGTAGAACCATTAGTGAAGAAAATGATATAGTGATTCGCCCAGACTATAGTGTGCAACCAAGATACAGTCAGTCTCTTCATCCAAAGGGTGAAGGTGGCACAACGGACTTCAACACAGGCGACCACGATGATGACACACCTGATGATTATAGTGGAGTGAGGACGGTGGATTACTGATGGCATCTACACAATCATTCCCGCCAAAGGGTCGGCAAGATAGTATCCTGAATGAGGTATCATCTACAATACGCGCACCTGTGTTTGTAGATAACACAGTTCTCCATGCAGAATACACACGTGAGCGAGACAGAATAACAGGACAAACAGTGAAGATATCTCCACCGTCTTCATCCGATTTCCAAATGACTAACCCTCGCCAATACAATTTGACAGAAGGTACTGACCAACTAATTCTATCCCATGCAACAAAGGCAGGGTCACATTATACAGGGGCGGTGTATTTCAATGGTACAAAACTAGACGATAGCACTGACCAAATCCCTGCCATCATCTACGGAACAGAAGATACAAGCCAACGATTGACTGTAAGTGAAGTCCAAACGGCTACGTCAGGAACTAAAATGATGTTGCCAAATATGCGAGGTAGGTCATTGGATGACATAAATTTCGATAGCCAACAAACTGTAGTACTTGGGCAAATAATCAATGTGGGATTCCGCACGACTGATGTAGTTCAACATCTATTCAAAGGAACATACAATTCGATTAACGCATTTGAAATCGGATTTGTATTGGCAGGGCCACGCGCTGGGAATAATACATACTACAAAGGTGGTGACATTGCACGACATTCTACGAAATTCATTTCGCAAAACTTCCAAGGTGTGAATATGTTGGCGGCTTTGAAATACGTAGGTAGATATGACAAACACATTTTGATACATGATAGATTTGGTAACTTGTTGTACACTCCAGATGTATTTGCATACACGGATAGAGAAGTAGGTGACGCTAAGGGAATTGCTGAAGTCAAAGTTAGACCTCTTGTAGGGAGTGCAAATCAAATCACTGTGAGAGGTCGCCCAATGGCATTGAACGATAACAACATCATAAACGTAGATGATATGGATTCACAAAAGCGAGATGGAGCCGTCAAGAATCAACGCATTGATGACCCATTGTCTAAAACCAAAGTCCAAGCAAGATTAACAGCATCACAAATGCTACGATTTAATCGCAAAGCGCAAAGCATTCTTGATACAAGAGGGCATATGAACTCATGGGATTTAGACCCCGGTGATATTGTGAACTACAAAACTCCATCATCAGGTATAGATAAATCTGTGGCCTTGCTCAAAGCAGAACATTCACTACGAAAACATAGTAGTGATTTCCGTTTGGTACGTGATGATGACACCTTGGAAGGAATGCTAGCAGCATTCAGCAGCACAGGCACAATTGAAAATGATGAAGCAGATTTCATCTCACAAATACAAACGCATGAATTGTCTAATCTTGGTGACATTCAACTACGAGTGCAACCATCAATTATTACTCACACATTGTTAGGAACGCAAGCCCGCGTGTACTCCCATATAACCGCATCTGATAATCCATACGCATTTAGTGAACCGATGGGAGCCATAGACCCAGCGACATATGCTAGGGAAATTAACAACGATATGCCGAACAAACACGCAGGTCTGATAATCGGTCATCGGTACAGTCAAGGTAACACCACAAACGGTATTGGTACAACGGATGTAACCAAGGCTGCACGTGGGGCTATTGGTGTAGGTGCATCATTATCTACAACAGTGAGTGCATACACACACGTTGGCACTACAATTACCGTAGCATCTACTGATGGATTCCCTACATCAGGTGCATTAATGGTGACAAGTGAAGAAAGTACAAAGTCAATGTATCTGACATATACTGGGATAACAGATGCAACTACATTTGAAGGTGTAGCGAGAACTCCAACAGCATTGACTGGTGATGTATCGTTTTCACCACACGCGAAAGTCATTTACGCTCGCCCTCGCTCCCACGAAGTAGGGACACACCGTTCTAAAATGCAGGTGGTGCTATAATGCCAATCTTAAATCACGCACGTAGATACCTGACAGAACAACTAGCCTCACAGATAAACGAAATGGTCATTGGTAGTGATGGCACAACAGCCACCGCTGATGATGGCGGGGCTAGAACTTTAGCACGTGTCGTTCCAACTGTGCGTGTGTTAGGCGACCAGACCATTTTAGTCGAAGGGACATTCGGAACGACATATTCATTTGATGCATCGGATGTCCAAGAAGTAATGGTACAGCATCGAAATGCTTCGACAAACGAGTTCATTCCAATTTATCGTACTGACTTCAGACCTATTACAAAAACCACACAAAACGAAATCCGAATCTCTTTGATTATTGAGGTGAACTAGATGGCAAATCCAAATTCAGGACATACAGCAGCGAACATTACATGGGGTTCAGATGGATTACGTGACGGTGACGTAATCACATCTGCAACATTGACAAACATAGTGCATGGTGTACATGGCAATGGCATTCTTCGATTACAAGACAATGTATTTGGGATGACTAGTCGCAACGAGGTGATGACACAATCACCCGGTCATCTCACTCGCTCTGATGAGAATACTCTCACTGTGAAAGGTGGGTATTGTGTATTAGATGGTGTGCTATACTCATTTGCAGGTGGTCCGGGGCAAAGTGTAAATGTAGATATTGACAATACCCAGAACTATTGCACTAGTACGGTCCTCGCAGCAGGTCAAGAATGCATATACACAGTGTACTTGGTAGGTTCATCTAATTCTGCCCATGCTAATGCGCGTGTTAAAATTGCAGGTGGGACACCAACGACTACTACATCAGGTGTATTCCCTCCATCAGCATCAGTAATGAATGTAGACCCTATTGCTGGATACAGTGAACTCAATGCACACAGTGTCATATTGGGTGTTGTTCGTTGTGTATTCCAAGCCGGTACAGGTGGTCCTGACAACGTGAACATCATCGAAATCAATGACAAGCGTGTGTTTATCCGCCCATCACCTGATTACATCATGCCACTTACAAGTAATGTCGATGCGACAGCGGCTGACGCTGCTACAGTATCACGCACATACCGCAATGGTGTGAACTATGATGTGCAACTCAAATCTGTGTTCGGTTCAGGTCACGTCGAATCAGGTGACTTTGGTGGTGTGCATGGGTCCAATCGTATTGATGTGGCTGCACTGTGGGTCAGCCATCAGAACTGGAAAGCGTCAGTGGCTGATGCCACTGACCCTGCTGTACCGAGTTCCAGCGACCCCAACTATGGATTGGGACCGGGTGGTGGATACGATAGTACAACGGCCACGTATGCTGATGCACAGACACCTACAGATGTGTTGTACTTCTCCGGTCAAGGGAATGCCAAGCAATCTCTAGCGACGGGCGGGGCTATGACAACAGTACGTTTAGGTTCCAAAGGCGTTGATGTATTTCAACTAACTGTTAGTGGGAATAAGGCATGGCCGGTTACATCATACGGCGACCAAGTATTCATCACCGATTGTACGACTGCACCATCTGGTTCAAACTTCGTTACCTACACACCAACGGGTGAGTTCCCCGAAGGTCACATGATATGGATTCAGAACACCAACGGGTCACACGATAACATTCGATTCAATGCCACAGGCATTAGCAATCAAGTCATTGAATCAGGTAAGACCGCACAGTATGTGTACGATGGCACTACATGGTATCGTCTAATGTATGTCTAATCATCTGCGTTGATGTCACCCAAGTTTAGGTGGCGACAAATCTCTTTGTATCTGTTACGGATTGTCACCTCGGTGACACCCGCCGCTTCCGAGACCTCACGTTGTGTGCGGTGGTGTTTTGACAACACACCTGCAATGTAGATACTCGACGCTGCAATACCCACTGGGCCTTTGCCGCTATCCAATTCCAATCTGCATATCTCATCCACGAACTCCATTGCCTTGGCCTCTACATGAGGTGGCAATCCTAATTCAGAACAGAACCGCGCTACATACTCTTGAGGGCGCGGTGCTTGAATCCGTATCTTCAATTCACGGATAACGAATCGTGCAGTACGCCCAATTTCTTTGCGACCTGTTCGTGATGCCTGTGCAATCTCATCTAATGTTCTAGGAACATTGTGCAATCGGCAAGCGATGTAGATTGATGCCGCTGATACCCCTTCGATTGAACGACCACGCACCAGTCTTTTTTCCATTGCTTTACGATAGATGGTTGCTGCTTCCTCACGTGTTGGTTTCGCCAGATTCAATCGGCTACATATCCGGTCAATCTCCGCCAATGCTACAGACAAGTTACGTTCCAACGCATTGGAAACACGCGCTCGGCGTTGCCATTTTCGCATTCGATACAATTGACTACGCATCTTAGTCGATACTGCCTTGCCGGAGTAATCCTTATTCTGCCAATCCAAATCTGTAGACAGTCCTTTATCATGCATCATTTGGCTCATTGGCGCACCAGTTCTTGCACGTTGGTCTCCTTGTTCTGGGCTAAACACCCGCCACTCTGCACCTTGGTCTATGATGTTATCCTCAAGCACTAATCCACAATCTTGACACACGATTTCACCGTGTGTTTCATCCCTGTCTAGATTACGACTATCGCACTCTGGACACTTCACTATATCCTCAACTTCACTCATGTTGTTCACCTATATCTTTTGTTCGTTTTGAATCACGCCACAGTGCATTGCACGTAGGGCATTCCCAAATCAGTATTCTATTATTTTCTCGCACGTACTTGCCTACAATACGAATGGCAAATACGAGGTCTCCACACTGGGGGCAATGCTGTGATAACGCATCACGCAGGTTGCCCAGTGTCCTCCCCCCGTCGCCCAATGATGTCATCAATCCGTAGGATTGCATTAGCAACTTCGGTTGCTGATAGAATGACTTGACGCACGACGGCCTTCGGTTCAATGACTCCTGCATCTGTGGCGTTAAGCAACTCACCTGTAGTGGCATCAATACCCCACTCTGGCAAGACGATTTCCTCCACCAATAGTAGAGTATCTAATGCATTGTGACCAGCGTTCTCCGCAATGGTCACAGGGATGCAGTACAACGATTCAGCGAATGCTTGAACCGCCAATCGTTCTCGCCCTCCGACCTTCTTTGAGCCACCCCGAATGGTCTTAGCCGCGTAGATGTATGGCGCACCAGCACCGGGTAGGCAATCGTCGTCACGGTATGCCAATGCGGTCACACCAATGGCGTCATCGAATGCACGTTCCAACTCATCTACGGTCTGGCGTGTAGCACCACGTAGTACCAGTGTGCTGACCCCATCGGCATTGTCATCATCAACCTCAACGGAGATGTATCTGATGTCACCAATGGTATGTTCAGTGACAACCGCCAAGAAGAGTTCTTTGGGGGCATCCCCTTCAGTCCATTGTGGTATGTCCTCTGTCATGTGATAGATGGGTTCGCCAGTCAGACGACTGATGGCTTCCATATCTGATTGAGGCACACGTGATACCACACCGATTCCCTCTTGGGCTAGTGTGTGAATGATTGCTTCATGCACACCATCACGACAGAACACATATCCAACACCCAGTTCGACAAGTGCCTTTGCACGTTCCACTAGCATTCGTTGTTCAGCCATCTGAAACTGTTGAACCTCCGCCATTGACCCCAACTGCACACGCATTGAGTCATGCATGGGTGGTGGTGTCAGACCTGTGTTGAGTAATACAATGGGTGCAGGTTTGCCATCGTATGCTGGCTTGATGGTTGAAGCAAACTCTTTGTTTAGAACAACGCCGTCGAACAATTTGCTGTCAGCGAATGTTCCACCGACTTGGCTAACCACCTTGATACGTGAGTCGTCACCATCAACCAGTTGGACTGCATCAACCACCATCTGTGCAATGGTTGTCGCATCTTCTAGTTCGGCTGACTTACCACAGATGGCAGTCTGCGCCACCTTCAACAAGATTTCATCGGGACTGTATTCAATCTTCAATTCCCGACTATCGTTCAACGACTGCACGGCGGTGAGGGCTGCTTGACGATAGCCCTTGCATATCACATGGGGGTGAACCCCCTTCGCCAGTAGTCGTTCTGCGTTCTCTAACAGTTTGCCAGCGAGGACCACAACAGATGTTGTACCGTCCTTGCATTCCTGTTCTTGCGTCTTAGACATATCCACGACCATTCGTGCGCCCGGATGGGCCACGTCTAGTTCGCGTAGGATAGTCGCGCCGTCATTCGTGACGACGAAGTAACCCTGATTGTCTACGCTCATCTTATCCATACCATATGGCCCGAGCGTCGAGCGAACTGTGTTCGCTATCGCTATCGCTGCCTTGATATTCAATTGCTGTGCTTTCTGTGTGTTGGTGTCTCTCCCTTCTCCCATTTCCAATCAACCTCCATGTTGATAATGTCGCCCGTCCATCTTGAACGGGTCTTCACGAACCCATGTTCGCATCCGTGCGACCACAGGTCATAATTAAGCCTTGCGTCGTCTAAACAGTACTTCGCAACGCTCCCATAATTGCCCCGACGCCATTCCTGTGGTGCGTCAGAACTATCCATGAGTTTGCTTTCATCTAGTGTGTGTTTGCACACGTCACCCAATCTGACAAAGAACTGTGTGCCGATGTCAGTTGTCGCTTTGCGTAGATGGTTGGATGTATCTATGATACTATCCTTGTGCTTACGCAACACCTCTCCTGCCGCATGGCAATCGAGTCCATCACGTAGTACGGGAAGGTCGAACCGTAGTATGTTGTGACCTACGATAGCCCCTCCGTTCTGAATGTGTTGTAGTATGTGGTCGCCCACATCCCTTGGATGTAGTGGGCGCACATCAGCATCAATATCTATGTCGTGATTACAGAATACTGTGCTATCCTTTCCATCGTATGTGGCGACAACAGTTGGCTCAAACATATGGGTGTTACCCCATCCTCCTATGTCATAGGAGTAGTTTGATGTCTCAATATCCAATGCCATTACGCCTGTCATACTAGTACCTCCGATACCTTGCCGGTAGTTGAGCCTTGTCATTCGTCTACCCATTGCACGAACTTGGATACACCCACCGCAGTTTCCTTGAAAAGTGACTTGGCATCACGGTAGTGTAGGAATTGTGTGTTGCGACTTAGCCCACCATTCTGCTTGGCATATGTCTCCAACAGGTCTGCCTTTCGCACCCAATCACCGGGTTTGTCACCCACCGATAGTTCAGGACACGCTGCGTATGCAGCCTTCCATGATGCTTGGCGTGACTGACGTGCTTTGGACACGTGTTCCAATTCGACTTCGGACTCCAACCATGTAACCAGTTCTTCATACAAGTCATAGATAATCTCCGCCGCCATCTCAATGTGTTCGCCCTTGACTTCCCAACCGAACTCAACCACTTCATCATCACTTTGTGTGTAGTCATCTAGCAATGACATATGTGTAGCCAGAATGATGGTGTAGTTGAGTAGATTGGGGATGAATGCACACACAACGTCAGCCATTTGGGGGTCCATCATACGAACCAACTCATACATATGGTCCTTGTGTGAGTTCAGTAGTGGATAGAATGAATTGTCCACCGTGAACATATCATACATGGCATCCTGCACAATCTTCTCCTTCGGGTCAGTACCCAATTTAGCCCAGTCATTGCGCTCCATTTCGGCAATGCCTAGAACTCGGGCTTGTAGTGCCGCACGAACTGTTGAGAAATATGTAGCGAAGTCATCCAATGAGTACTCATATTCAGGAGGTCGCTTGAATGCTGTGTTCATACGCTCCTCGGATACCTGTTCACGCCGTTCAATCGGCCAAGGTCTGATGAGTAGAAGAACACGTTGGAACACACCCTTCGTCAGTACCACTTCACGCACACCCTGTGGCGGGAACGTGGTTAGCCAGAATGATACACGTGATTCAGTTTCAATGGAACCATCCTTCATGTGCTTGACCAGTGTGTTTGCTTTGGTTCCCACTGGGTTCATCGCTTGCTGTAGATACAATACGACTTCGCTAAGGTGTTGCTTCTTTGTTTCAAACAACAGACTACCCTCGTCAAAGTTCAATGCTTTCTTACCCGCAAGTAATCCTTCCTGTAGTTCCAACACCTGTTCTCCATCCTCTTCATACTTGTTCCATGAACCAATCAATGCTGCATCCGTTCCAGTGCTGAACATATCTTGTTTGATACCGAGGGTATCCAAGACCTCACCAGTGTGTTCCCATGCAATGGTCTTCCCAGACCGTGTTGGTTGAATCCAAAACAAATGTATGCGCGAATCTATATGCGAATTGTTAATCGGGATACGAAGGTAATCTACCGTCGCTTGTCCCTGCACATAGAAGAATGAAATCAATGCAGCCATCTCATTGTGATATGAAATGTCGCTGAACATATTGATGTATCCTTTCAGCAACGGAAACCGTTGCACCGCTTCGTAATTATCCCATTGTCGTGCCATGTTTTTACGCTCCAATCATAAATTGTGAATTGTAAGGAGGATATAAATGAATCAACCATACAATACAACAGGTGATACAACCAATACTACACCCTCTTTGTGCGTTCAACACGCACTGGTTCTTCCGATGTCAATACTTCTAACAAACGGTTACGCAGAACCTTACCCATACGCGGTACATTTTTCAATGCATCTGGGTGTAACATCTCTTCAATTGACCCGCATTCTTCTAGCAGGTTGTCTATCATTTCCGCACCGAATCCCGGTATCGCACGTAACATATCCATGCGTACATCATTGGTGGTCACACGGCGCACCGCGTGTGCGCTATGACGTGAAGCGGGTCGCACCAACTTGTCATGCAAACTGACAATGTAGGATGATGCTTCCAGCACATTGGTTGCTCGCACTACAGTGAACCCAAAGTCCGCTGTGATACGTGCGAGTGCGCTCATCACTTCACGAGAGATACGTGTGAATGTCATACGTGTGTTGGGGCTACGCCGCTTAAGTTTGCTGAAGTATGTGGCAACGTCACCCCATACGACAATAGCCGCACGTTCCACATTGGCATCCATGTTTTCCATCTGACGCCATAGATGACCAGACCTTGAACTTTCAATCAGGTCTGCAATGGTCTTGCATTCGACCACGCATCCACCTGCCAAGTAGTCACCCACGACAAGATGCTGTCGTTGAAATGACACAGGGGGTGAACGTGTTTCACATCTCTTTACGATGGCATCCACAAGAGGACCGCGCTCGTTACTATCAATCAATAAACTACTCATACCATAACCTCAATAAAAATACGATTGGGAATAGAATGGCTAACACGCCTAACCAAAATACCAAACCAACACAGGTAACACCGAGTGTCACCCAGCCGGTCACAGTTCTTAGGTTGATTTTCTTCTCTCCCATACCCTGTCGGAATCACCAATACTCCTTCAACTCTACTGCTGATTCACGGTACTTACTCACGGTCAGACCTGTGCGTTCTTGTTTCAAACGACGTTCCGATAGTTCAGCGTATTCAGGGTTGAGTTCTATGCCAATGTATGACCGCCCGTTCTCCAATGCCACAATCCCTGTCGTTCCAGACCCACTGAATGGGTCCACGATGACCGATGGTTTGGTTGGGTGGTCGAGTAAGTCAAGGTCAGAAACATACACTTTGACAGTTTTGACCTTATCTTTGGTAAGGTTCTCGATGATGCGTTGTTTGACAGGGCCACCACCGTTTTCTTCTCGCCCGTCATACTTGGATTGTTGATTGACATACTCACCTTTCATGGTCGCTCCCCATTTTTGTTGGAGATGTTCAGCATTATCTTCAGATGTAGCGCGACCCGGTATGACAACCTCATGCTTCTCAATGGTCCCATGACATTCACAGTCTGGTGTGAATTGATTCTCCGGTTGGCGGCGAACCCAAGGCACACCACAGTCAGCACAACACGTGTGAGATGAACTCGCACGGATGATTGGTTCAATGAGATGCTTTGGATACACGGCGAAGTGTGCGCCGGGGAATGGTTGTGGATTGAAATGCCACACCGTTCTCATGTTGCGTAGTAAGCCACCTTCGGAATCATCATCTGCCATTGGCTCTGCATACGATTGGATGTCATAGTAGTATCGTTTAGATTTACTGAAGTGGAAGAAGAACTCATGGCTACGTGTGCATCGGTCTTGCACAGGTTCAGGCATGGATACACCACCACGATAATGTGGCCCACTGATTGACTTGGCCCATACAATATCGTTGCGAAGATACCAACCCGCTCTACGTGCCGCGAATGCAAACAACCAAGGCAATCCCACCAAGTCCTTCTCCTTGTATCCATCGGGTAGAGATTTAGGTCTGAATTGACCGGCTTCATCACGATGCTTCTGCAATCCATATTGTTCTGGATTTGTCTTGGCGCTTCCTTTGCTCATGTATGAGTCACCAAGATTCACCCACAGTGTGCCAGATGGTTTGAGGATGCGTCGGCACTCCTCAAATATCTCCACCAGATGTTCAACGAAATGTTCGGGTGATTGTTCAAGACCTAGTTGCCCTTTCCATGCTCCACATTTGTTGCACGTTTCAAATGTGATGGGGTCGTCACGATTGTTAGCCCCTTGATTGCTGGCTTGTTTCTCGCTCTTACCATCGTCATTGCTACGACGTTGCCATGAGATGGGGTCATCCCAATCATGTTCGCATTCCTTATCTCCACCGAATACTACAGGGTCAGTCTTGTAATCACGTAACCCCCAGTATGGTGGTGACGTTATCACTGTATCCACAGTTTCAGTTTCTATCTCACGCAACTTCTCAATCGCATGACCTATCTTAATTTCACAAGTTGTATCATCTCTCATTGTGTTACCTCCTTTTGCTCTGGGATTGTTCCAGTGCCATCCCAGAATTGGCACTTACCTACGCAGTATCCACGATTGAATAGACTCGCACATGATGTGTGTTTATACGGTCCTTCAACTATGTGTTTCGTGTAGTTCCGTGTGATTTCAGGGTTGAAATCTACCCACTGAATGGTACGAATGAAGTCTGTAATCTGGTCGATGTGCTTCGGTGCTAATCCATTCACTGTTTGCGGTGGTCGGAAGTGGCGCAACCGAGCAGCCAAGTATGCTACAAGATGATACCGTGCATCATGTGTAGGGTTGCTGCCCGTTCTACAAGACGACGCTTGTAGGCATGGAAGAACGGCGATGCCGTTCATGGTAAGAGTGGGAATGTTTTCGGTGTCATGGTTGAGCATACCATACAACGAATCTTCTAGGCTTATAGTTGTATCGAGATGACATCCGGTGGAACCGTAACTGAAGTATCCTGACCTGTGTGTTTGTGCAAGTTCTTGAATGTCCTCCCATTCTAACGTGGTCAATTCTTCAGTCGTCAATGGGATACTCCACAGACCACGCTTGACATTGTATGAATTAGGAACGCGAATGAGAGATGCAAGGTCGAATGTAACGGTGGGGTCAATACATTGGAGTGACAGTTCGTTTGCCCATGACCTCACAAGACATCGACCCGCGCCCTTGAGAATAGAACTCATCTCGTATGTGCCAATTGTGTGTACACGGTCTAACTTGACCCACACATGGAACCCACCACCGGAGAACCAGATACCATGTTTGATGTCTTGTTCCAGTAGATAGTTGTGAAGGCGTCGAACCTCATTGAGTACCACAGTTGGTGGTACTTCCACCATTGAACCACCCTGTATCATTTGGCAATCGAAGTCCAATACAAAGTGACGCACAATAGCAGTTTGATAATTCCCGCGTCGGTAGTTGGGTTCCTTGAGTTGTTGGAATCCGAACACACTCATGTATGCGTCAGATGCATTGCCTAGACTCGACCACCATTTGTTGAACTCATCCTTGTCGTGTACGACACGACGGAACAGATTGACTTCGCGGGGGAAGTCAAGAACTAGTAACGCTTTGCCACTTCCACTTGATTCCATTTCTCAATCCACTCCATTAGTCGTTCTAATATCTCGTGTGCTTCTTCAGGGTCTTGTACATAAAGGGGGTCCACTACAAAACGAATCGAATTGCCATCGTGGATTGCATCAAACCCACGTGCTTTCTTTGCTGCCCCCATATACACGGAGACCTCGGCGTTGAGAACCGAGCGTTGTAGTATCCATTCAACAGCCACTGTGAATGCGTTGACTTCTAATCCATTCATTCATTGACCTCCTTCCAGATTGGTTCGGCCCCATGTGATACCTCAATGGGGTTCTCATACGGTGTCCACTTTGGACAGAACTGCATGAAGTCACAATGACTACACTTGTATTCCTGATTGTCATTGACAACGGGGAAGTCCTGTTCAAGATATGACTTGACAAGACGAACGATACGTTTCTTCATGGCGGTGATGGTTCGCTTGGCCGCAGGTATTACATCCCAATGTTCTGCATTGGGGAACCGCCATGCCCACCATTTGACATCACCTAGGTTCACATCGGACTCATCGAGAAGGTATGTGTAGTATGCCATCTCGCCCCTCATCTTGGGTGGCGTGTACTTGGGATTGAACTTCCCTGTTTTCAGTTCCATTAGAATCAAACCACCTGTATCATCCTTGAAGATGCGGTCGATGATACCACGTAGATGTACCTTGACGATACCATGTTCCGGCACATCAACTTCCACGATGGCATCAAGGTCTAACTCGTTACCAGTGGGTAGGAAATCCTCGGGTTCGTTACAATGTTTGAGTCGTGCGACATCATTGTGTATCATCCAGTCCTGTAGGACTTCCTCTTTATCTGCGTACTCGCCCTCGGCTTCGGGATACATCTGCTTGAGCAAACTGTATGCCTTTTTCTCATCACCATCTTTGGCGGCTGCAATTGCCTGTTCCATACGTGGTGTGTCACACACTAGATTCTCATAGAACTCTTCCTGTCGGTTGTGAACATTGTCACCAATCACAAGATAGTCACGTTCCAATGGCTCGGTGTGGCACACCTTACTCAACCACATCTGTTGACTACACCAATTGGAGTATGTGTCTAGCGTGGACTTACTAATCCGAATCATCTTATCCGAATCAGGAGTCCATGTGTATGTCGATAACTTGTTCATCTCACCCATTGTATCATCCCTGTTGGAAGTATCCACTTACGTCTACTTTGTATGGCCCACTGTGTTGTTGCTCATCTCCACCATGTTTTGTCACTGTGTATTGGTTGGGGTCTGTTTGTGGTTGTTCTACCACTGGTGGGGCTTGAGGAGTATTTGAATCGCGGGTGTCCCATTCGGTTTGTTCCTTCCCAAGATTTGCAGGTGGAGTCAGACTAGCCGGGTTCAATAGACCGTCAACGATTTGCTTGACCTTTTCCAATGCTTCTGATGTAATGGATAACGCCTCGCGTAGCCGCTCGTTCTCATCCTTCAATGCTTGTGCTTGCGCTATGAAATCACTGCTCATGATTCATCCTCCTTACAGTATGGACATCCAATGTGACGCATAGCACCCAGTGTATCTACTGTGTATTTGTAGCCACAACTATTGCACTCCATCCATCTGAAGTCCTCCTTGTATGCAGGTGCATAGCATTCACAGTCAGCACCACCACATCGTGTGCATATCCTTTGAGCCATCATCGTTCCTCCTCATGCGGTGACTTTGGCAACCATGTTTCTTCCATTGAGTCTAACTGTGCTACAATGTCAATCAATTTCTCAATGTAGACTACGGCATCCATTAGTTCTTCTTGTAGATGAACCAACCATTCCGATGGAGATAAGTCACGGCGTTCCATTGACTTACCATACTTGTGCCATCCTTTGTCAGCACGTGCCTGTATCTTACGGCACACATCATCCTCAATCTGACTCATCATCAAGACCCCAGATATCTTCGCCACCACGTTTGACGTGCGCCCTACGCACCTTGTCTTTGAACCATTCCCAAATGGTTGTCTGTCGTGTTGGCTTCGGCTGTTCTTCTTCAAGGGGTTCAAATGTCATACCCCATTCTTCCAATGTTGTTTGTCTTGTTGTCATTCTTGCACCTCCAGTGCTATTGTGTGTTGGCACACCGGACATCGTAGAATGTCCTTGCGCCCTTCGACTGTCATAGACTCCGGGTCTGTGTCCAATCGAACTTCAAGGCAGTATGCACGTTGCCATGCATCACACGCATTGTTGTTTGCTCCTGTGGGTAGATGCCCATACGGAGTCTCGCTTAATTCTCTTGATTTATTACTCATAATTTTCACCATAATTTCTTTGGTCTGTGCTTATCCACCGCCATGCCGAGGTCCCAGTCAAGAACATCGAACACCAATTTTAATTTCTTACGCACTAACTTGTCTATAATTCCTTCGGTATCGAATGTGAATCCATCTAATTCTGATATGGACCTGCACCCGACAACCTTTGTGGCTGGCATCCCATGTGGCACATCGCTAACGTAGCACCACAATACACTGTCACCCTCTATGAATGGTTCATCGGGTTCCATGTACCAGTTGTAGTATCGTGCAGCCCTCGCATACCCACCGGCAGTGGTTGGGTAGTGTCGCTTCGGGCTATGTGATGAGGTCTCGGTGGCCTCAATCTGTTTGGATAGTCGCGTACTGTATGACAGTTCATCCAATGGAATCTCATTCTTGCGTATCTGATTCACCCATGAGCGCACAAACTGTGTGACATCTACTTCGGATGCACCATCGGCAACCAACATCAACACACCCTTCTGCAATTCACGAATGGCTTTGGGTGTGCTACTATGCTTCATCTCAAATCCTGATACCTTCAACTTACCCGCATCAGATTCAGGCCACTGTATGATTCCAGCGTATCTGTTCTTGACATCCCCACAGAACCAGTGTGGCATCCATGCTTCTGCTTCAGCAAACAGTTTGTAATTTCCAGTTTCGTGTTGGATAATGTCAGTCACAATCTGTGACACTTGTTCCATCTCATCCAATGGACATCGGATAAACACCGAGTCGGTGTGTCCGAATAGAACTTCATACCCCATCTCGTATGCGTGGTCACGTAGTGACCCAATAGCACGACGACCCTCGGATAAGATGGTGTCTGCAATGGCTAGGTCTGCCATGCCATGCCCCAATGATTCAGCGCACAGTCCATACAGCGAAGCCATCACACGCTTGACCGCCTTCTCCAGAATCCTGTCACCACTGTCTTTCAATTTCTGTCGTTCCTCAAACAGATACTCAATGACGGATGGGAGGATGCCTTGTTCTTCTTGTTCCCAATGTGTTCCATTCAACATGGTACGTGTAGTCTCACTGGGTTCATCCCTACGTGTAGTCCAACACAGATTGTTGCCCAACATGATTGATGGGTACAACCCCTTGAAATCTAACACGGCTACACCATCATGCAAACCGGCTACCGGGTCCATGACATCAGCACCTTGTAGTTGTCCTTTCTCACGGCGTCGTGACCTGTCACGTGTGGGGAACTTGAGGTCTGTTCGACGGCACACTAGACCACGTGCGAAGTTGCCCACTTCAAACGTGGAAGTCAATGACACACCACAGAACCGAACCATGTTGGTGAAGAACTCGGTACAATTGAGGAACATATCAATGTCATACATCAATCTAACGTCTTGCATACAGTAGTCAGTGAGCCGATAGAAATTATCATACCAATCATTCGACAAGTCCACATCATCTTTACCACCCAATTCTAGGTGCTTACCGATGGCATCTAACTTGCGGGATGGGAACTGGCCGTTGCCACTATCCTTCCACACCCGTTCAAATCCTGAACCGTCACTGGCCTTACACGCTGTGTCGAATACCCACCGCCCCTTGATGGGTTGGTCGTTGTATCTGTATCCGTCGTGACCATCCTTGACCTTGCGAACCTGACCCAATGGTGACAGTCGCTTGTAGTTCTTGAATCGTCTAACCATGTGCGGTATGTCAGCCCACATTGCTGCGTGGGCTATGAGCATATCAAAATCCATATCCTCAATGTATTGGATGACGGCTTCATGCACCGCCTCCTCACTGGTATAGATGTGTAGTGTGTATCCATCACGTTGTTCAACTTCGTATTGGTTCTGACCTTCACGCCATGCGAAGCAGACCTGTTCTTGTGTGAAGTTATCAATCGCTGCCCAGCATTGTGTGAAGTCGTTGTTGTCATCAGGGTTCCACTCGATGTCAAAGTAACACTTACGTGGAGTCCACGCTGGCATGGTAGGGTGATTGTCAATCAACCATCGGTCTGTGAAAGGCACGTCAGCCTCCCACGTCTTTGGATACTTGGCTCGCTCATCATACAATTCGTTGGGTGTGGTAAGTTCATGCTTTGTTAATGGGAAACGGTCTACTGCATACGCATGAACATGAGGATGCTTAACATCACATTCGCTATAGAAATAATGCCTAAACGTATGGTCAGTACCTTCAATCAACTCCCCATTGGGGTTGCGGTATCGCCAATAGATGGCTTCGCCTCTCTCCCCTCGCGGGTAGTATGAATCAACAAGCATGAGTATCACTCATCATCATTGTCTTGATTCACGACAACGAGAAGGCATTGCTTTTCCTTGTGGTTGAATACCAACACCGAATCATCACCGTAGTAGATTTCAGCCGTGCCTGCTGGCAAGCACGATAGAACTTCAGGGAACCAAGGTCCGAACTGGGACTTTGTTACATCGTCACACGCAACATCTTGCACGTGGAACTTGTGGAACATCTGACCACTGACTGTTGTACCAGTATGAATCACACCTTCCTTTGTATCAGGAACCACTGTGAATTGATACGGTTTGTCATTACCAACCACACTACCCAGTGCGGCGACCTGTGATAGGTCCTTGAGATTGACAACACCATACCCACCAAGTGGGGCATCACCAAATGATTCCCAGTTGGATGCACCGGCATCGTTCACCAGTTTAGATGCCAATGCCAGTGACTGTGCTGAACGCACGGTGGATGTCGCTGGTAATGAAATCGTACTGTTACCTGAAGTCAGTCGTAGTGGGCCGGTTCGTTTCTCGCTGATGTCCTGTTCCAACGTCACGCTATCATCCGTGCAAGCACGGAGGAACTTCAAGACCTTGGACAGGTCTGCGATAACAATACCGCCACCCGTTGATGTGGTGTTGGTATCCACGGACAGACTCTTCGTGATGAAGTGGGTGGCTAATGCCACACCACCCACCAACGATGAGTCCTTCACGTCTAACCGTAGGTCCTCAACGCCCGGTCCAAAACTGGACAGGAACGCTGACAAATCTGCTCGCTTCAATGTTACTTGTGTCATGCTTTCAACTCCTTGTATGCTTCTCTCCATTTACGTTCATGCCGTCGCATCTGACTCAACTTGTAACGGTTAATTTCTGCTTGTCGTGAAGCCCAACCTTTGTCCCAATGTGGTCCTGCTCTTGGGGTATTGGGAATAAGTTCGGCAATCATCTGTTTGAGTTTGCCCATCGTTCCATATTTATTCAGCATTAGATTGTGCATGAACTGTGGGTATGGTGTACACGTAATGCAATCCTTTGCACCACAGTTGTGTTCCAAATTAGCATCTAGTATGGATGCCCACTTACCTTCCTTCACACCGAGTTGTTTGATGTCTATACAATCCAATGTCATAGTGTCCCATCCCGTAGTTCGCTTAGGCCATACCATTCTGGGTCGCCGTCTTGTCTGGTGATAGCAATAACACGCTTCTTGTTCTGCAATTTGATGTTGGTTTTCTGTTTCCAGAACTCAACGGTGAACTCCGTCTTGCCTGTTTTCTTTCCATCATCATCTAGAACATTCTCACGGCGACACCATAGAATTTGATTCAGGTTGCCGTCAGTATTCTTCTCCCAGTCTGGTTTCCATGAACCCGTCTGTTCGTTGCGGAACACCTCGGCCTTGAGATGTGTCTCCCAATAGACCTCGACACCACGACTCATGAGTTCACGACAGATGGCAGTCAGTTGGTGGAACCGTGTGGAACGGATGCTCCAGTTCCATTGGTTGCCAACCAATCGGTTGGGGTCGGATGCTTCGATACCATCCTTTGCTTTGCCCAACTCAATGACTTTCATGTTCACGATGCACACGTTATCCCACTGGTCAACTGCTGTCACAAGGAACTTCGCTAGGCGTGGTCCCTCATATCCTTCAGCGTTCTGTTTGATGGCTTCGTTAACTGCCCACCGACCAATCTCCATCACTCTAGCATGAGTTGCGGGGTAGTCATATGTGGTACGGTCTTCGGTTGCCATTACCCAAGGGGATAGAACACGAATGTTCTTAGATTTGTCACGATGGTATGCCGACTTACAAGCCGACGCACCACCATCGAAATCAACGGCAAGGATGTAGTCACCATTGTCTATCTGCTCTTGGGTCAGACTGTCCATTACAATACCAGACTTGCCTGTCCCCTCAAAACCAACGACACCACAGAATACGTGGGAACCATGCGGGGTATCCCCAGCGGCTTCCACTTCGCCACCGATGCCACCAGAGGTGGTGGGTGTTGCCACTACCACCTCCGGTGTAACTTCGATAGGTTTCTCGTCTGCGTCATCAACTTTGTTCTCTTCTTGTTTCACTGCGTTAAATCCGCTCATTATTTTTCACCTCAATCAAATTGTTCTGCGTTGGTGTCGCCACCTTCAGCCGCAGGTACTACGAACCGAGGGACAGCGAACACACCAAACGCATTGACTTGTGGTACTTCACCACTGTCTGTAGCACGAACACCAAGACGACCAAACACCAGCACAGTTGAGCGCTCGGCGTAAGCCTTCCAGTTCCCACCATCATTGTATTCAAATGCATGGCCTTTCTCTTTCAAGTTGCCAGAGATACGCACGGATACTTCAGAACGTAGCCCACTGGGGTGTTCCTTCTGCAAGTCCCATGATGTTAGACGAAGGTTGTACACCTTGCCGGTTTCATCGTAGTCGTTGTCCCATCCTTCCTTGAAGAGAGATGTGACCTTACCCTTAATGAGAACCAACGGGCCGACCGGATTGATACCCGGTACTTCCTTCATGTTTCGCTGGTAGTATTCAAGCAAGTCCGGTAGTGGAACGTGGTGCTTGTGGATGGCTGGATTGACACCAAACTTTTCCGGCGCAAGTTGCGCTCGCACATCAGTGTCTACAAAGTCATCTGTGTACACAATCTCGTTGGCCCAGTTGCGTGGGACTCGGAGAATGTCAGCGAAGTCTGGGTTCACATCTTCTCGGGTGTTCGGAATCACCTTGACTCGGCACGGCTTCCACATAGTGGGTGTCGCATCAATGTCTGATGAATCGAATCGCCATAGTGTAACTTCATCACCGAAGTCTCCCTCGCTGTTACCGAGGAAGTAGTAGTAACGACTCTTCAATACGGGTCGAATCGGGTCGCCCTTTGAATCGTAGTTGCCGGTCTGAAGAATAGCAATGGGGCCGTTGCCGGTTTCCCATAGGAACCAAGGGTCCTCATCTTCAGGTTCTTCCGTGTCGTGTAGTCCATCTGCCTTGCGTAGATGCCATGTGCCATCTTGCTTTACACACTCGGCAACCAGTCCGGCTTCGACAGCCTTCCCCGGTTCCTCAAGGTATGCAGCAACGGCTTGGTCGCGTAGATTCTTGCGCTTGTCACGCCACTTACCATCTACACCGACCAACATACCGACATAGTTCACCGTCTCAAACGATGAACCTCCGCTGCGGCGTTGGACTACGAATCCTTCGCTGGCTTCAAGGAGGAAATCTTCATCCTCATCCTGCCAATTTTCAACAGCGAACTTGTCCGACAAAAACTGTACGAACTTCTGCTTTGCGTCATCAAGGGTGATGCCATTTGCATCAGCATATCCTTGTAGGCGTTCAACCACGCCTTCGGGCCATTCTTTTGTGTCCTTCTTTGGAAATTCCATATCTAGTTCACTCCTTTATTTTTTGTATCCTTTAGTTTCGCTACGAAGTAGTCGTAGTATGCATCATCCCCTGCGGGCCATGTATGCACACGTTCTACGAACTCCCCCCACGTTACCAAAAAGGAATAGTATTGGTCAGGCGTCAAGCCCAACGAATATACATTGTCTCTCAATTGCTTCATCACATACAATCTTGGGAGACCTTTGGCTGCGACCTTTCGCAACTCGGTAGATAGTGATTGCCATTCACCCGCCGCAATTGATAGTGCGGGGTCAGCAAAGTCAGCCTGTTCAATCAACAGACGTTCTTCCAATGCTTCATCATTTTGAGGCAACGATTGTAAGATGTCTATTGCACTACGCAAGTCACCATTACAGGTCTGATTTAGATGTTTGAAATGTTCATTCCAAGATTGTGGTAATGATTCTTGGTCAGATATGTAACAGAATAATTCATCTGCTGCATCGTCAGTTGCACGACTAAATCTATATGTCATACAACGTGACTTGAGTGCATCGGTAATGGCTGACTCATCATTGGCTGTTAGAATGAACAGCGTTTGGTCAGTGCATTGCTCCATCGTATTTCTCATTGCTTCCTGCGCTTGCTTGGTCAGACCATCGGCCTCATCAAACAAGATTACTTTACGTGCTGTACCCATGCCGCCCTGTTGTGCAATCATCTTGACCTGATTCCTAACGAAATCTATTCCTCGGTCATCAGATGCATTGAATGTTACGTAATTGATGGGGTCGAACCATTCACCAAGCATATGTCGTGCCACTACACCGGCTGCTGTTGTCTTGCCAGTGCCGGGTGGCCCAACCAATAGTATGGCTGCTGGATATTCACCCCGTTCAATCCATTCCTCACAATCAGCACGAAAATCTGGGCAACCAACCATTTCATCAATCGTGGTTGGCCGGTATCGTTCTCGCCATTGATTCGTCATCATCAATGGTGATTATTGAGGAGGATATAAACGACCCATCATCAATTGCGGTCACTAAACGCAGCACGTCGTCGTGTTTCCACCGTCTGGGATACGATTTGAGGAGATGTTGCATTCGTTCCATTCCATCACGGTCATGTACCAATTCACGTATGGGCCATAACAAGTCTATGATTTGTTGTATGCCATCGTTGTTCTGTATGCGCCGTGTGGATATACCATGCCGCGATTCCATCCATTGCATAAACAGTGGTTCGTTGCGCCGTGTGATAGTGACACCTCGGTTCACTTGGTATCCAATGGGTGTCTTTGGTGCGAAGTACACATAGATATGGAAACGTGCTTCGCGGGCTAACCAACCCAACATGATTGAATCTACGTTGTACAAATAATATCACCATTCATCCATACCATTACACATACTGTATTGCTTAATATGATACTCAATACTATTGATACTACCCCATAATTGATAGCACTTCACTCAACTGTGCTGTGTCATTGAAACCTAGCCTACTATCCAACCCAATAATTGTAGGGCTATCCAAATGATAGTTGCCGTCATGTATCTTGACACCCACTGCAGTAACCCATACGATTGCCCCTACATCATCCACAGATACCCATCTACTATCTAGTCGTGGTGCTAGTCGTGGTGCATTTCGTATGTTCAATGCCACATCATCGGGACACATCATCTCTGCAATGTAGGTGGTAGTATGTCCATCCAGTGCTGCTAATTTGATACGAATGTTACTACCACTCAATTGTAGATGTGTGATGAGTAGTGGTAACTTCAATGCCTGTTGTTGTAAGATGTATCCCCCAATGAAATCATCATCATAGTATGGGGCATCGGCTAGCAGTCGCACGGTTTGGTCAGGTCTTACAGACCTAAGAACCTCTCGTAATTTCGCCATTGTGTCAATTTGCCGCGCGGGTGAGGCCTTCATTACCTTATAATGCTCGGCCAAGTAAGATTGACGCGAAGTGTATGTTTCTTTCCACAATGCTTCGCTTCCATGTACTAGGACATCTGTGATTAGTACGGTTGCGGGGTCATAGTCATCAGAACACTCGATTTCAAAGATAGATGGAGTATGGTCACTTTCCCAAGATTGGACTAATTCACCAGACCTAGTAAATATGAGAGCATCACTACCTGTGTAGTGAAGGAATAACCGAGAACTACCTACTAGGTCAATATAGGTAGTTTCGTAAGGTAGCGCTACCTTGTTCCATCGAAGATATTTGGGAACAGGTACAATTGGCTCTCCGGGCCGCATTTCGCGTTTTACCGGCAAATCGCCTCTAACCGCTCTTTCGATAACTTCCAAAAATGGCAAATATGCGCTAGATTGGCGTAAAGTAGCAGTATCGTAAATTGTGAACTGTGCCAATGCACGTAGCATATGGCGTTTGCTGATTGGGGGTGATTCACCCAATGCAACCTGCCAGAACAGCGTGGCCTCGTCGTATGATAGAGAATCTACGATGTCGCCTAATTCGCGCTGGTACAGCGCGTCTAGATTGTGAAAAGCGTCATCAACCGACCAGTCACTATCATCGTTATCAGATAGCGATGCAATCAGTGGAACGATGGGTTGCCCATCAACAAGGGCAATCCATTCCTCTGCGTGTACTCCTAGATATGATGGGACACGAGATATGAACCAAGTGCCATTGATTCGTGGTTCATCATCGAACCACAACATGGCGGCTTCCATCCAGTCTTCATTTGACTGAATGAAGTCCTTGATGACATCGTATTTGATGTGCCATCTCTCGTCACTCCGTAGGAGTGTCGCTATTGCTGACGCCTTCCATAGTCGCATCCTGCGGTCCTCTAAATGGGAGGTCTGCAGGGTCGCATATCAATACTTCGCATATCATCTTGGTATAGGGGTAACACCACTGGTGTGGTTCAGGTCTGGTTTTTTGACCAAACAGTTTGTCACTCAAATCTGATGTGGCGCGTCGTGAGATAGGTGCGCCTAGTGCATTGGCTGTAATGTAGAAACATTCCACAGCCAACTTGTGCGGTGCGCGGTGTGTAGGGTTGGGTGGTTTGGAAATCTCATGGTGTAGTTCCATAGCCTTCTTGGCTATGAAATCTGCTCGCCCTTCGTCATCTACCATGTGGTGAACCATGTATCCAACTAGGTCATTGTAGGTATCAAATTTACCATACAGTTTGCGCCAATCGTAATCATCGTAGTGGTTGTAGTCACTCATTGTAATACCCCACTGGTAGCACTGCACATTCAGGGCATGGTCCTGTATATTGTTCAACAAGAACTTCCCCATCATCATCTAACATGAACCCATCAGCAATCCATCCTATGTTGTCACATAGGTCACAATCAACATCTTTTCGTTCAATACCCTTTGGTAATCGTTCACCTGTTCGGAAGTTGGGATTGCCTGATTCATCGGTAAGGTCTGGATACCTATTTGGATGAAAGTCAATTGGGTTGTTTGGGTGGTTATGGTATCGCATCCTATCTCGGACTGAATCTTCCTTTGGGAGATTTGGATACGACTGGGCGTGAGGATTGGGTATGGGTAGCCTACACTCATCACACGCGACTGTTTCAGGTGGATTGGGTGGCCCCACACATGGCTCATCAGGATGGTATAGACCATCCCACCAGAAGTGGTTCTGTCTTGCCCCACAATGAGGACATTCAATTATCATAGATACACCCACACAAGAAACGCACAAGTTAAGCCCATAAGTGCTCCTGTGATAACACCTTTCATGTATTCCCACTGAATCTCATCTTCATCATATGTCACTCGTTCCACTCCTCTTCAATCTCATCAATCCATTTGAGAATGTGGTCACAATCAATGGCATATTTACGACTATACAACTCATAGTAGTCACGTGCGACCTCACAACTCGTATCTTCACACAACATTTCAATGTCGTCTCTCTTGAACTCATCCATACCAGATTGTGAAACCCAACACGCTAGTCGTGTCATATCTCTATAGTGTGACATCACTCATCACCTACAAAGTCTGTTGTCTCGGTCAAGATGTCAAGTATTGCATTCTTGACCTGCTCGGCTTGTTCTAGTGTCAATCGTACACCACGTTTAGATGGTCGCCCAGAGTTCGACCATACTCGGATGTCAATTTCGTTTTTGTTGCTATCGTCATGGAACTTGATACGGTCCACCCGTATGCTAAAGTTATCTGACCCTGACCCTTTCACCGGAATGGTGGCATGGGTGATATTTTCTTGCTCGCTATAATCCTTACTCATTGTTTTTAGCCTCCTTTTCTTTGCGCTTCTTCAGCGTATTGGCGTTAGCGAAGCCGTCTCGACCTTGTGTATATCGGCTCATATCCGAGATACCGGGTGGTGCAGGTGGCTCCTCGACCTTCCCCCATTGTGGGCATACTTCTGCCCACTGTTGTCCTGCTTTGTATGATGTGTTGCCGACACGGTGACGGTTGCCTAGGTCTGCTGATTTCCAGACCCAACCGTACCCACCGGGGCATTGGTCACAACATAGTGTTTCTTTATTTTCCATATTTATTCCTCCGCTTCTACTCTTTCTTTTGTACCTAGTTTGTACACATATGTTGGTCTATCTATGACCCGCATATAGCCACAATGGATTACCTGCCCATTGATGTAAATGTTGTGTGAATGAGAAGATGTTCTTTTCTTCATCCCACATCCAGAACATTGCCTAAGCGCCATCCGGTCTGCACTACGTGACATTACGAACCCCACTCCTTGAGTGACCGCTGACGGTTCACATCATCGTAGATTTCGTCAATGATTGCTTGTGCTTCGGACTGGAACGCACCTCCTAGATTCATTATGCTTGATGTACTGATTGGCTTTGATTTAACCACATCATGTATCTCATCCTCCGTGATGAGTCCATCTTCAATGGCCTCGGCGGGTGTTCGGGTCACTGCCGCCGTGCTTTTTCTCAACACTAGTGTGTCACCATCGAATGCGTCGATGCAATCCTGACAGATGGGTAACGACAATGCAAACTTGAAGTCTGGGTCTTTGGGCCAATTGGGGTCAGATGGTGCGCCGCACCAATTCACTGATGCAGTGTGTGGCCCCTTGGTGATGTGTATGACCTTTGGTAAGTCCGACACTCATTCACCCGGCCTGTGCTTCTCACGCTTGCTTAGCATATTCTCCAACACCTTGAGTATGTTCGCACTCGCTGTCTTGAATCGCTTCTCGGCGTGTTCACAATCGAACACCCCCAAGTTACGTGCAAGGTCGTCTAGACCTTCAAACTTCATGTATCCATTCTCACCGTTGATGAGATAGTTTAGTATCTCCCACTCGGCGTGTCCTACTGATTTTGCTTTCATGTTTATGCCTCCTTATATTCCCAGAACTCCCAGATGGGTTCTCCGGTTTCCTCGTCAATGGGGCCGCGTAGATGGCTGAATAGTTTAGCCATCTAGCAGCACCCCACGTAATTGATTGAGTGTAGTTTCACCGTCACAGTATGCGACGATTGCTGCTTCAATTTCATTGAGTCGCGCCATCAAGTCATCACGGTCTTTTTCAGCCCGTTTAACTCGCTCGTGTGCTTCCTCTATACCACTTTCGCGGGCTGCGGGTATGTACTGGACTCCATCAATCCACACACCTTCAGTTTCAGGCCACAACGTCTTGTATTCAGGTTCCGGTGTTGGTTCTTCCATCAATTCATCCACTGCTTCTACAATGTCTGGTTCATCAAGACCGACCACAACCTCATTTGTGAATGTTGGTGGTTCCTCCGATGTCAGAATGGTAAGTTCACCCTTGTGTTTGAGGTCTTGCAGACGCTTGATGAAATCACCTGATGTTTCATCATCCTCTCTCTCAATCCCCAACTCTTTGGCTGTCGCTCTAAGCGCTGTGCGCTCTTTATGTTGAGCGATTCTGGAACGTCGGAATTGCATTTGTGGTTGTGCCTGATTCCGTTCTTTACCTTTCTCTACCTCTTGTTCCCATTTGATGTCTGACTTCTCTACATGAACTGCATCATCCGGTGCATGATTCTTACAGTACCACTTACCATCTTCAGTTCGATGTGAGATGTATAGAGTGGATGCGTCATTATGACCAACCTTACATCGCTCACCATTTTTTGTAGTACCATGACATTGACCACGGCTCTCAAGCCGTCGCATAGACACAAGTTGTGTTTGCCAGTATCCTGAATTGTTCACCAATGCAAAATTGGTTGGCTTACCAGTCGTCACCACTTGTAGTGCGCCGTGTCCAAGTAGAAGTTGAATGGCCTTGCGTACTTGGTCGTAACCAACATCAATGCCATCTGCCATCTGCTGTTGTGTAGCACAGTGGGCTTTGAAGCCCAGTTGTGGCACATGGACAAATGGTCGTTTGTCGAACATGAATCTGAAAATCTGTTCAGCGCGTCTATGTGTCATACCTTTACACTTATCCATTTCTTCTTCAGTGAGTGGTCGATAGATACTGTCTTTCCCATCCGTCGGACCCTTACTCATAGTATCACACCCGTCGCTGTTCTAGTGCAACAATAGCGGCTCGCATTTGATTACCGCTAATTTCACCATCCATGTATGACTCAATGGCTGATACAAGATAGAAGATTTCTTCTTCCAGCATCATAACGCGCTCTGCCAACTTCGCTGGGAACCCCGCGAACATCGTTGTTGATGTCGCCTTGCTGAAGTCACTGTTGGGGAATACCTGTGTGGTTAATTCACCAATAGATTGTTCTTCATGGGGTTCCACTGGTTCATCCGTTGGGAATGGGAAAACAGGGAACAGACGTGCGCCACGTCTATTGCCAGCCTTCTCTACCAGTCCGTCTTCGATGAGACATCTCTCGGCAGTTTCACGGTATCCGTTTGGAACACCGAGGGCTTCGTTGTAAAAGCCCAATCGCTCACCGGGTGTCTCTCTAACGATGTTTAGAAGTTTCATAGCGCGCTGTCGCACTGCCTTCCGTCGTCGTCGTCCATTTGCATTTTTAGTTCTTACTTCGTGCATTTTTATCTCTCCTTTATTTTGTTTGTATCCGTTAGGAATTGGTGGGGGGTAGGGTGCGTTGCTTGGGATGCATGACGGTAGTAAATCCCTACCCCCCATGAATTGCTCATATATTCAAGACCTCACTGGCCTTTGGAATGCTGTTGAGCGCAGACATCCCTTCTTCGTTCACGAATGCCTTCAGGTCATTCAAGTCTGTGGTTCCAATCTTATCCACACCAGATGATTCTTTGTAATCTCCCACGGTCTGGTATAGTACACCAGTCATGACATTGTGGACTGTGGATAGACGACGGTTGAGTGTTTCCAACCCAATCGTGCGACCCTTCAAGACAGTCTTGCCATCAGACCATTCTGGCTTGTGTGTGATTGCACCGTTCAATACATTGTAAGCATGGAACAGTGTGTTACTCTGGTCACGGTTCACTGCAACCCAATCATTGCTGGGCTTTGTCCAACCATCAAGAGCAAGTCGCCACATATACCCACCAGTCAATTTTTCACTAACAACCTTGTCATTCTTGATGACCGGCTTCTTGTTGGGCCATCCAATGAGGCCACGTGTCTCACACAGTGTGAGTAGTCGTTCAAACAATTGAACATCCACTGGAAGGTGTTGCATGAACTCCATCTCGACAAGTGAACGCTGTGCATCTACAATCACTGAATTGATGTCACTAGCAAATGCATCCCAATCACGGTCTTTCATAGCACCCTGCTTGTGTCGAATAGATGCAATGGTTCTGACACCACCCATCACTGCCAAGTTTTGACAGTACACACGTTCTGCTACGGCTTGGACAGACAGTGCTTTTGTGCCATCCAGTGAGTTGTTGATGCTGAATCCATATCGGTATAGACCGTCAAGTGATTTGGCGGTATCATTCATCAGATTAAGACTGATAAATCCGTGACCATTTTCACTCAATCGTTGTCGTGCTTTTTCCCGAGTCTGGGCTGCTTGTGATACATCACAGTCAAGACGCATCTTTGCACCTTCGTTGTGTGCATAGACACGTGCCTTCCAATCATTCTTAGATGCCATATCCAAGATGGGGTCACACACTGTGGGATATGATAGGGGGAAGTAATCCTTACCGACCACACCAAGACACGCACCTTCAGGTCTATCTGATGATGCATATGATGGGTTGAAGATTGCGAAGTGCTTTGCGTTGCCTTTAGCATCAGTCACTGGTGAGAACGTAGGAGCCATCTCCTCCGATTCTTGATGTGCTGTGAACACCGGCTTCATCACTGGGGTGAATCGCCAATCGTGAGCAATCAAACCTTCACGACCACCGGCTAGGATACTGCCATCCCATACCTCATCACTAACTTCCACTGCACCAGCAGTAGTAGGGACTTCATCATCCCAATCTTCATCTCCACCATCATTGTTCGGTGAGCCACCTAAATCCATGATGCTTGCTTTCTTTGCTTTCTGCATTGCTTTGATGTTGGCTGATGCCACACCCTGTTCTAATGCATCTACCAATTCGATGTGTTCCGGCTCTACTACGAGCGGTGCTTTGTTGCCACCGAAATGGGCTGATGGGTGATAATCTCCATGCTTCAGGGATGCACTCTCAACAAGGAATGCAGATTGCCCATCACTTGTTTTGTGCTGTTGGGCAATTGCTCCTTTTGGAATCCATACTGACCGAGGACCACTGACCGCTTCATAACGAACTTTCGTTTGTTTGTCGTTGGTTTCCTCAACATGACCGATAACCACAATTTTGGTATTTTCATTTGTCATAATGCCATACTCCACCAATGGTGGAATGGGAGGAGGATATAAAGGGCGGCCAACATTTTGGTGGTTTAACCGTCATTCTTCTTCATCATTGGTGTATTCGGAACGCACACAGTATGTTCCTTGCATATGAGGAGGAACATCTACTGGTCCTAATGTACTACCCAGTGCCACACCTTTTCCTCCAGAATCAATCAAAGCAGTACACTCTTCTCTAGGAAGAACGCGGTACTGAATCGTAGTATTGGGTACTCTCCATGTATAGAACAGGTCCTCACCTGCTATGTATCCGTAATCTAGAGGGTTCATAGGTATAGTTTGACTACATTTGTGACAACATACCTCGGCAACCCATCGGTCGGATTCACCTACCTCGCCCGATTCAGGGTCAGTAAAACTATGTAGGCCTAGATTTAACCATGTAGTTTGTTCAAGTGGCATATTGACTAGAGGTTCAGCGCAATCTTCGTCAGGGCAAACCCATGACGATACTATCTCTTGTATCCGTTGTAGTTCTGCTTCCTGATTGGCTGCTATGTCTTCTGGTGTAGGTTGATTGACAATACGTTCGACACTATCATCATCCATAGTCCATCCCATGTGTTCGGTCAGGACTTTACTCACGCGAGCGTGGGCCTCCGCCACACCCTCGTGATTCACCATAGTAACAAGGCGAATTGCCTTGTCACCTGTTTTTTCATATTCTAGGCCATGAGGCGACCATACGCCCCCAACCTTGAGTGGCTCAAGATTTGTACGAGTCCACTCGATTTCATCGTCTGCTGGTTCCCAGTCTGTTTCATTCACGCTGCTCCCTCGGAGAACGAGTCGGACATATCAGCCCATACCCATTCATCCGTCACGGAACACGGATAGACAATAAACGTGCCGACGGCAAAGACAGGTCTCATACCGTCAATAGATGACCCACAACAAGGGCATACATCCCAGACTTCAATGGCCTTCCGTATGGCAATCACTTGTAGTGATTCATCATCATTGGGTGGCGGGGGCCGGAGTTCGACACCCAGCATAGAATGTCGAACCCCGTCGAACCCCCAGTTCCCGTCATCATCCACGTCTGATGGGGTGACAGACCAGTTGAATCTGGCCCCATCGGATGACTTGTGCTTACCCATCCCCATCACTTCCACCTCACCGGAGGGGTCGTGCGCTTATGGGCCTCACTCTTCACCGTCACTCATTGACGATGTTGAGTTGAGGGCTTCCTTGATGGCGTTAATCTCGTAACCGAGATTGATTTGCACTTCATCAATTGCGTCGTTCATTTCGTTTCGTGCATCTTGCACGGCTTGCTTCAGTTCATTCAGTTGTTGTTGCATTTTCAATCACTTCCTGTTCCACTAGGTATTGGTCAACTATATCCTGCATGATTCTTACATCTGCGGTTGCGACCATATGTGGAATTGCTTTCATCTGGATGAGTGTATCACCCTTCTGATTCTTCACTGTCATTTGACGGAACTCACCAAGTATCCTTTCAAGTTCTTCGGGATGCTTTGCGTGTTCATCTATCCAGTGTTGGTATGTTGCCTTGTCATTTGAAAGACGCAGTATGTTTGCTTCGCTCATTGCTTCTGCAATCTCCCGCATCACTGCTTGGGTGATTCGACCACCCAGCATACCTGCTATCTTATCCAACAAGATTGCCACCTTCAAAGTCGGTGGGACTCGTTGGGGATTGGATTGTTCATAGTCAGGATACCTGACATATCCATCCCCCTTTGTTTTGCCACCACTGTGTGGTATTGGCTTGAGTAGGATTGTTGCACCAGTGTCCATATCCACAACCATGAGTCGTGGGCTGGCGCGTGTTTCTATTGTAGTATCTGATGATTCATATTCTGTATTCATCAGGGCATCACCCAGTGCGCGTAGTGTCTTACCCGCGCCGGGTGTCCAGTTCATCTGTTTTGCTTGTTCACATTCTAAAGTCATTGTATCAAATCCATTATGCTTAGTGGTTTCTTAGGTGCTTGCCACTTATCCATATCGAACCAACCGGGTCGTAGAGTATGTTTCCACTCGACTGGCATGATTGTGGCTTTGTAGTGGTAGTAGTCACGATATGCTTTGACAGCATCATCGTTTTTGTACTCGTCAGGCATGGCTTGTGCGAATGGTGTCAACTCACCATCAGGTATCATATCAGCCATATCATTCATCTGTATGATACCAGTTTCACAGAAGTGTCTTTTGCCATACCGTTTGTTGAAATGTAGGCATAGACCAATAGCATGGTCAGCGGCCCATTGGAAATTGGCACGACTGTCACCAACCCATCGGGTGCATGGGTGGTTAGGGTAGCCACCTTTGAGTGGCGTACCTTTCTGTGTTAATGGCATCTGTTCATCAGTTGCCCCATGACGACGTAACGCCGAACCCAGTTGTTGTAGTAACTCTACACACATCTTGGGTAGGTGTTTGTCGCAGTGCATTTGCGCGGCCCATAGTGGGCGTTCATCTAAGATAAATATGTTCATTGTATCACCGTATAAATTGCGAGGACTGGGAGGTAGAGTGGAGAGAAATGACTAACTCCATGCCGGACTCCCAGCCCTCGACTTTTTCCACACCACATGGAAACGCTCCGGCTGACGAAATTGATTGGTGAGAGGCCAAGGGCTATTGTATTGTTGCCGAGAAGAAAACAGGTGTTGGTCACACCGCCCCTGCCCTTGGCCCCTCATGAGTATCACTCCAAATCCATAATGGATTTTGTATCTGTTTCTGGTTCAGGCAACCAAGGGAACCGTCGTGAACCGTAGTCCAAATACTCGACTCCTTCTTTGTATTGCTCGGTCATCTTTGCTATGACTTCTCGTTGTTCTTCAATGGTGGTCACGAACTCATCATACCACGTTGCTAGGTCTGTCAACTCATCATCCGTTATGCGTAGGTCGTTCATTGTATTCCAATACAATCCAAGAGATTTCAAAACCACGGTCTTATCTTCATCGCTTAGTTTGCATGAGTCTGTCCATTCGATACGAATGTCACCAAGTCCGATACCATCACCTACTGCGTATGGGTTACAGTCAATCCATTCAATGACATTGTGGTAGTTGTACACTGCTTGTGGGAAGTTCTTGGTTACACGACCACCGGCCTTGAGTAGTAGATATGCTTTGATGTCATTCATGCTTCTCTTGGTATCCACCATAGTATTCGCTGGGTTTGGTTGGAACAAAGACTTTTCAAAGTTCATAACTCTGGTGCGTCGTTGTTGTTCCAATTGTTCCTCAACAGCAAACGGAGATACCTTACCTGCATCCATGTAGATTTTATCCAATCCGAACTCACCATACTTCAAAGCGAAACTATTTTGTCTGTAACCTTCGACAGAACGTCTGATTACTTCCGGTAGTTTGTATGTACCAGCAAGGTATGCATCCCACTGTGCTTGTGGGTCATCCCACAACAAGTTGTTATGCATCAGTTGATTGACAAAGTTGTATCGTCGTCTACCCATTATATCGTGTAACTCATCTGCACATTTCTTGCATAGACAACTGTTGCCCCACTTGACGGATACCTTGCTTGAGCATTGGTTCCCCCCATAATTACTGTATCGTCTACGTGTACGAATTGCTAGACATCTCTTGTCGGCGGATAATTTCTCCACCGTGTCTTGCTTGTACACTTGCTTTCCTGTATCATCCGTCTCCCAACGCTGGTTAGTCTGTTGGGTGATTGGTTGGCTGCTGTCTCTTGTTGTAAATCCTGTCATTGGCATTTATCATTCCTCCTCATCATTGTTCATCAGTGGTGAATCGTGAGGAGTATATGAACGCGGCCCCCAACCGGGAACATGGGAACCAACATTGTATTGGTTACTCCGCGTACCAACTGCAAAAGGACTGTCATTGTTCTGACCCCTTCGGCTTTCTCTCCACTGTTCCCACTTGGCATCTTCAATAGCATCGCGCTTACTACGTGACTCCTGTGCCACCTGTGTATCCTCCTCGGATAATGGTTCAGCACTGTAATAGATTTCCTTTGGGTAATCATCAAAGTATAGCAGGGTCGCAGGGCATAACCATCCCTTCAATTTCTTCCCTGCAATCGTTGTCTCATACCATCCTCTACTCAATGACTTGTTCCAGTTGGCTACCCATTGGTTAGCACCCCATGTGTCAACTGAATCTTCCCATGTGAAGTTCTCCCAATCATCTGTTGATTGGTCCTTCAAGTCATAGTCACGTTCATCCACATCATCATACCAAATGATGTCAAGGACATCCTGCCCATCCCAGTATTCAATACCCCAGATGAATCCTTCATTGTCACTTTCACCATCATTTATTGGGTGGTCTGCCCAGTCGACTGGCACACGCTCAATAGATTCATCATTCAATATAGATTGACCATCGACTTCATCGTATGTCTCAACTTCAGGTTCACTGTAATCATCCTCATAGGATGGTTCATTCACTTGCTTTGCTCGACACGAACCGGGAAATGGTTCTGCTGAAAACAGCAGTTTGATATCTCGGTCGTGGAACTTATCTCCGTACCGCTCAACAAGGTATGCATCAATCATCTCCGGTGCGCCGGACACAAATGCTTCCTTCTCAAGGGCTGTATCTTCATCATCGAATACCCAAGTACCACCGTATCGGTATGCTTGGATAATCATGATTTGGTTTTGTCTAACACTCATTCTTCTTCATCTCCATATAGTTCCATTTTGATTTGGGCCGCACATTCTCGTGCGCTGGAACCTCGACCAATGCTCATGCTTCCTTTCAATCCCATCATTCTATTGATGGACTCAAACACACTCAAATTGTTCACGCCATCCATGAGCAGACGAGCGCAGTAGTGGTTCTCAAAGGGCGTTCGACTAAATGCACTGTTGTCAAAGTCCGGCCCCCTGTAAATGATTCCCGTTGGGAATCCTGCAAGGCATGGTAGGATATACCAACCGGCAGGTTCCTCATACCATATATCTCTGATGTTGAAACCTGCATCCACGAACCCATCATAGATATCGTGCCACAAGTTGTGCATCCTCACTTGGTGTTCACTTGCTTTCTCCACAAATGTATCCCAGTTCGTATTGTTGAACTCACCCATAGGGGTGAACCATCCATGTCCATCATCAGCATCACGGTACTTGTGTGCTTGCTCTTGCATTTCTTCCAACTGTTCTGCTGTTGGTTCTGTAATCCGTTCAGTACCTTCGGTACGCCGCTTGGCTACGGCAAACAGATTGAGGTTCTTGACATCCACGATGTCACCATCCTCCTCCTTCACCGCAAAGAATACCACACGGTCTTGACCTTCTTCAGGCATATTCTCTCGCATCCATAGTTGTGTCAATGGTTGGTGTTCAGGTCCGTATTGGCGAATAGGAACTAGTTCCACTTCGTTTTCCAGATTCACACACACAACCTCAAAGTCACTGTATTCTCTGTATGCTCTATCCAACACCCAATCGTCAGGCAGGAACGTGTAGTATTCAGTACTGTACTGACCATGCCCGTTCCCATCTTCCAACCATGTATCAAGGTCATCTTTATCTTCACCTGTTAGTGATAACAGATGTGCTTTCATTTCATCTCCATTCATCCTATCAACTCCGTATATCCACATAGTTCACAAGCATACTTTCCGTATGTCTTGCGACCACGTACAAAGTAGTCAACCATCTTGAACCCATCCTGTTTGCAGGATGGACACTTCAAGCGACGTCCACCCCTGCTGCTAGTAGTGCATCAATGATGTCGTCTTTGCGGCCCCACTTGTCAATCACAGTATCAGTGATGTCTGCAAGATGCACCAATTCTGCTTTGGTCATTGCCTTCAATGGTGCGCGGGCTGCTTCGTACATCTCCAAGACCTTGGCATTGAATGCTGATGGGTCTCCGTTGAAGTGACTGATTGTTGCTGTCACAACTTCCTCATCAGTTGGTGGGGTTTGGTCAGGCACGTTGATGACCTGTAGTAGTGCATCCACCTTCGCTGTCAATTCCGCAACCTCAATATGCAATCCTGCATTCAAGTCACGTAGTTCCTGAATTTCTTCTTGAGTATCTTGAACAGTTTGAACATCCATCCTGACCCATTCCATGATTTCGTTATACTCACGGCGAGTGAGTAGTCTCCACTCATTGTTGTGGTTGTTGAGATGGTATGCACCTCGCTTCATGATGTGCGCTCCGGCCTCATCCATCTCACCGCATCCTTCATAGATGTAGTTGGTGATTGCACTATAGACATCGGACTCAATATCAATGTAGTCGCTAAGGTCAATGTATGACAATGCACTTTCAACATCGTCACTGACATCATAATAGTCACTAAAGTTGATGTTATTCAACGCATCATGTACGGTGCTCTCAATATCTTCTACTGTCAAGTTTGATTCCTCGTGGGCCGACAGTGCATCCTCCACTGCCGACTCCACGATTTCTCGTACTGTATCTTCTAAACTCATTCGTTCCCCTCCTGTGTTTCTTCTTCGACGCCTTCCACAATCTCTGCGGTCTGTGCATCTTGTTCATCCCGTAGGGCAATCGCCTTTGGAATGAGGTCACGTAGTGCTGATTCATCAGTGCCGATGACACGAATGATTTCCACTGCGTGTTCTTCAGTTGTCATTGGTCGTGGTGTTCCGACCTCCACAATCTTCTCAACCTCAACCTGTGTTTCCACGACGATTGGTTCCTGTAGTGGTGCAATTGCATTGACTACACCCATGATGCGGTTGTACTCATCCTGTGTCAAGATGACACTGCCGATTCCTTCACGGCGTCGGCTGCTGAATGTTTCCAGTTCCATGTTCAAGGTGCGTTCAACACCTCGACCCACTGCACGTTCTACATCTCCACATCCATTATGCATGAACTCCACTAGGGACTGTCCCACTTGGTCATGGACATTGATGTACTCTGCTACATCAGATGCAATGCTGTCATGGTCGAGATTCTGCTCGACTCGTTCAGCCACATCATACCAGCATACATAGTCGCCAATGTCAAACCAGTTGCCCATCCAATCGCTGATGGTATCTTCAATACCCAAATCGTCTAGGTCTACGTTGCCATTGCTAATGTATGCACGGATGGCTGATACAATCAGTTCATTGACTGCTCCGCCATCGTCATTGTCTGTCTTCATCTTCTCCATCAGTGCTGCGAACGTCTCATCATTGAGGTCCACTGTGGCTACATTAGCGCTGGGCTGTGCATCCTTCACGATGGTCTGAACATAGTCAGACAATGCAACTTGTAGTGCTGCTCGCTTGCTTGGTTCGTCGTTGGTCGATGTGACCGGCTCTGTTGTGTTTGTTTCGCTATCGCTCATTCTTCTTCACTTCCTTTTGTTTTGTTTTCTTCTGTCTTTAGTTCCGTAACACCTGCTTCGTATCGTCGTCGCTTAATGTCCTTGGAAATTGCTTGTTGTATTAGGTCTAGTAGACCGCTGCGGTATCCAGCATTGTTCTGAATGTAAATGCAAGGTCGGTCCAACCATACCTTCCACTTGTCAATGCAGTAACCTGCTGTTACCATATCCCCATCCTCATTCTCAATTGCATAGTCAGGGTGTTCATCTCTGTATATCGCTGAACGCCAAACCGAATACGGTGTTCCAAAATGCACTTGACAAAATGCATCAAGAACCGTGGCAATGGTTCGACGGTCAATCGGACATTCAATATCATCGTTGTTCATTGTATCAACCACCGTTGGTGGAATGGGAGGAGTATATGAATCCGGTTCATTTCCATTCGTGTATGTGTATTCATTCTTCCTCACCTGACATCCTTTTCAAATCTTCTAATTGAGTTTCATAGTATGCAATGACTTCGTGCAAGGCACGACGGACTGTATCAATCCGAACCCATTCACCTGCGTGTATCTTAGTTTCCATATTGTCAATGATAATGTCAGTAACATTTCGTGCTGTTTTATCTGCGTCACTCATTCTTCATCATCTCCTAGTGTATCTGCTGGCGTGAAATGGCTAATGCCTGAACCATGTGGTGGCAACTTACCTGTCTTAAGCCAGAACTTCTGTGCCAAGAACTCGGGTGCGGTATAGAATCCATCACTCCGTAGGAATGCTCTCCACTCTTCTATCGTTGCTACTTCAGTCATTCTTCACCGCCTCCTTCTAATGACACAATCAATCCACGTAGTGTGTCTTGTGCCTTGTCATAATTCTCATCCATGATATGCTGTATTGCTATACTTGCCAATCCGATGATGGCTTGCTCTCTCATTTGTTGTACTGCTATGTCAAATGGAGTCATTTCTTACCACCTTTCTTTTTCTTATCTTCGCTTGGTTGTAGAGGTCTTGGGGCCGCTGTGCCTTTCAAGACCTTACGTACTTTCAACATACCCTTCTTGTCATAGAAGTATTCGTTCTCAAACGCTGCTGCTTCTCTTGCTCTCATTCTTCTTCCTCCTTTCCATATTTTGCACAGGCCGCATCAATGATGGCCTGTTGTTTGTCAGTATCAAACTGACTGATGTTAAACTCTGTAAACTGTTTGAACTTATTTTCCATGTATGCTTGCCGATGACCGGGTTCATCATAGATGTCCTCGATGCCAAACACATCAGCACAAAACTGTTTGAGCGTAGTGTTCCGTGTGTACCAGAACAACCAGTTCAATTCCTCAACTGTAATCATTTGGTCGCCTCCTTGTCATCGTCTTTCTGTTCAAGCCATGCTTGAAACTCCTCATGTATTTTGTTCATCTCACGGATGGCTTCTAGTTCATTCCTCACGATGTCAGCGATAATCCTAATCACTGTTGCCTCGTGTGGTTGGTCACGTTCAGCAAAGTCAATTGCCACGTCACCGTTTTCCAATAGGTCACAAATCTCTAGCATATAGCGTTCAAAGTCACCTAAACTTTCTTCATATTCATTCATTTTCATTCTCTCCTTATATTTGTTGTATTCATTGATGTCCACTGACATCTTAATGCCGGTCTTGGTCATAGGAATACACCTACCCATTTCAAAAATCGAATCAATCGACCCGGCATTCCCTCTGTATCATATCCATTCCATTCATCATCATCCATTGTGTTCAACCACCAACGGTGGTGTAACGTGAGGAGGATATAAAAGACCGAAATTATTCGTCACGGCCCAATACTTCATCACTGGTTACGTGTAAATCTCCTAACACCCAGCGTAGCGCGTTAATCACGCCTTGAAGTGCTTTGTAATTTCTCATGTGCTTTATCTTCAACTTCTTACTCTTGGCTCGTTGCATGAGCATGAAGTGCTTATTCTGCTCACGTTCAGCCGCATCTAGCATATTTAGAATATCATTCCAGTCCTTATCGTAGGCAAAGTTCTCACTATCTTGGTGGTCATTCATTCTTATCTCTCCTATTACGTCTGTACATCAGGTATAGCACAGTTGTCCAGAAGCCTAGTTCAAGTAGGCTCGCAATTGCGCCTCCCATCAACAAGGTTGATGATAGTTCCCCTGTCATGCTCGCCACACCTGCGGTAGATATTCACCTGTCGTAGGTTGGTAGTGCTGTAGTATGAGTGTCAGGTATGCTCCAGTATCTTCCACATACTGCTTCACTCTTGCTGTGTGTTGCATATCATCCCATTCCCTAATGAATGCTATAGTCATCGGGGTGAACCCCTCAACGTATAGTTCCATGTGTGGTTCCCAATGCTCATAGAGCCACGCCTGACATATGCTACGCATCCAACTGTAGTCAGACATCTTATCATCAGGTATTGTGTTGGCACGTTGCTGTCCCTTTGCATTCGTCTTCCTGATGAAGTTAACCCCGTCTTCAGGGAACACTATGTGTTCCGCAGGTGATGGGTGTCTTCCAAACAATGCTATCTTCATGCCTTAATCCTCCTTCGTGTGTATAGTCGTAATGCAAGGCGGGGTGGGTCAGAACTTAAGTTCACAATTTTGAACTCATAGTCATCACCGAAGTGCCGCTCTAGCATACCCTTCATGATGTTGTGTCCTACACGAGCATGAGGACCAAGGCCTGTATCCATTTTCTCCCAACCTTCCAAATCCATTAGGCCTCACCTACGTGTATAGCATAAGTGGTTCGACCCACTTGGTATGTGTAGTAGTCCATCTCTAGTTGTTGTCCGACCCAATCCCAATCAATCGTGCTGGTAATCCAACTAGGCAATGCGTTAAGTTCTGTGTAGTAAATGTCCTCGCACATCTCCTGCGCCCACTCACTACGACAGTCGTATGATACCATAGCATCTCTCACCTGCATGATGCGGTCAGCATCATAGCATCCACCACTAAATGAATGCAGCAAGGCTGCAGCATATACGTACTCCTCATCCTCATCAACCAATCGCATGAGTTCAATCAAGTCCCAGATGTCTGGGTTTTCACCCAGCACTAGACCATGCATATCATAGTCATGGATGGCCCACTCATCGTGGTCATCATGTGGGCATAGGATTCTCTTGCCATCGTCATCGGACCAGTCATGGTCCCATGCTACTTCTAATTCATCGGCGGTCATCCACTGACCATTCAACTTCCCTTCGACATAGCATGACAGACACGCTACATACACTCTACTCTCTTTCATTTCATTCTTCATCATCGTTCATCACCTCTACAAAATAGTCAACTTGTTTTACTGGGCATTCTTTTTCACACGCATAACGCATGATAACCATATCAGTTAAATGCATACACCAGTCAACCAATCTCATTGGCGCATCACATACACTACAACAGACGAATGGTTCGCCTCTCGATAGTATGTAATGTGCATTGTCTAGTATCTCAACCTCTTCATGTTCTTCCATCATTCATTCCTCCTTTACGTTTGGTTTCACTATACATTCGTACACTGTCTCATAGGTTGGTACGTCGTCGTCATCCACATACCATACTTCAGTTCCATTCAAGTCAGCGCCTCCGCTATCCAATTGATAGAATCCCCATACATCGTTGCCGTTGTTGTCAGGGTCTTGACCATACACAACTTCGACTACCATTTCATCATAGTAGTATACTGCTCTTCGCATCATTCATTCCTCCTGTATTGTTTTCCTCAAGAACTTCAACACTATAGTTGCTGTTGGTATCCTTCCCGATTGTTCAATGATATTATCCAACGCCCACTTGATTTCTTTTTCCGTGTAACTATAGTTCGGGTTCAATTCGGGCCATTCATATTTAGCCATCATTCATTCCTCCATCCATTGTCGGCCTTGAGTCGTGCCAGTAGGTCAGCGACAATCGCTCCTTCGGCACGGCGTTCATCGTCACCATCCATCGCCGCCTTGACGACAGCGGCCTTGGCCTTGACCACTGCATCGAACTTGGCATCAATAGAGTTCGGTACGGATAGGAATACCTGACGACAGAAGGATGACTGTTGTCCGATACGTCGAATCCGATGTGCTGCTTGTGATTCCCAACCGGGAACCCACTCACGCTCCACGAATACTACAGTGTCTGCATTGGTCAGTGTGATACCTTCCTTCGCCGCCACTGTTGCACATAGTAGTATGTCGATGTCACCGTTTTGGAACTCATCAACAATTCGTGTGCGTTCTTGTGCTGATACTCCACCACGAATGATACCATAAGTCACATCAGTTAGATGTGGTATCATGGCCTCCATCACATCTCTATGATGAGTGAACACCACAATCTGTTTGCCAGTTTGTTGCACGTAATCAAGAACATAGTTCGCTGCGAATGTCGTCTTCAAACGACCACACTCATGGCGTAGGTCTGTCAGCATATTGAGAACGAATCCCGGTGGCATGGGTGGATGGTCAAGGTAGTACTCATACTGTTCCTGCCATTGGTGCAAACATTCCTGATAGGAATGCCATGCGTTGTCATCCAATTCCACTGGAACATACTGTTCCACAAGGTCTGGCATCTCCGGCATCACCTCGGTTAGCAACCGACGAACCATGAAGTCACGCGCTCGCTCATTCAATTCAGATAGATTGGATGCACCATCAGTCTTCCAACCGAATCGTGTTTGCTTTGCATCACAGTATCGCTTAGCATACGACCACCAATTACTGAATTGGTGTGGTCGCAACAGATTCAACTGTGTAAAGAACTCCGCAGGTCGATTGGTGATTGGTGTTCCCGTCAAACAAATCAGTCCTTTGGACTGCTGTGCCACAGCAATACACGCCTCGGTTCGTTGTGCCTTGGGGTTCTTGATGTAGTGTGATTCATCCATGATGACAAGATTGTATCCTTCGGATAACAGTTCGTCTTGTTTCTTCGCCATCAAATCATAATTGATTACAGTGTAATCAGCACCTTCCAATTCGGACTTGCCATTCTTGACCACACATACAGATGCATCTGGAACCCACTTGTTAATCTCATTGGCCCAATTGTATTTGACATTGGCAGGTGCTACCACCAACACTGGCCACTGTTCAGGATGCAACACACTGTATGCTATCGCTTGGATTGTCTTACCAATCCCCATCTCATCACCAATCATGGCACGACCATTCGCTGCTTCACAGAATGCTACGCCCACATACTGGAATGGATACAGTGACAAACCATCAGGGAACTTCCCATCCAATCGTTCAACGATTGAGTCCACCATTTCCTCCGGTGCTGATGCTGCTTGGGACAGGGTAACACGTTCTATAGACATATCCAATTCACTGGCAATCTCTGGAATCCGTAGGATTGCATCGGACAATTCCTTGCAGTGTGGTCGAATGAAATCAGCAACACGAGCCGCTTGAGATAGTGGCACACGCCATACCTTCTGTTCCATATCGAACTTCCAATTATCAACCTGCTTGATAGCCGCACGGATGTCAGCATTGTTATTTCGGAACGGCCAATGCAGTTCCACTGCATCAATGTTCAGTGTTGCTTTGTATCGTGAGTCAATCTTGGCCTCGGTATCATTTGTAAGTGTTGTCTTACTTGTGTCATCAACAATAGATGCGATGGTGTCATCCAACATCAAGGTGTGAGTGAAGTCAATGTCATACTCCTTGAGTATGGCAACGGTTTGTTCGATGACCTCCGGTTTGTCTTGGATGCTCCATGCACCAGACAAGTCATCGCCACCTGTCCATCCGCTAATCTTATCCTGCGAATCGAACTTGACCGCAGGGAATCCCAAGGTCTCGCGCAACTTGTTGTTTGCCTCTTGGTCAAACCAACCAAGCAAAGCGATGCGAGGTCCGAAGTTATCTTCGTATCGAATCACTGACAACTTCAATGCTTGTCGTGTAGCCCACATGATTTTGGCATTCACCTTGAACCCATTGGCATCACCAATGGATGGTAGTTGTGTCTCCGCGAACTTGTATAGAATGTAGGCGGCCTGCTTCGCATCCTCCTTTGTAAGCACATCCTTACTTGCCAAGTCGTTGCCTTGTTCCCATGTATCTTTACACCATCCGGTGTCATCATGCTGGGTAGGCGCACCAAGACCTGACATCACTTTGCATAGTGTATGCAACTGGTCATTCGTCAATGGTGCGACAACCTCATCTTCAATATCTTTATCATTTGTATTCATGTTTATCCAACTCATTTCTTTCACGCTCCTAGTAATGACATAATTCCACCAGTTCTGGTGGGTGGCTTGTCATCGGTAGCCACTGGTGCTGTCCAATCCATGATTGATACAGACTTTTTCTTTGGTGCAACAACCTTTGGTTGTGGTACGAACCCAACCTCATCCAATGTCAATTGAATCATACAGTCATTCCAACTGCAACGCTGACTTGTGCAATTCACTAGCACTTCGTATCGACCACGAGTCCAATTGTGGTTGGCTCCCCAATCTTGAAGGATACGATTGACGGTTTTCGGCCCACCGCATCCTGAACATTTCGGTATATCAAACATCAACGAAGTTGATAATGAAGGAGTATATGAATCGGCCATCATTTCAACACCACCACTTGATGTATGCACATGGAACAGTCATAGATTATGTTGTCATCATACCATGATACGGGAGACATCTCACCCCCACATTCGCACACCAAAAGTTGGACTCTTCGCGCACTCATTCAACCACCTCCAACTTATCCACTAATGCAATCTCAATGTAATCAGCCAATCCATCACCGCAGTATTCTATGTCAGACTTACGGTAACATTGAATCACATAGTCTTGAAGGTGATAATTCCATGCGACAATACCTTTCCACAAACGTGGGTTATCGTAGAAACGATACTGAACTATGTCACCCTCTTTGATACCCCATGCTCGCATGGCTGCTCTTGTTAATCCTGTTTGAACTTCCAATGCTTTGCGACCCATCTTACTCATCTCCTAAACACCTCTTGCATATTCCAATTGTATAGTATGGTTCAAGTTGAAAGTGAATGTATTGACGACACTTCCTACAACCAGTATGTGAATCATACTGATTCATTTCCATCCACCTCTTAGTGCATTGTTCTCAATGATTAACCGTTCCAATGCCTTGCCATACTGTTCCATAGCATATGCAATTGTGCCTAGTCCCACCATGTTATCGAGGGATACTGGTCCTTGCCAGTGCAAATGCGGTTCATCACTTACTAGTTGCACCACGTTGGCCCATTGTTCGATTTCATCGACCACCATGCTAAAGTGTGGTACACCTGTCTGCATATTCAATTCGTCATCCACAGTATGTGGGATACCATTGTCATGTTCCCATAGAACTGTTTCGCTTAGGTCTTGCTGTTCGTTTGTTTCGTTTTCGTTTGTCATATATTCAACTCCTTTTCTTTCTTTGCCCATTCTTCTACTGCGGGTCCACCGTCTTCAAACTCCTCCAATGTTAATCCAACAGGCAAACCCTTTCTCCAACACCAAAGTACATGATGGCGTTGTCTAATCTTTAGACCGGGTTGGCATTCGGAGCATTCACAATGCTCAACTGATTGCTCAACCCATTCATCACTAAGTTCTTCGGCCCAAATCTCATCATCCATATTTATTCCTCCTCATCTACGATGTTTACTTGTTCTGGGGTCAGGTCATCGTGGTCCCAATCAGTATCCCAGAAATCTTCAGCCATACATACAGCACGAACTACGTCCATTTTGTTACCTGTTCGTTGGTATTCATCCCATACTTTCTTAGGAATAGTAGCACCAATCTGTTGGTATGCATATGAACTAACATCTATAGACACGGCAACCATGTCGTTGTTATCCTTACTCATTATTCATCACCACCTAGGTCCATGATGGAACGGGGTGCATTGGAAATGCTACCACCAAGGTCCATGATAGAACGAACAGTTTCGGTAGCAATGTCTGGCTTGATGTCAAACAAATGTCGCCATTTCATGTAGGCAGGTCGTTGCTGTTCATTTACCAAGTTTCCATTATGTGTGTGTTCCTTCCAAAGGAAGATGTTGTGTCGGTTTTCACCACCACGGCCACCAGTTCTTTTGCATCCTTGCCAAAGGTATCTGGTGATGTTCTGTCCGATATGAATGATGGGTTCACCATCACAGTCATTCCAGCAATCACATGGGGGTCTGTCGGCTTTCGGTTTTCGTTGTCGGTATCGTTGTTGTTTTCGGGGCATTGTAATCACAATCCAACATTGTTGGAAATTAAGGAGGATATAAACGGCGGGTCGATTTTGGGGGGTTGTCGTATCAATAATATCGGGTATCATATTGACTAATATCTTGTATCATAATCATTAGTATCCCTCGCGTGTATATCCATTGGTCAATGACTGTAATATCTATCCATATGATACTTAATACAATTAATACAAACCCTACTAGTATATCACTAGTTACCTACTAGTTAACTACCGCGTGTAGGCAGTTCCCTCGTAGGGAACTATCATCCTAATGAGCATCATCGTAGGGGTTGGGATGATGGGAGGCCCATACTAGTAGGGGTTGATAGATAGGTCATGGCCTTGAATGAATGGGGTGGTAGTTCATAACCAAAAGGTCAGGAATCGAGGCCTCGACCTCGACACTAGAAACTATTTGCTACCAACCATATGGTTGGAGGCCTTGCCGAGGTTCTCTAAAACCGAGGCATGACTAAGGCCGACAATCCGCCGAGGTCATCATCAACCTAGTAGGTAGTTTGAAACCTAGCCTAGTCTAACTGAACTATAGTCTGGACTGGCCTAATCAAAACAAATCAATGAACCGAGACCTTGGCATAGGCCAAGGTCAAGGATAGTATCAGGTGGGCGCACCTAGGCGAGGGAATCGAACCCTCTAGGTGAGTTGAAACCAAGGAAATAACCTAGGTGCGCCCACGCATGGAGTGGGCCTCCGGCCCACTAGAAGTAGGACTGCACAGGCACACGCCCGCGCGTAAAAAAAAGGGGTGGAGACGACGAC